CTGCGCTTGCTACTGTGCCCATTCCAGAAATTGCTGCGTTTGTCATTCTTCCTGCATGGTCCTGAAGCATCATATTTTTAGTTTCGGGGGAAATATTTGAGCTTGGGAAAAAGGTATCCATAAACCCGTAATTTGATCCGTTGCCAGAAAGGCTTCTTGCTTGTGCTCGGAATTGCTGTGCTGAAGACTGTACATTAGACATAGGGTTCCATGTTTGGGCCATATACTGCGGAGCATATGACCCATACGGATTTATATTGGTCTGGCCGCCAATAGAAGAGCCTCCAACAGGTGAGCCTTTTATATTTTGTTGCCTTTGCAAATTAAGTTGCTCTGCTTGCTGCATTGTCATATCGTTCATTTTTTGAACCGATTGTTTTTGTAGGGAAACCAGTTCATTTAATGTATTTAACAATGAATTATCCATTTCCATGATTTTCACCCTCTCCTGTCAAGGTTATTTTGCCTTTATTTTTCCGACTTGTTTTGGGGACAATTTTAATACTTGGCATATCTATAGTCGTCGTTTTTTCCACTGCTTTTTCTGGGCTCATCTGTATAAAACGTCTGTTCTTATCTTTTAAACTACCCTTACTAAATTTAGGGAGTACGAATTTGTTTTGATTAATAACAGCTGCCGGGACTATAATTGTATCCGGTACAGTGTCATAATCTCTCCTCATAATCTCTTCAAGTGCTTTTTCATCAGTGATGTCAACATTATTTATTGTAGGAGCGTTACTACCATCAGTTTTTTTCTTGCTGTCGCTTGGCAATAACTTTTCTCTTATTTCGTTTCTGCGCTTAGACTTCATTTCAATAAATTCTTTTGCTATCTTTGGATTTATCACCATTGCCAAAGTTTCAATATCTTCTGCTAACATGCTCTGCAATAAAATTTGGTTCTGTATTTCTTGTTTTCTTAACTCAGAACGATATTTTTTTATTGCTCTGTATTGAAAATTCCATTGTATTGGCGTCATTTTCTGGAAGCGCTCTTCCGTTATAACACCATTGGTTTCAGCAAGCACAGTCGATACAACATTACCCAATGGTGTATCTAAAAATTTTCAATATTCTTCACGGTTTCTTCTGCATTAGAATAAAGATGATTTTGCTTATCTACAATTTCGATATATGCTTCATATGCCTTTTGTATAACATACGCTGACATACTTAAAAGTTGTCGGTATAATTTTGATCTCCTTTTAGCGATTTCATCTTTATTCCATCCCTCTTTATCTACTGACATACCATTAATAGATAAGATTGCCTGGGAGAGAATACTTGCTGATCGGACTTTTACAACAATGTCATTGGGCACATTGCGATCCATGAGCATTATAGATTCAGCGGTCAAGAGCTCCCCGGTGTTTAAGGCCTTAAGCTTTATTGTAAAACCCGGCACAATTTGCTTTTCATCTTCAACATGACCTTTCTTGATAAAGTTATTGAAGAATAGGTCTAGATCATCTGTTTGTTCAAAGTCTTTTGCGTCTTCTGCTATATTTTTGTCATTCATTTTTTGTTAATCCTCCTTTTTATTTCTACTCTTATTATATATGAGATTAGTGGGAAAATAAAATAAAAAATAACTCTCCTCGGACGTGCCAGACAGGAGAGTTATTTTTTATTTTATTTATGCTACAGGATTGCTTGCACTGGTACCTGCTGCTGCAGAATAATTAGTTACGTGTTGATACATAACATTTACATTTTCAGCAACGATGATTTGACCAGAATTGATGCTCTCATTTCTAGCCTGTAACCAGCAAGTGCTGAACAATCTGGTATAGACAGCAGTACTTGCTTGATCGTAATAAGTGATTAGCAAATCCATAGGGATTGTTACATCTCTTAATGATCTTTTCCAACCACTCATTTGCATGTTTCCATCTACAATATCATCAGTCGGAGCATAAAATAAGTTGGTTAAATCTATGCCGGCGATAAGAATTCGTGAAATAGAAATCTGACCGGTTGTTCTTCCAGGAATTAAATACGGGATATCAGAGCCAAGTTCAAAAATTTGTTCGATCTGTTTTTGTTCTGACCAGTTGTATCCTTGAATAACACCTATTTTGGAGAAAATCGCATCAGCACCGGCTGCCGCAACCTTTGTAGGTCTAGCGTAAATAATACATCTTGCTGCGGACAAGAAGTTCTTATCAGTTAAATTAGTTACATGTGAGTCGTGGTAACCCCATACGGAATCAACACCATCAACGCCGCTTGTTACTGTAACGTCTGCCATTATTATTCACCTCTCTCTTTCAGATTTTAAATATCACTATTCCTGGATTAATCCAGGAATAGTGTAATCTCAATATAATTGCAAGGATAAGGGGGTTTCACACGAACGCTAATGAGTAATGTATCAGGATTAGCTTCGTCTTGCGCCATATTCGCAATGGTGCCAGTTGTGATAACTTTCTCTTTTTTCAATTGATACATTGCACTGTCCAAAGTACCCTGAATTCTTGCGATTGTCTCTCCGGTAATATTGTACTTACCGATGTATTGTTCACAGATTCCTCTTAGATACTTCGCAACGTAGTCACCAATCATGACAATGGAGTTTTCCTTTGTCTGAACACTGGTCATATCAGTCGTTACTTGATGTCTAATTGTAATACTTGTTCCGGGGCCGTTTGGTTGAACTAAGATCATAACACCTTTTTCAGCAAGCATATTCATTTGCTTTCTGGTCATTTTAATACCTTTTAAGGTATTAAAAACTTTGATCTCGGCTCTTGTTTTAGAACGGTCTGTGGGCAATGCAGATTCAACGCCTGCATATGCAGCTGCAATAAACGGTGCATCTAACTCATGATAATTGCCATCGCTCATTAATTTTGTTGCGGTATCCGGATAAGGAACAGAGATTCTCTTAAATGCTTTACTTGCTGCATAACCACCTACGGCTTCGTAAACATCATTAAAGTCTGTCGGAGCGGTTGCAAAAGGAGCACCGTATACGGTAGTTCTCTCTTTTCTTTCTTCGTAAGAAGAGCACTCTTCAACATGAGCATCAATTGCACTGTTAATATCTGCGCCGGCGTCAGCAGGAACGATACGCCATACGTTCGGCAGAAAACGTGCATGTTTATCAAGCGCAGCCTTGTATTCTACTGCTGTTACATTGCCGGTTGTTTCATTGGGGGCAACTTGGAGCATATAGATTGCTGGCGCTCCAGCTTCTAACATAATTCTGCCGGCTACAGATATTCTGTTAATTGGAGCAATGCCGGTTCCGGGATCTGGTTCATTTTCCTTAAATTCCGGTCCGTAGTATTGGTCTATCTCTTCATCAAGGAAAATGAGACGGGGCTCATACTGGTCCTCTGTCACTTTATAAGTATAAGTAACATAGTAGGCTTCTCCGACAGCGGGTTTATTCACTGCTGAAGTCTCCCAAGAAATAAAATTCTCGCCTGTATTATGAATAAAATCCTTAACGTCCAGGTCAACCGTTTCAAAATACGTTGGCTTTCTGGTTGTTGTGCCAACCGCCAGAATAGTTTCTGCATTTGCAGGTAAATAATCGAGATTACCTGAAGCAGCTCTCGTGATAACGTCAGTTCTTTTCGCTATCTTCGCACCGCTACCAATAACCATAGGGATTAACATTGGCGTTGATCCAGCGGCAAGTTTTGCATTTGTAACAAGATTCAGGTATACACCAGGCTCTTTGTACGACATAATTTATCCACCTCTTTCTTTTAGAATCAATTTATTTTATTTGTTGTCAACGGAAACTCTTATGGAAGTAAATGCCTTGCCTAATTTATTTATTGGCTTAGATACATTTCCTTCTAGATAATCAAATGGTGTTTCCTCCACTTGTAGTGTCAGCGATCCCTGCACCAAAATTGGTGTCTGAAATATTTTTTCAGGATATTGCTCTTTTGGAGAACTAGGATTTTTTGCAACGCCACGGATATTTAACATTAAACTATCTGACATATACTTGAAAGCCCTGTAGTTTAAATAATAGAAAACTCTATTCGCTAAATTCCTGCTGATATCATCTCGACCTAAACAAATTAGAGAAATGGAATATGGTACTTGCGACATATATAAGCTTGAGTAATTCTGTATTCCATTCATTGCAACGTCTCGATAGAAATTATTGTTAAATCCAAACCCCGTATCATTTTGAAATCCAATGCCAGATACAACAATGTGTGGAGTTCTAAATGGCTGCTCCTCTGATGGGAACTCAGTGGTGACTACTAATTTTGTCTGACTGTCACTATTATTATACATAAATTCATTATCAAATTCAAATATTCTTTTCAACCCTTTAACGTATCTTGCTTCAAGATCTCTTTCGATATCTGTATAGCTCATATTTTCAATCACCTACATTCTCAGAGCATCCAAGCCAACGGGGATATTATAAATAATACTGGTTTTTGGCGCCATTGTTGCTTGAACTGTCTGCCTAATTAAATAGAAGTTCTTATAACTTGGTTGCCAGGAGTTAACGATATATCTGTTATTATTGATGTCTATCAGTATATCGTCATTCTGAATTAATGGATAGTTTATGGTCCACAAAGAAATCGGTGCCTTCTTCTCGCCCACCCCAGACATTGAAAAATCTTGCATTTGCCCGGGAGCATTTAAAAAGACAGTTTGAATAATTTGCGGTTCATAATACCCTCCGGTATAATTTGTTCCGAAGCAAAAGTTACAATCTGCTAATTGCGATTTTTTTCTGACATCGTCATAACATACGGTGCAATGCTGTCCTTCATGTTTTCTACTCAATAAAATCATTTTGCGGTTGTTGATAGCTGTTTCTAAGTGAATTTTGTATAATTCGATTAGATAATAGGCTTCTTTGTCTGGCTCCATATTCTCCAAACTGAAAACTTCTGAAAAATGAGCCTCCCCGGTTTGGCGAAGAGTTATCTCGGCCTTATAAAAATAATGAGTGGATAGGTTTTTTAAGTTCACACCGTAATCTAAAAATGTCATCTTTGTGATGTCTGTTTTCAACAAAGAAAAGTTATCCGTTGAATTGTTCGATTTATACAAATCAATTTTGTATGCCGCAATATCTTCCGAGGTATCATTTAGAATAATCTTACCATAAATGAAATCTACGCCGTATTGCGATGAAAGTTGGATTTCCTTTATGCTGATCATAATTAAAACCACCTATATCCAAATTCTGAAGACACCCCTACAAAGCCAGAATTTGCACTCTTAGGAATAATTCCGGATTTGAATTCTTTCTTATCATTCAAATATTGTTGCAGGAAGAAACTCGCCCAACCTTGGTAAGCTCCGGTTTTGTTAAACAAAGCTATACTTAGCCCAGAATCGCTGTAATCCATTTGGTTTCTTATCTGTAGAATGCCTTCTGCCATGAGAGCAAATACTATGGCTCCCGTTACAATTAAATCAGAATCACCTCTCTGATATAATGTAAATATGGTAAAGTTTGTTTTTGGAGCTCCGCCATTTAAATCACTGAGTGCCATCTTGAAAAACCCAATAATCTTATCGTCAGAATATTGTTGAGACTTCTTGTTAAGAATATTCTTTTGAGGGTCGTCATCAGCCATTCTCGCACGAAAATCAACAATTATTTCTTGCAGCGTTTGTTTTTCTTCCTGCGTATAATTTCCATTTATCTGATAAACCTTTTTCATTATAAGGGGCATATTAGCTCACCGTCCTTTGCACACCAATAGGAGTGTATCCGTCTTTTTCAAATACGAAATAATATTTATTTGGTTTCAAAACAAGTGACCACCCACCATTAATATCTGATGCTGTTTGTGATATTAGATCTTTCGTAATTAAATCATAGACGGATATCTTAACACCCGGTAACGGATTTTGTGATTCTGTTGTAATCGTCCCATCTGTACCATCTAATGACTTGAATGTTTTATTTGTAAGAATAACCGGTGGTACATTGTCCGCGTTCGTTGTCGCTTGAACCATCATTAACATTTCATTGGCATCATCAAGAATAGTGATATAGTATTTACTCTCTTCATCAAGAATGACAGAGTAAACCGATATACTACCCTCGATTAAGGTCATAGGAAGATAAATAGAGGATGCCTCCCACGCAGATCCGTTCCAATACATATTGTTTAATTCTTTGCATATCTTAACATACGGCACAGTGGATATGTTGGTTAACGGGTATTTGATTGTAAATTCACTGCCGACCATCCATTGATAGGACACAAAGTCTTCAGCATATACCTCAACTGTCTCTGTCTTGGAAACCTGATATTCATCAGACTTCGCAACAATTTCGTACAGATCAGCTGTGTCTGGAGTGAAAACATATTGGTATACGCCATCCATCACATGCTCAAGATAAATCCGGAATTCTAAACCGCCCCACGATATCCCATTCCAATAAGTGCTCTGTCCTACGTTTTTGATAATAACATAAGGGGAATCGTTTGTTATCCTTACTCCATTAATATCCGTTACTAATAACGATATATTGTGATTGCTGCCAAGTTTGATAAACATGTTTTAGTCACCTACTTACATGATAATTGATTTTGCTAATTCGACGGTAGTTTCTTTAAAATCTGCTTCGTTTTTGATTACATGATTTAAAATTTCACGAGACACAGAGAGACTTTTAATTGCAGCATTTTGCGCTCTAGTGCCCATAGCAATAAATTTATCTAATTCTGTAACTATATCCTCATCGTCTTTGAGAATTTGTGGAACTTCAACTTCTGGAACTTCAGTAACAGGAACTTCAACTTCTGGAACTTCAGTAACAGGAACTTCAACTTCTGGAACTTCAGCAACAGGAACTTCAGCAACAGGAACTTCAGTAACAGGAACTTCAGTAACAGGAACTTCAGCAACAGGAACTTCAGCAACTTCGGTTAATACAACTGCAGGTGCAGGGATAACAACTTTTCTGCCGTTCGCTTCTAAAAATTGTTGATAGTTATGTTTAATGATTTGGAACCATCCATTTGATTGCGCCTTTTCTAATTTTAAAAATACATCCTCTGTAACATCGGTTGTTGCAACGTTATTTGGAGTAAATGTCTTACCTCCAATAATTGTTCCTTTTGAATCTTTTCCTTTGTATAAACCTGTTAATGTAACTTCCTTCATCATAAAAATAAATCCTCCTTTTTTATTGTCTTAAAACAAAATGGGTGGGACTTTTAAAAGTCCCACCCTTATTATAAAGAATATTTTACTTTCCTTCAAGAGAACCAAATCCAACTGCCGGGGAACCGTCTCTAGCCATTACGCTATCGCCAGAAGCAAATTTGATCTTGTCGTCACCTACTGCGAAGTCAAGGATTAACTTACCAACAGCTTTTTGGGATGCCATATAAATTCCTAAGAATTCAAACATGAACAAACCTTTTTCAAGCTTATTGCCGGTCTCTGTCAATCTAACAGTAAGATCTTTAAGGATAGGCATTCTGCCTACGTATTCAGCTTCAGCGAAGCAATAAACAACTTCCATTGCGATAATAGGAGAAGTGATTAACTTCACATTACCCCAAATAGAATACTTAACGCCAGTTTCTAACATCTCTCTTTGTGTTAACTGATCGATCTCTGATGTAGCCCAATCAAGAACATCATCAAGTCTAGCAGGGTTCATTACGAAAGATGCCAAAGGAACGTTATGCTGAGAAAGAGTCTTCTTAAGATTTACTAAGTGAGTCTTTTTCAAGCTAGTATCTGCAGTCGTAACAATCTGAGCTGCATTAGAAGGAGCTTTCTTATCAACGGATGTGCCGATAAGTAATCTTTCTACAAGGTCAAGGATTTTTGTATCCTCTGCCTTTGCAACAGACTGACCAGAAAGTTCTCTAACTCTTTCAAGATAGTTGTATTTCTGAGTCAATAATCTCTTCAGGCCGATTGTTGTATCGTCAGAAGTGATTGTCATGATTGCAACGTTTACGCCGTCACCCTCAATCTGGTATCTCGGAACTTGCATATCAGCACCGTAGAAACAAGCGTGAGAATTCATATCCTTAGGATAGTATACATAATCCTCACCATCGATAGGGTGTAATTCTTCACTTGTTACATTATGAGCTACAAGAATTTGACGGCCAAAAGCCTCATAATCTCTTGTTTCTCTGATGAACGGAGGAAGCTTTTCTAAAGCGATCTTCTCAAGTCCACCGGGCATATCTAATAATCTTGCTATGTTAAAATCAGCACTAGCAGTTTCAGCAGCGGTTTTAATAGCTAACATATAGTTGCTCACCATCCTTCTTTTATTATTTTATTATGCGGAAAAGATTTTCAGCATTCCATCTACTGGAGCGCCTTTTGCGTAAGCAACGAGCTTATCAGCGCTGTCCGTTGCAGATGCCCAAGGTGTTAAGATACCACCGGCCATAACTTTTAATGGAGTTATTACTGCGGTATAAGTTCCTGTGGGGTCAAATTGATCGGTAGCTAATCTAAATGCTCCGTGTAAGAAAGGAATTTTCTTAACCGGAACACCGCTTACCTGGTCTCTGCCAGGTCTCTTGGATCCAATTGCTAAGAATGCCTTAACGGTACCATCTGCAACTACTAACTCACCGCTAGCGTTAAATGTTACCCATTGACCTTCCTCTAAAGTTGTTACAGAATCGGATAGATATTCATCACTAACTCTGTATGCGTACTCGTCAAATCTCTGTTCAGCTTTTATCATTCTGGGATTCCTCCTTCATAAAAAATATAAATTATTTTTTGGAACTTTCAACTACGGCTTCCTCAAGTGAATCTTCCAATGTCTTTCTATGTTCAATATTATTACTTCCTGCTAAAAAAGTCAAATCCTCAATACCGAATGCAACTTTTTCTTCTGGCTGTACATTTTGAATTGCTTGCTTAAACATAACAAAAGCATTGTGATCCATTTCTGTCATTTCCGCAATCTTTGATTTAGAATCGGTCCTTTTTATAAGACCTTTATTTATCATCATGTCCACAACAGCTTTTGCTTCTTCGGCTTTTTCTATTGCTGACAATTGACCATCAAGCTTTTTATTCACTTCTGCAAGCTTTAAGATATCTTCTTCCATTTCTTTTTGTTTCTTCGCAGCTATCTTCAACATATTACTAGCTTTTAGCAATAATGTTGCGTCTTCATCTGCTTTAATGGTAGATGCCGTCTTTTCTGTTGCTGGCTCTGTACTTAACGCTGCGGCTATTTTGCTTTTTAACATTTGTCTGTATTCATTATCGTTTGCGGTACCACCCATTGCAACACCACCTTTGTTTTGATTGTTTTCAGTGGCTTTCATGATTTCTGAATTAATGTACATTGCGCCAGCTGTAGGAAGAATAGCTTTCTTTGCTTTTTCAACCGGAGCGGTTAATGCGGGCACGGAAATATGCGCCGTTTCATTCGCTACTCCATCAGGATTTTTAGCAAATGGGATATCGTGGTCATAAACAAAAGCGTTACCCATTTTCTTTGTTACTTTATTTTTTGATAAAGTTTCATGTACTTTGCTACCGGCACGAATATCAACGTCAGTTATTTTGCGTTGTACGTTCGATAATTTTCTCTTTACAATGTCACCGACCTTTTTCTTGCCAGTCACTTTGTTTAACAACCCATTAGCTGTATCAAGAAAAATTGATCCGGATCCGCCCTTTTCATACATGATATGCCTTGCTAATTCCTCTGGGGATTTATTTGATTGAAAAACCCTGCCACCTTGTTGCAAATCGCCCAATTTCTTCACTAAATCATCAAAGCTAGATGCTTTTATTCCAGCTTCTTTAGATAGTTGTTGATGCATAATAAATTAGCACCTCCTATCTATTCTCCTTTTGCATCAACGAGATCACCTATGTTTAATAGGATATCGTCTGCAACTTGAAGTGGACTTCTCTCTGAAAGGAAAGCTAATTTCTCAGCTTTGTCAGCAATGAATGAAGCAACCTTTTCATCGGGAAGATAAGAAAATACATAGTCAGTTAGGCTGTAGCCTTCTGATGCTAATTTCTCTTCAGCAACTTCATAAGCAATCTTTGTTAATTCCTCTTCGCTGTATTCGGCTGCTGTCGTAACCTTTTCTTCTAATTCTTTAGCTTCAGGGTTAACGATCTCTTCTTTTTCAGCTTTGGTTTTTGCTTCTTCCGCTTCTTCAGAGCCAGTAGCATCTCTTTCGTCCTCAACTGGTTCACCATCTGCCTTTTCAGCGTTTTGAACAGCTAAGTCCTCTTTATCTGCTTCTCTTTCCTCCTGAGTATCTTCGGCAATTTTCTCCTCGATAGTTTGCGTGTTGACTGAAGCTTTCTTTTCATAAGCTATATTTAGCTCCTGTGCGAGGATTTCCATCTCATCCGTTGAAAAAGTATCGATCATCGACTCGATAACTTCGGTATTATTGGAAGCGGTTTTCTCAGAATAAAAATCACCACCACCGATAATATCCTCATAAAAACTATTTCTTCTCTCCATGTTTTAAACACTCCTTTCGGCTATATTTTATTTTAAAGGTTCTGTTGTTGGAACAATGGCTGCTTCATTTTTAATCGCAGGGCTCGCTCCTTGTTTAGATTTGTTAAGCAGTTTTGTTAGAACAAAACTGTCAATCAGGTTGCCAGGAAAAGAAGCCAAGAGCGATGTTCCTCTCGGATTAAATAAAACATCTCCTGCGGCATTTGCTACCATCTGCTTATTAAATTCTGCGTCCGCAATCTTTTCAATTCCTATTTTAATGCAATCGCTCGCTGTTTTCAAGTATTCTGCTAAATCTTCTTCTAATAAAGAGTGTTTATATAAAATATCATTAGCTACATCTTGTTTTTGCATTGCCGTAAGAATACATGCTTGCTTAATTGCCCCGAGTTGATTTTCGGAGTAATGCTTCAACATCACAGAATCGATATCGCTATCTTTAAACATGTCACCATTATATAATGAACTTTTGCCATTATCAAATAAAGCTGTTTTTTCTTGCTCATTCTCGTTCAAATTTGATGCGAACTTCTTATATAAGAAGTTATCCAGTGTATCAAGTCCACCTATATTTTTAGCTTTTAATTTACTCAGACCTTTCGCAACGGTTGGAGCGAAAGCTAATTGCAAAATAGCTGTACTCCCAGGGTTCTCTGCTGCAAAACGGTTAACTGTATTGACTCTTTCTCCATTATTTATTCTGGCTCTCTGAATTCCAGAATAAGCATATGCAGCCGGTATACCAATTAGTATAGCTTTCCCACTACCCCAAGGTTTTTTTGATGCTGTTTTATATATATCGTTTCCATATATATCGCCAGCAAATTTACTAATCCCACTCTGCAGTTCGCCATTCAAATAACTTGCAACCCTTTCATCCTGATATGTTGAGTACATCAGACCAGATAATATATAAGGCACTGTCGAAGCTACTTTGCTGATTGGTAGTTTAGATTCGCTTCCTAATAATTTTACAGGAGCAAAATGGCTCATATTCCTCGGATTTAAAGTTGGTCCATTTTTAATCATCTTTTCCAATCTTGGGATTAAGTGATTCCTATGCATGCTTCTTTCCGCCATTAAAGACTTAACGATATGGCTCATAATATCCATCTGCATCATATCATCATTCAGTGACGGTGCATTCTTCTTAATTAAGACAATAGTGGATTTCATTTTTTGTAAAGAGTTTTCCGTATCCGGATTTAAAGCGGCTAAAATCTTGGTTTGGTTTGGTCCAAAACTCTCCAGTATTGTTCTGAATAATGTCGGAAGATTCATATGCTCTTCCATAGAATTTCCGTTAATTATCTGGTCCATCTCTTCAGATAAACCACAGTTTTCAACCGACGGAATATTAAATTGTCTTAGGTCTGGTGTGACATCCCCCATTAAAGCACTCGAAATATCATGCAATTCAAGTGGAGTTAATTCGATACCTGCAAAGTTTAAGACTTTGATAAATTGATCAAAGGCAGCTTCTAAAGGCATCGCTCTTTGTTCTGCCAGATATTTTATTTTCTTTGCAATTTCAAAACACTTTTCACGATCCCAGAAATTTTCGCCAAGAAGCTTCAAGGTTTCAGCCATAGCATCTGCATTTTCTTGTCTTTCTTGAATATATTCGCCTTTTGCAATATTTAAAATTTTACCTTGCAAATCTTTTTTTATCTCAGCAATTTTTTGAACGTATGCTTTTTTATCCATGGTTTTATACATATTCATATCAAGGTCAATTGTATCTACTGCGCTAGCTATTTTTTGGCCATGATGCTCCTCACTTGTTTCTTCTGTGAAAATGCTGCTAACAGATTCTTGAAAACTCGCAACTTTCTCTAACGATGTTTCCCCTTCTTCAAAAGCAACCTTACCATCAACAATCATAAGACCGATAACTTTAGCTGCTCTTTCTGCGCCGTTTAAAACAGCGGAGATATCGTGAAATTTTGGACCAATATTAATTTCATAGACCTTTCTTCCGTCGTCTAGAATTTTACCTCTTTGAAGTTTAATATGGTCACAGTATTCGTATTTTGTTTTTGCTTTATTCCCACAAATAGAACAAACAGAGTGAGAAATTCTGCACCCCATAGAAACATCTGTCATGAACCCCTTTTCAAATCCGCGGACGATGGTTGGAGCGATTTTTCTATCAATCCTAAGCAAAAGGTCTACGCCTTTCATTTTATCGTTCCATTCGGCAGTTAGCACATCGCCAATTGCATTTTTAATGTCTTTGTTTTCATGGTTCTTAAACGTGTGAGCTGTTAAAAACGTCATGTAAGAAGTTTTTAACTCGGCTTCTGGAAAGAAGTCAAAGTTTTTATTACACCCCCAAAATTCACCAGCGCTTACGCCCCTAACCTTCATATAGAAAAAGTCGGGGTCATACACTACTCCGTTAGGAAGTTTGAGTGAAGCTGTTTTTAGCAAATCTCCGTCTAAAATTTCTACCGCATCACGTCTTATTGTAAATGTCGTCATTTTATTAAACATTGATCGGGTTATCTCCTTTCAATTATTTTATTATCTAAGTATATCATACTTCCTATATTATATTAAAATTCCGATGATATTTCCAGATTTTATTTTATATGGACTTGTGATTTTATTATACTGACTTATAAAATTTTCGTGTCCAAAGATGGATTCATTGGTAATCAAGGTGAATTGATTTTGCATGGACATGTAATTTTATTGTAAAAATTTGGATGTCCATGATATTTCGTTGATACATAAGGGTTTTATTAATTGTGGACATGAAATCATGGACATCTAGAAAACAACCCCCCCCCCTCTTTGAAAAAATTTTAATGGTTATTATGCTCTTCGCTTATTTTTGAAAAAAAATTTTTTCTCAAGGGATATATCTTTAAAGTAGATGTCCATTAATTTGGTTTTACCATAGCTACTATCATTATTATTATTTATATATATAATATAATAACTGAATATCAAGGGGATGGGCGAAATAGTCATTGTCAAATTATGTATTGACATAGCAAAATAATGGACTTTGACATGGACTTTGATGTGGACTTTGACATATTAAAATGGACATATAGGGTGAAAAATGGACATATAAATAAAAAACATTCATTGTACTAGAATAGTATAAGGAATATGATATAATAAAAACACACTATTAAAGGAGGTTTTTTAAATGACAAATTTTGAAGACTTAGGAAGTGACACTAAATCTAATGAGAAAATGTTAGAACGCTATAAACAAAAAATAATGGAAAGCATGGGTGTTCCGGCAGAGATGTTATTAAACCACGCCGACCACGCACAAAACGCAGATAATGGTAGCATTGTAAAACAAACCACTCCCGGAGGCGGCTTATACGCAGGGGCAGACTTTGGGTTATCCGGTGGTGACCAATCTATCCTATCCAGAAATATCATCCATGCAGACAATATGTTTCCCGTTTACAGTCCAACTGATCTTTCTGAAGTTGCGGCTACCGCTGAATTAAAAAAGATATTCGAAGAAGTTCCTGACCACATGGATAAATATAATAAAGATACTTCTGAAGCAGACGAGAAACTAAAAAATATCAGTAATCTTAATGCAGACGTTCAAAAACCTGCAGGTCACCTTGGAAAGCTTGGGGAGAAGGATATTATTAAAAAAGGAAATCTGGTTATCCATAAAAGAAATAATTCTAGCTACAGAAAATTGTGGGCCTATTTCTTAGACAGCGAAGGTGATGAATATTTTAAGACCATGGGCTATACAAAAGAAGATATCATAAGAATTGGCTATAAAAAATTCATAGACGCTCATGATTGGATGACGATTGAGGATATAAAGAAATGGAAAACCGATGCAGTGCATATTATACCTTGTGTGCATTGTGGCGATGAGTTTGTAACCTACGAACTTGATATGGGTTTATGCGACGAGTGTAAAAAATTCTATGACATGGAAAGATTTGCGCTTACTTGCCAATTAAACGAATTACAGGAACCGGGTATATCCTTTGCGATTATTACAGGATTTGTTTACGATAATCTTTTTAGAGAGACTTTTCTCCATACAAATATAAAGGACGATGGTGGCGTTAAATATCTATATAAAAATGACAGAGGCGATATTCGTCCAGATGACTTTGACGGAGATACTATGGGTTTAGTACCGTTGCATAAAAAATAAGGTCACTACAGTACATTTTAAGGAAAAATAAAAATATTGTATAAGTAATAAAACAAGAAATTGTAATAGCGGCATAAATTTATGCCGCTATTATTTTGAAGAAAGGAGGTTTAAAAGCTATGAGAACGATTTATGGTTTAAAAATGTTTACCTTGGAAGATATCACTGGTAAAACAGGAGGTAGGCCATCAGTATGTAATCTATTAAAGGAGGACCCATCTATATTAGACCGGTTTGAAGATGGTGAAAAAATGGTTGTCGACACAGGGTTACATCAAAATTTTACAGTTTACAATATGGCAAAATGTTTAAAGTTTGTTTTTGTGTCAATTGATTTATTTGAAGAAAAGCTTATACTAGATAATTTTACTTCTAACATAAGCGATGTATTAAAGATGCTTACTACCGTAAGCCGTACGGAGAAAGTTGAGCGGATAATAAATAAGCATATTGATAGTTATGAAAAATATTCAAACAAGTATTCCGGAGAGGCCTTACTTAAAGAGCCTTGTTTTATGTTCGTCTTTGACAACGACACAAACAAATTAGTTGACGTTTATACGGCAATACCAGGGGAAGTAATCTATTGTCTATCAAAGCCCATTGAATACGAATGTAGTGTGTGCGGAAAAATAGAGCAGACAGAGAATACTTCATTCAATAATTTTTTACCAAAAATGTATTATAAGTCATCCGAAAAAGAAATTGATTATCGGTGTGAAGACCACAAAGAACATGATTATTCTCACGTAGGAGAATAAATCCATTTCCTATCAATTTTTAGAAAAAACCCCTTGTCAAGATAAAAAAAGATTGATAAAATAAGTGTGGTATAAGAAATAAAACAGCGGGAGAAACCTTTCCGTTGATAATAAATTATTTTAATTCAAGGAGGCCAACAATATGGCGAATTTCACACACTCAGAACTTAAAGACTGGGTAGCAGACAATTATGTATTAGAGACAAAGAAAGAGAATGGGCAAGAAGTAGAAGTAAAGTTAACAAAGAAGCAGGCTGATGATTTATTGAAATTAATTTTCGGCAAAGTAACTGCAGAAGTAACAAAGGGTAATGATGTAAAAATGCTGGGCATTGGAACAGCAAAGAGAAATAAGAGAGAAGCTAAAATGGGCAGAAATCCTATAACAAAAGAGACACTTCCGATCCCTGCACATTATGCTTTAAAATTGGATGCTGAGAAATCAGTAAAAGATTCTTTAAAAGCTCTTCCAATCGAAGCTGAGTAACAAATTGGTTATAACAAAGTAAACAGAGTATATGCAAAGTAAACAGAGTAAAAAAAGAAGGGGGCCAATTAAAATGGCAGCAGAAAAAGAAGAAAAGAAAGATTTACCAGTAGGTAACGCAACATTTAGTTTTGACGCATTTAGTGAATTCGCAACAGAAAGTGGTGTTACCGGTCTAGAAGTATTAGACAACACCGACCTTAAACTTCCTAAGTTTAAAATTGTTCAGATGACCTCTGAAGAATTTACCAAGGATAACATTACTCCTGGTAAATTCTATAACACAGTAACAAAGGAAAGCTTTGATACATTAGAGTGCATTTTACTTGCTGTAGGCAAAAGCAGAGTTATGTGGCCGGCACAGTTTAAGCGTGGAGATAAACCGTTGTGCAGATCTTTTGATGGCAAAGAAAAAACTGAAGGCTGTGGCGATGGGGTTTGCTCATCATGTCAGTACTCACAATGGCCAAAGGATGATAGCAAGGGTAAAGACAACAAACCGCCGTGCACAATGGGTTATGTATGGCTTGCGATGGATAGTGAGAACCATCCATTCCGTTTGTCAGCACAAGGATCTTCTGTTTCTCCTACCAAGGATTTCTTAAACGCAATCGCGCCGAAACTCCGCAGAGGTAAAAAACAACTTGGTATCTTTATATTTAAGATGGCTCTTACCACTGAAAAGTTAAGTAATGATAAAGGAACCTATTATGTTCTGAAGTATAATGAACCAATCGGAACAATTGATCCTGCTGATTACAAGACCGTGGAGGAAATGAGTGATAGCCTTCGTGCAATCTTCCTTCAGGCTATCGACAAAGATACTGCAACAATGGATGCAGCAGATTATGGCGACGGAGATGCTGCATCAGATGGCGCTGCACCGGATGCCGCAGTAGACGGCAAACCAGGCAACAGCGTTTTGTTCTAATATATTTCCTTAATTATATCTATGGCCACGTGGCCATAGATATAATTAATTAAAATTGTTTCGGAGGTGCATAATCATATGTCGGCAAAAATAATCTTTTTAGAGGGCCCTAACTATTGTGGGAAATCTACTATAACAAAAGCACTAACTGAGATATTAGACAATGAGGGACGTAGCTTTTACACAACATACGAACCCGGTGGCAATGTTATCGGAGACGGAATTAGAACATTACTTTTAAGTAAAGAAATTAATGATAAATGTGAAATGGATTATACCTGCAGGAGACTTTTGTATGCTGCGAGCCATTCACAAATGCTTTCTGAATTTAGGGTAAAACTCAACGATTACGACTACATAATCGTTGATAGGTATAATCCGTTGTCCGACTTAATATATGGCCCAATGGATGAATCTGATCCGGTGGCTCATATGAAAAAGATGATTAAGTCAGAGAATATTTTTTCTGTCTTTGACAATGATTTTATAAAAGATATATCGGCTCTCGTCTTTTTAGATATATCTGAAGACACAATGAAAGTAAGAGAAGCAACAAGAAATACCACGGAAAATAAAATTTATGATTATAAAGGGTGGCAATTTAAACAGACGATACGCGATAGATATGAGTATCTATCAAATGATCTAATAAATAATTTAGATTGTCCGTACAAAAGCTTTGCCCCTATAAAAAATATATTCATGGTAGATGCGAACGGAGAAGCAAAAGAAGTTGCGAGAAAAATAATGGATCTGTTATCACAGGAGGGAATGCATGCAAATTAGAGTTGATGGGGAAAAAACACTCCGTTTTATTAATAATTGGTCACGCGAAGTAAGAGCATTAATTACCCAAAAAGGTTTTTCTATAGATAAAGCAGATCTTGAGGAAAAAATCGTTTTGTTACATACCGAAGTCGCGGAACTCTCCGACGCATTTAAAAAGGGAAAAGGGGCACGAGACGAGGGTCAGGAAGTGGCTGATATCCTCATCCGTTTAATGAATATCCCTTGTATGTTTGAAGAAATCGTTACTGAAGCAAGGGCTTTACTGAAACAAAAAGAAATTGTTGGCGAAAATTACTATCTTTCTTCCAATGTAGACGTTGGAGTTTGTCGTGAAATCACCACTGTTAAAAATCCATACACTCTCACTTTCTGTTTGCATGAGAGAGTGACATATCTGGGAAACATATGTTTTGATTATTTGCATAACGGAAGTCCAAGAATGGGCTTGCTGAGCATTCTTGAATGCATACAAGTTATCATTGCCCTTTGCGAGATTTATTCGAAACAGTTCTTAGGTAGCACTGATATCGAATTCCTTGTGTCTGAGAAAATGCATTTTAATTGGTCACGACCCTATCGTTATAACACTGACCCGAAAATATTTCAGGCTTAGAGAAGGGATGTGACTGTGTAATGGCTAACCGACCATGGGAAAAATCAGATGTGCAGTTTTTAAGAGATAAATGGGGAGAAATGAGTATTGCGAGAATTGCGAAGAAACTAAATCGCACTGTAAATGCAGTTAAGGTTAAGGCTATCAGAGAGAATTTAACAAATGCTCTAAACCACCTTGACGGAGTTACATTAAATCAGCTCGCAAAAGTATTCGGCGTTAGTTACGGATGGATAATTAAAGAGATATGGATTGACCAATTAAACATTCCGTTTAAAACAAAAATTACAGCCCAAACAAAAGCCTATCGATATATCTGCATCGATGATTTTTGGAAATGGGCTGCAAAAAATAAACATCGTATTAACTTTTCTAAATTAGAAGAAAATATACTCGGGAAAGAACCTGTCTGGGTTGCTGAAAAAAGAAAGGCTGACCAGCAGAATTTGACGTATAAAAAAACGAGTATCATGTGGTCTAAGTACGAAGATAGTTTGTTAAAAATGATGCTTATAAGATACAAGTATACTTACCCTCAAATATCAAAGCGCCTTGGAAGAACGGAAGGTGCAATTAAAATACACATTAAAAATCTCGGTTGGCCAGAACGCCCAGTTAAGACGGAAGGCAATGTCAGGTGGTCTGATGAAGAAATAAATAAGTTAATTGAAATGAAAAACTTAGGGTATGGTAATAATTCCATCGGTGATGAAATAAATCGTACAGCACGAGCCGTGGAGCACAAATTGTATTATATTTCTAAAGACGCCAGATTTAAGCAAAGATTAGCTGAACATTTAAGACGATAAGACAAGGAGAATAATAATGACACAGAAAGCTAAAGTAATACTAAATGGTTTGTGTTATCTTGCACACCCCGCGACAACGTATGGAAAGCTCGAAGAAAATATAAAGAGTTCTGTACAAATTCAAAATCGTTTAGGCGAGTTATATGGAGCGTCTATAGTAAATCCCTTGATAACAATTGGGCAAAATTTAAGTTGGGAACTATGTATGGAACAATGTCACAAACTATTAAACGTATGCGAATGTTTAATCCTTAGTCCTAAGTGGTATTTGTCCCGAGGATGTAGGCAAGAAGTTATCTGGGCAATAGAAGACAATAAATTGGCTTATGTTTATAACACAGAGACAGAGAAACTATCTGCGATATCCCGCGACGAATTAGAGCAGACGATTAGTACCAAAGAGGTATACAATGATGAAAATATTAATATAAAGCACGATGACAATCTCCTTTATATTAACTATTTTGGTAGCCGCTACACTTTTTCAAAAAATACGAAGCAGATCATAACGCCAGACAATGATGACGCTTTGAAATCGAATGTAAACCCAGAAGATTACCTAGAAAGTATAGGCCGAGGAATACAGTTGTATTCACAACTCCCAGAAGAGTACATAAGCTTGCTTTCCGGTGGAATGGATTATTCTTTCTTTTTTGGGAAAGAAAACCAACTTTGTTTAAGGTCCGATAGGGAGAATGAATGTATTTATCTTAACAAATATAACGCGTGGGTTTTATTCCAAATATTATTAGCCTTCGGTAACTCAAATTCCAAATTTATAAAAGACTGTTCTTTTGTTTTTGACAGCCGCACAGAATCTAAAAATGTTACAACGTTCTTTTATTACGTAAATCCGGGTGGACATAAAATTGTCCTTGATTGCGAAGCGTCTCTAATAAAAGTGTATTACGATACAAAAATGAAAAGCGTTATAATATCGAAGGATGGAAGACATTTCGGGCTTACAAATCTGGAAACGCTCTATTTGCTAAGATTGCTTGATATAAACCTTCCGAGCCATATGCTAATTCACAGCGCATAATACAACAAGGAACAACGCTATACCCTGTTGTGGTATAGCGTTGTTCCTTGTTGTTGGGTTTTGTCATGGCATATATAAAAAGGAGGGCACTTAAGAGCAATCCTAAGTCCAATTTAATAATAATATATAAGAGGTGATTGGTTCAATATGGAAGATAAATTAAAGATGCTTGTTAATCACTCTATGGAAGAGGAATACGCAAAATACATGGAGAGGCTAAAAGCTGATTGCAAAACGGAGAGTGAGAAACATTTTAGGGCAAAATATATGGCACAACCATATTACGATAAAAAATATGGCGCTAGAGATGAACTTGTGGATTTGATAAATGGAGAGCGTCGAACGAATCCCCTGGTTCATGCAATAGTGTTGAATTGTACAGAAAGAATAGATACACAGAAGAACTATTATGACAGGCGATATGCGGGAAGTCCAATAGAACAAAATCTTGATGTTATTTGCTTAGCGCTCATAAAGACTTTACTTGATCAAAACGAGAGTTTAAAAAAGCAAAATACCGAGTTTATTATCCGACAGCCAATTAGAATAGTGGAAGTTGAGAAAGGAACCATATCCGATGATAGTAAGAATTCCATTAATAACATTTGATAAGCCAGACAGCAATGGTCTTATGTATCTTTCTGAAGAAAAAGATGAAATATACAAAAAATTAAAGTGTCGCATCGATGCTCCGATTTATGATAAGACAAAAGGTGGAAGCGAAATAACAGGGACCATCGTCGATATTTCTTACGGTCGCACCGGAGAGGCGGATATCGTCGCAGAAGCGGAATTATTTTTAAGCCACGGCGCAGCAAATATACATGGCATAAGTATCTTCAAAAAGGAGATGTAACAATATGATTATAATGGCATTTGATTTATCTTCTGTCTGTGTTGGTGTTACAGCCGTTGAAATGAAACGTGGCGGGGTGATAACGAAAATGCGCTCGTGTCCCATTATGCCGCCTAATTTTGACCCGACCATCCTTGGTTATATGAAATCGAAAAAGAAACTAAAAACCAAGGATGGAAAGAAGGAACTGAATACTTACTATAAACATGGCGAGACAGTAATTACTGTGGCCGAAAAAACCAGAAGAGACAAAGAGGTTAGAGCGCAAAAAGATATTTATGTGATGCAGAAGATATCCCAGACTATCAACAGTCTAATAGGAGGCGTAAGACCTGACATTGTGCTCGTAGAAAAGAATGCAATTTTTAATGGCATATTAACTTCAATTCTGCTCGGTAAAGTAATGGGGTGTCTCATAAGTCTTACAGGGATATACAGCATTCCTCTTCACGAGTATCCTGTAGGCCAAGCGCGGAGTGTATTTAATTTGGCGGAGATCATTAGAGCCTTTCAAAAAAGACATACATACGAAGAGCTACAATCTGTCCCCGACATTACAAAAAGAGCCCTTCGAGAATATTTAGAAGAGATATATGGACGATACGGGATCGTATTTCAAACAGATGATGAATCTGATTCCTGTGTGGTCTTCCACTACTGGTTAAATAAAGTATATGACGGGTCGTAGTTTGACCCGTCATATACTTTTAAGAAAGGAGATTTAATGGACAATATTGACGAGTTCAATATTATTGAACTGGACGAGACAATGAAGATTGAAGAAGAAAAGATAAGAAACGAAATCATGGAGGACATGGATAAAATATTTTCTGCGGATGGTCTCATTAAGAAATTTAAAGATGACTATATTCCAAGGCAAAGTCAGATTGATGCCGCTAAAAATCTAATGGACGTTTTAACAGATAGCGGACATATTATTCTCGAAGGTCCTTGTGGGTTCGGAAAAACATTTGCTTACCTGGTACCGACCTTTATGCATATGATTTACTCACCATCGCCAGTAAGAGTGATTTTAGTTACAAACGGGATATCTCTACAAGAGCAATTGTTTTATAAAGATATCCCGTTTATTAACAAGCTGTTTAATGAAATGTATAGTCAAGATACTGCTTTTGCGATGTTGAAAGGGAAAGGAAACTTTATTTGTAAGAATAAAATGTCTGACCTGATGATGACAAGAAACATGTCAGGGGTAGGCACAGGCAAGATATTGCAGATGTACAATAAAGAGAATATTCCAAATGGGGATATATCACATCTAAACTTCGTCCCCGACTACACGACATTATCTGAAGTTGCTTGCACGGAAGAGGGAGAATGCTTAGGTACATCTTGTGGGTTTTATAACGTATGTTATTATCAGCTTGCGAGACAGAAAGCATCCATCGCTAAAATTGTCGTTACAAATTACCACATGCTCTTCAGCGACTTAAGAACCGGCGGAAGAATATTAGGTGGGTACGATATTGTAATCTTTGATGAGGCTCACGAAATCCCAAGCATCTACAGGGATTTCTTAGAAGAAAAAATATCTGTCGGTACCTTTACTGGGATTAGAAATAAAATCTCAGAAGTGTCGAAGCAAGACGAAGACATTAAAGATAATATAATATCCAGGATTGTATTTGATTGGGTTCTGAAATCAGCGGAAACTTTCTTTGAAAAGGTTCAGCGAACATTGTTTGTTAACCCGGAAAAAGATGAAGTTAAAATGCTAGATGCTACAATGTCATTGTGTTCATATCCTGAAATCCAGAAAGATTTCATGGCAGCCGTATCACACCTACAATCGGGCCTAGAAGAAATTATTGATTTTTGTAAGAATAAGATCGTGATTATATCCGCTCCTTATGAATCCGAATACGATATCCCGCCAAGTTTGAGAGAGGAGTACAATCACTATGCCGGCATTCATAATCGGATGTTGATGCAATTGGAAAAAACAGAGAAAATTACCAAGATAATCATGAGATATAAAGATATGGTAAGTGATAATAAGATCGTTTACTGGGTAGAAAATAAGGAAGGTAAGATACATATCAAACTGAAACCGGTCTCGGTATCGGATGAACTATATGAAAATTTCTTTTCTAAGCGAGATCTTTCGTGCATTGTTACATCGGCTACATTGAGTGTGAATGGGAACTTTAATTATATTAAGGAACAACTGGGATTAAACAGATCAATTGAAAATAAATCTGTTTCAGAATTTATTGGACAGTCTCCATTTGATTTAAAATCGCAGGAGCTATGGTATCTGCCAACAGAAATTATTGACGGAGATAGCAAAAATTCGAGAGCATTTCAAGAACTATTACCAAAACAACTCATAGAAATTTTGGAAGTTTCGAAAGGTGGCGTACTCTGTTTGTTTACCTCAAATTTTAATCTAAACTACGCCCACAGCGCAGTTTCTAAAGCTCTGCCTAAAATGAGAATATTAAAGCAGGGCAATCTTCCGAGGACAAAACTTATAGAGCAATTTAAAGATGACAGAGACTCTGTTTTATTCGCGACAAGGTCGTTCTTCACAGGCGTTGACATACCAGGAGATTCTTTGCGCTGTTTAATCATTGATAAATTCCCATTTCCAAGTCCTGGTGACCCGGTTATGATGAAAATACAAAAATTACTCGGCCCAAAAACATTCGGTAAGCATTACATTCCGGAAATGGTAATTACACTAAAGCAAGCTGTTGGCAGGGGTGTAAGAACAATTACAGATAAATGTGTCATCGTAATCCTTGATGGAAGAATGGCAACAGCTAACTACAAAGGAGAAATATTTAACAGCTTTTCTTATGAAAAGACCGGCACACGAAACATCGAAGATGTGAAGAAATTTTTGGAGGGATAATAAAATGAGTTGTCTTAAAAAGAAGAAGTTTTTAATTTTCCAAGTGCTACTTATAGGCACCAACACAGACAGAGATTTAGGTGAAGAAGCGGTAAAACGGTTGAATTATGACTGTGAGAAAAGAATAGAATTGTATGACCCAATGTTTGGGGATATAATGCAGGTACGTTCTGCGGAAGATAATACCATCGTCTTGACCGGAGAGATACGTGCATATACTTCTCAGGGATGCAAAGGTCTCTATGCGGATTTTAAATACATCGCAAAAAAGTATTTCCATCAATGCAAGAAGACCAGGGACTTAATGGTTATGGAAGGCGACTGTATATTCTAATTAAAATAAGTACTGCCGGCATTGCCGGCAGTACTTATTTATTCAGTTCTCTTACTTTATTAGAAAACTCTCGATTAAATGACATTTTGGGTAACTTGCGTTTGGGCCTCATGACTTTGCCATTTTCTTTAAAATCAAAGGCTAGCTTTTCTGCGACATCATCCACTTTCATTGTTCCAAGATGTTGTATACCAACGTTGTGCCCAGAGAACATTTGGTCCATGATGGTGTCAATATAACAATTGATATACTCTTCTACTACGTTCTTAGGCTTGCCGGTTTTTTCGCATACCATTTTTACAATTTGTTTATGATTGATTTTATTAGCTTCACCCTTCAATGGACCGTACTCCTCTTATTCTTTGAATTTTTCGCATATGGTATGCACCATGACTCTGACACTCCTTGCGGCCGCGGAAAGAGTAGTTTATTTGTTGGCCTTGAAATAAACAAATCAAAGTGCGTACCATATGCTAATTTATATAAACAGTCTACTTGGCATTAACTACCTTGTCACCGTCTATTACTACTTTATCTGGAAGCTTACCATAATCTTCGAAGGCCTTGGTGACAATCCGCTTATTCTTAGCTTCAATACTCTTTCTTTTCAAATCTTTATAATATTGCATTTTGGCTAAGTAATATTTGTTGGCACTCTCATAAGTTTCAATGTTAGTCTGAATCGCCGCTTTCGATAAAAATAAACTCTCTTCTTCCGCGTGTTCCAGATAATCATTTAGGAAATTTAATTCCAATTGCCCTCTAGTCAGTTCTTCTCTAGCGTTGTTCAATTCTTGATTAATAATTTTCTGTTTTACTGGTAGTTCTCTTTTTTCTTTTTTGTTCACATGTTTATTATTTTCCAATGTTAACGCCTCCAACAATTAGGATGTTTGTTCTACGACTATATTATAAAATATCTTTTACACCCTTGTCAAGACATATTATGCGGCAAACACCATAAAGATATCCGCCGCATAATAATAACTATTTTATCTTACCAAACAGATTAAACATTCTTGTAGCAACTCCATTGCCTTTGTCAGCAGGAATGTCGAAACCTTCTCCGACATTTAATAATTTTCCGGTCATTTGTCTTGATCTAGGATCGTTTAATTTATCGACCTGACCAAGTGTGGCTCCCCTTGCCAATTGAGACATAATGTCTTCGTGCCCAAGGTTACTAAGCCAATTACTATGACCGTGTGTGGCAATAGTATTCTTAGAATGAAGCTGATTTTCAAAAACAATCAGTCTCGGCTGTACTTTAATTTCTTTATATCCCGCAGTTCTCAACGCAATTAAGGACATCTCATTAATTACTTCCCCTTTTGCAATAATAACTGTGTTGGCTCTGCTCTTATAAGTCTCTCCAGATTTCCTACCAACAATCGCTGCTGTATTACCTATGGATATCTTCCTTACGCTGTAAGGTGTACTGTTCTCGGTATTCCATTTAATCAATGCATTACGGTCAACTTCATCGCCTTTCATAAAATGAGAATCGCCAGAATCGAGCACTTTTGCTTTCGAAGTCATTTTTCCTATAATAAGTTCTTCATGCCTTCTGTCAATAGACCCTGAGCTTGTGGTTTTCTTAAAGGCGTAATCCATAGAGTTTGTTAAATAATTTTGTACATAATCAAGCGCTGTGTCGCTATCAAATTCGGATGCCTTTAATTTATACAGTTCTTTTGGATCAGCATTAGTAAAGACAACATCTTTGTTTGATATATTTTCTAAATCTTCGCTGTCGCCAGGTGTAAGGAAATCTCCTTTTACTACCTTGTCACCAACAGATACCTTTAATGGTTGGCTTTTTCCGTCGATATGAGGAACCCCATGGGCTTTACCATTAATGAATAAGATATCCTGTGCGGGCCCTTTTTCAATTCCGGTTACTGTACCACTTATTTTTGCGAGTATAGCCGGAGTTGACTTATCTTTCCCTAAATTGAGGATGGTCTCTATTCTCGGAAGACCAAGTGTCGCTCCTGATCCAGTTCCACCACTATGAAATGTATTCATAGTCATCTGCATTACCGGTTCACCCATCGCATGAGACGCTAGCGTGCCCACAGGGGTGCCTTCTTTTGGTAGCTGTATTGTTTGAGGCATTGCCCCGTAACACAACTGACAAACGCCACCAACGGCCTTGCATTTTAACGGAGACCGAACCTTTGCTTGCTTTATTGTAGGATCTTTATAAAGTCTATTCCTAATATCCCTCGTGATCATCTGGTTTCTCTTAACCAGAATAGTACCAGCCTCACCGACGATGTCCTCTGCCGCAATTCTTCCGTCAATGGTGTTATTGCTAATTGGCAAATAAATGCCTTCTCTGGTTTTGCAGTCCTTCTCTACAATTAAAACATCCTGCGCTGCAGACCAAACTTCACGTGTAATTTCACCAGGTGCACTAGTAGATACAGACCTATCCGACATACCTTTACGTGAATCCTTGCCATGAATCCAATATTCCTCCGGCGATAACCCATCAAAATGAGAACTCTTTACTGGCACAGTTAATCGTTTATTGATATCCATCCCGACGCCAGCGGTAACCATCATTCTTCTTATCTGCCCTGCATTTGCCCTCGCACCAGAAGCCATCATAATCTGCAACGGGTTCTCTGCATCTAAAATACGGCCAGCTTTCAGTTCGGTTTCAATTTCCTCTTCCGCGTTTCTCCAACCGGTAATAAGTGCAGCCTCAGTGTCACCGAGGTCTTTTTTAGCAGCAGTAAGATTTTTATCAAAGATTGCATCTGCAGCTTCTATTTTCTTGAAATCACTTGACCCGATAGAAATACCTGATCTCGTAGCCGCTTCAAAACCAAGCTGTTTAATATCATCCATGATAGAACTAATCTTAATCTTGGAGATTTCTTTCCATCCTGATTCCTCCCCGTCACGATACATTGTTCGAAGCATCTTCTCAATCTCGCTCTTACCCCAAGTCTGTTTAAAATTACGGTATTTCTCAGGAAGAAGTAAGTTAAACATCATCTGCCCTGCAGTGACGTTTGATATATTGCCCATACTGATCTTGGTTCTTGCTTTAACCAACCCGTCTTTGTAATCCTTCCGCAATTTCCTATAATCAGAATAAGTGACACCACTTCCTTCTGGCTTGTCGGAGTTTACGGTTAAGTAATAGATGCCGAGGACCATCTCGTGGCGCACATTGACAATCATTTTACCATCGGTAGGGTTAATTAAATTATCAGATGGTTTCATCAACAGCTTAGCTTCTTCGTTTGCCCTTTCTGTTACAGCGGTATGGGCTGCCATTGTATCTCCGTCAAAGTCTGCATTAAAACCTTCAACAACTAAGGGATTTAAATGCATGCTACGAACTACTGTGCCATCTTCAGTCTCTTTGATTACCGGATCAAAAGCCATAATACTAAACTTGTGAAGCGAAGGCTGACGATTTAACATAATGGGTCTATCTTTGGCCACCTGTCTAATTACATACTTTGTATCCTCGTCTAGAGCCTTGTATTTTTTATTTGCTTCAATAGTGTTGGATGCGAAACCATCGTTAATTAATCCTTTAATGATAAATGGTTTATACATCTGCCTAGCCATATCAATAGGAATGCCGACCTCGTTCATTTTAAGCATTGGATCAACACCAATAACAGAACGACCAGAGAAATCCACTCTCTTGCTCAACATCTCACTACGGATAAGACCTTCTTTTGAACCAAGAGCATCTTTAATTCCTTTTAGCTCTTTCTTGGTCTTAATGTCTTTCCTTGTAGTGTGACCAGTTAAGTCAGTTAGTCTATTGTAGATATTACCCACACCCTTTGCCGCGCTAAGTACATCTCTGGATTGATATAAATCACCGATTTCCGTGTCGGCCTTAACAGGATTGTTTGCTTTAATGAGTTCGCCGTAGAGCTTATTTAAATCATCAATAATGTACGATTTCTTATCATCAGTTTGATTAACCGGCCTTAAGTACGTTGGAGCAACTGGAACATACCGCATCATTAAGTCTGACGCCTCCATGTGGTTGGTGTTAAGCATGGTTAAAAGCTTCATCTTCTTATAGGCTTTATCAATCTTGTCGCCTTGCGCCTTTTGAAGTTCAACCTTTGCTCTGCCGAGCTCTTTCTCCACGTTGACCTTATCCATTATGCTTTCCAGAGCTTCTCCTCCGGCCTGCCACAAAATGTATTTGCCATCCATATTTAGCTTTTCAATTTCTTCAGGAGCAACCAGAGAACCGGGTTTTAACCCAGCTTCGTCCATATCTTGCTTGTGTTTTTCCCTAACGCTTGCTGGCATAGTGTCAAACGGAGTATATTTATCAGGGTCTAAAATTAAAACTTTTTTACCCTTTGTTAACTCTTGCAGTTCTTTTGTTTTCATACCGGTCAATAAAACATACGGATTATAAGAACTATCTTGCATCAATACTGGGTTTGGAAGCGGAACAGCAAGTTTTACAAAACCCCACTTCTTTCTCTCGTCCAAAGTTCTTTTTTCACCAAAAATCTTGGGGTCCATCAGTCCACCGATAACAGGAACATCTTCTTTAGTTTCGCTCTTCTTCTTTGATTTAGAAGCTTCCCCATGAGTATCTTTAGAGGTATATAATTTAGGTTCCTTTACTTCGGCATTCTTTCCAACCATTTTAATAAACTCGGAGGATTTCATTGGCTGGATTGATATATTATCAAATACATCGTCAAAAGAACCAACTTCCTTGCCGTTATATAAAGGCTTAACATTAAGACCTAGCACTTTCAGTGAATCGCTCATTACCTTTAGTGACATTGGTGTTGCAGGCATATCTAAACTGTCCAACTTACCGGTAGAAATTGCATTATACATGGCAATTCTTGTTTGAGCGTCCCCTCCACCATCGGATTTAATTGTGGAGCTCTCTAAAATATTCCAAACTGCCTGATGCCCTTGTAATGCCCTCATTTCCATTTCGCCTAAACTTTGCGGGTTGTGTTTTTCACCGGCTGACGAACCAACTTTTTTAGAAGGCATGTTAGATTTTCGGCTTGGGTCGGTCTCCAAGTTATAACGCGCTTGGATTTTATCGTCCGCTTTATGTTTTAATTTCATGATATACATGTTGCCAGCTGTGATTGGATTTTCTACGGGTATCTGTTTGATACTTCCGTCCAAATCCTTCTGCCTTAAATAAACCTTCATTTTGCCGTCTGTGTATCCGATATCTTTTAATGCTTGAAGAACCCTATCCTTCTCTTTATGATCGAAATTCATAACATTGTAAGCTTTCCCTGTTTTCTCAGAAGCCAAGCCAGCATTTACTTCAAGCACCTGCCCAACATTCTTTCTTGAAGGAACAGCTAATGGCGAAAATAATAAATCGGGAGTGGTGTTATCTTCTAAAATTGGCATTTCTTCATCATCCAGAATTTTTGTAATTGTGCCTTTATTCCCGTGGCGACCAGAAATTTTATCTCCAATTTTAAGAGGCTTTGAATTAACAAGAGTTATGATGATCTTCTGCTTATTGGATGCATCGGGATTATCAATAACGGTAACCCTTTTAACAACGCCCTCTACGTAACTTGAACTTTCTATGCGAATTGGATTAAACCTATAATTTAGGTTTTTGTCAGCTGCTAAGATAGCTTCTTCATAATCACTGCTGCCCTCGCGGATCATGGGCTTTAAAGTCGCAACGAGGATATCTCCAGGCTTTACCTTTTCTCCGACTTTAATAATACCGTCTTCATCTAATCTATTTTTAAACTCATGAACCGACGTGTAACCAACAAGTTCGCTCATGATACTGCTACCGCGCCCGCCCTTATTAATTCTTGAAATTTCAACGGTCTGTTCATCCATTTCTTCTGTCGCCATTCGGTTTGCAAAAGAGCGTTTTATAACAATACCGTCTTCGTAGTTGTATCCTTTAAACGGAAGAAAAGCAACTTTAGCATTCAGACCAAGAGCCAAGCTACCGTCTTTAGTTTGCCATCCTTCAGCGAGCAAATCACCACTCTTTACTTTGTCCCCAGGCTTCACAACTACTTCGTTATTAATAAAACTTTGGTTTAATGGATAGTACTCGAAGAAATTCTTTGAATATTTCTTTCCGTCGTCACCCTTAATAACAATTTTGCCATCTTTGATTGTTTGAACTTCTCCGGCAATATCGGAACGAACTGGCTTTCCGTACTGTTCGCCAATATATTTTTCGTAAGTTAAGTTCTTTGAGGCATCCATCATATTACCAACAAGAGGCACTTCTCTGTTCTTCAAGATAATCGCTTGTTTCTGCATGTTTGCGCCCATCAAAGCTCTATTTCCGTCATCATGAGCTACAAATGGAATTAAGTTCGCTGCGTAGCCCATAACATCACGAGAGTCTCTGTCAACGTACTTTACTTCCGAAATAGGGACCTCTGTGATTTTTCCGAGTTTTCTTGCAGGGACTTTATTTTTTGTAAACTGCAGTTTATTCCCAGACACAGTAATATAACGACTGTCATTGAAAGCGACAACCGTATCATATTCCTCATCCGGTGATAAGTAAACTTCGTTGCTTGGAATCGCTTTTGCAACACCGCTAACGACCTTTAGGACAGGAGCCTTAATGGTTCTGTTTTCAATAATAGCGCTTTGCGTTAAGTGCTCCACCAAACCAATGTTCCCTGATTCTGGAGTTTCAATAGGATCAATTCTGTTCATTGAGTTTGCTGCTAAATTTCTAGCAGACCATTCATTTCTTGCAGCATCAGAAGATAAACCACCCTCACCAAGCTGAGTGATCTTTTTTGACATACCGGCCATAAACAAAGGATTTGTTTCTTCTGGAGTTTGCACGATGGAACTGGAACTCATAAATTTACTTAAAGTCTGCCCTATTTTTGTTGTGGTTCTAACATCAGTATACCGGATATCCTTCTTGCCGTTATCTAAAATGTTTTGAGCGGTTTGAACAAATTCGGTCCAATCTTTTTCTATTTGTTCTAAAATAAAGTCATTATCATCATAAACATCTTTAAAGCGCAAATCGTCTTTATCATCTTCCTCTGTTTGGTCTTGAAAAACAGAAAATGTTTTTGTGACTGCGCCTGCGATAATTTTTGGCGAAAGATAATCTTCTTTCAATCCAAGACTTGCCTGAACTACAGGTATACCGGTTCCGAACTTTGCGTTATCTTTTAAATAATCAAATAACTCAACTCGCATTTGCATCGGAGCTTTTGGCCCAGGGGCTACACCCATGATGGCAGTATAGATATCACCTATGGTTTTAGGACTTCTTTTCCCGTATTTTTCGAACAGTTGGTCGGACACGTTGCCGTTACCAAGCATTTTTTTAATGTCGGCATCTTGAAATCCTAGTGCTCGAAGGAAATTAATTCCGTTAAAGTTCTGTTGTTTCCTGCCTTTAATAGAAACGACAAAGTCATTTGATGCCGGGGAATATTGAATGGTCATTTGCGGAACATATTTACCTGCCGTAAATGAGTTATCCACCATGATATTTGTTTTAATATCATTCATTGCAGAAGTCTTACTCGTATAAATGCCCGGTTTTAATCTCATTTGGCTAAGGATGTTTTTCTCTGTTCCGTTTACGATATAAGTGTCTCTCTCAGTAACAATCGGCACAGGAATGAGATGGCGCATTAACCCACTTTTACTAATAATTTCGCCCTTGGCATCTCTGATTACAATCTTACCGCCGATATATCCTTCGAGGCTATCGTTCTTAGAATACTTCATCACCAATTGCTTATTGATATCGTCAGCAGCGCTAGGCATAGTGAAATTAATATCTTCAATGGTAAGTGTTTTTCCGTCTTTCCCCTTGATTGGAGTTGTTCGGTTGATCAGGTCGATTATCGAATTTTTAAGGTTATCTGTTTTTGGCATGGCCATTAGCTAGTTCTCCTCCTCTCTGTGGTCTTCCCATTTTAGAAAATATAGTATAATACCTTCTTTTGGGCAAGGAACCTGATTTTGTTCCACTACAACAAAATCAGGATTATTTAGAATTGCCTCCACCGAAACTTCTTCACCGGGGAGTGTAAATACCTTTACACCTAGTTTCATATACAAACACCGCCTTATTTTAAACTGTCTCTTCTTGGAGGCAATTTTTCTGGCATCTGCCTCATATCAATTTGAGATTTCTTTTTCATTTCTTCTGACTTTTCTAATTGTTGCATTGCGGTTCTCACTTGTTTTTGCATACTATTCGGGAGAGTGGAAATCGGTTTATCTCGATAAGCTTTAGGGAGCTTCATGATTTGAACCACGATATTCTTTACATCTGGGTTGATGCTACTAAGTGGATCCTCTTCACTCTGCGCATTAGGCGGAGGAGCTGTATTCGCTTGGGCAGCTTCAGTTACGCCTGCTCCGGTTTGCACGTTTGGCGGTTGTTGCTTAGGAGTAGCAATTGCTTCACCGTTTGGTGGTACACCTGGCTGTTGACCTTCTGGGGCCATCATAGCCGCTGGATCCACACCCATTTCTGACTGCACCATCTGCGAAGCGTTTGCCTGATGTGCTTGCAGTACACTGCTGATTTCTACCTGCTTTTGCTGTAATTTGAATTGAATATCCATCTCAGATAACTGCATTTCCATACGCTTAATATTTACTTTGCTTTCAAGTTCAACAGCGGCTAATGCTTCACGCTCAAGAGCATCCCTCATTTTATCCGGATCAATGCCTATTGTCTTCCACATATATTCGTTAGAGCATTTTCCGGCTCCGTTAAGCTGGATAATTAATTGCTTTTGTTGAACATCATCCTGCATCTTTAAATCCGTCATTTTGACAGATACTAGTTGTTCATCATCTTTTTCATTGATCCACTCACCACGAGCCTTTGCCATCCCTTTGACACCAAAGTTCTGCATAAAGTCTTTAAGTAGAACTCTGTAGGTTATAAATTGGTTTTCCAAAATCTTTAATGATATTGAACTTCCCGAGTAACTTACACCACCAAAAATAAACTCTCTTGGCACGTTCATACCAGCAAGAATTTCTTCTTGGATTTGTTGAATTTCAGGAGTTAGGAGCAATGATTTGCCTTGACCGCCAACGCTCAATAAGTTAACCGGCACAGGGGAAACAACTTTGTAGTTGGGGTCTTTAACAGCTTTCATTAATTCCCCAGCAAAGTTCTTAGCGACAAGGTTCCAATCGGCCTCAGGATTAAATTCCTCTGTTCGCTGTAGGTAATAAACTCTCATAGGAACAATATGCTCTCTGGCAATTGCTTCTTGTGCTTGCCTTAAGGTATTACGATACATCAATAATTTTAAAACATTCGCAACAATGGGTGTTCCCCATACATTGTTATCACCTAAAGAATCTGTGGCTCTGGCAAAATGATAAACATTCTTTGAATTCAAAATAACCATCTTGTTTTCTAAGACCGCTTTTTTGATAATGTCTGGGATTTTATTATACTCTGCCTTTGGCTTTTTGTTCTTTACAATTCTTGCAATGCTAAATGGAATCTCCCATTTATAAACCTTTTCTTGAGTTGTTGGATTATAATCAATGGTCATTTTGGAAGGATCAAGCCTAACCATGTTTTTCCATTCTTTCAGACCCGTCATCTTGTTTACGGCCATTTCTCCAAAAACAAAACAATTACCATAAAGATGATAGTCGATACCAATCTCAATCAGTAACTTATGAATATTTATATTTTTATGAAATACCCTGTCATAAGTTTTTAACCTATCACTGTCCCCGTTATTCGCCTTTTCCTTATCTTCAATATCTTCCAAATAAACTTCAGTGACCGGGAAAGCTGATAGCGCATTGATAGCTCCCGAAATTAATGGATCAAACATATAGAAGTATTTGCACCAACGGAAGATTTCTTGCGATGTCTCCGGTATTTTTGTATCTGAAAGATTAAGAAAAGGTGAGGGATACGGGTCTTGCTCCATGCCTCTGAAATTAGCGATTTTAACCATCTCGACTGCTTTCTCACGTTCCTCTTTGAGTATCTTCTCTTTTTGAGTTGAAGCGATAGAAACTTGATTTGAATGGTCTTGTGTTTCTTCAGACATTATAATTCACCGCCTTATTAACAATTTTATTGATTGTGTAATCCTAAATCGGTCAACATGCCGATTAATTCAAATTCCCTTTTGTCTAACACTGTATCAAGCACGACATTTTTGATTACTTGCCGAACAATAATCTCAGAAATGTTTTTGTCTATGCCCGAATTTCCAAGAACAGCTCTTAAAAATTCTCCAAGGTTTGTATCCGGTGCTTTAGACAATTGCTCGTAAGCCGCATCCATCAACTTTAACGATGTGTTAAAGATAAGTTCGTTCTCATTAATTATATCATTTTTTTCTTGCTCAGTACTAATTAATGCTGTGAAGCGCTTATTTAATTCTGAGAGCAAAGAATAGTTTAAAAGAGTGGCAAATTGTCGTTCTTCGTCCGTACCGGTAACATTTACTCCCCAGATGTAATTTTGCTTATCGGCCAAAGTTTTTACTAAATAATCGTAGACCTCAGGCGAAAAATTATCATACACATTATCGTAAGGAGTTATTCTATTTATCGCATCAAGGCCAAAAACGAAATCTTCCAAATCCAAGTCCTGGGTCTCTCTTAAAAGAAAATTAACCGGTTTGCCGTTCATCGATCGAATTATTTTTTCAAAAGCATGAGGGCTCGTAAAAACCACATCACTGTTATTGGCTGCCTTAACAGACAATACCTTATTTAAAGCTATGTCTCCGATAGGCCTTGTTAAAGCAAAATCTTTTTCTATAATGCTTACTAAAGCATGACCATCAAAATCAACCCATTCGTATCCATATTTTGCAGTCAGTAATAAAAAATAAACTGCTGGGTGGACATTGTTGTCAACAAAAATATCCTCAGCTTTTAATTTTGTTGCGGCTGCTGTTTTTTCTTGCCCAATATTTTGAGAGGGAAATTTCTCGTTTAATCTAGCAATGCCTTTTCTGATTTCCTTTTTAAAGTAATCCTCAAAAAATGTTACATTTCTTTCTTGAAAATGTTCAAACCCTTCTTCGTTCATAGCCATTACAGATAGCGTTCCGACAAGTTTCCCATCTACAATAAAAATTACTCTATCTGGGAAAAAGCCAATACGAACATTATTTTTAAGATAACTCGGGTTCAAATATTTGCCCTGAGCTGAAGATACTCTGTCTTCTTTATTAATGAATGGGACCATTTTTAATACGTCTGTAATTGCACCGGCATATTTATCAAAGGGTCTCTCAAAGTTAGCTTCAGATAATACATACTCAATTTCATCATCCATACTTTCAATAAGAATCTCGGCAACCTTATCTACAGCAGAGTTTTCTTTTTCAAAAAAATCTTCTGCTGACGAAGCATAGTGGAACAACTCAACATCGGTCAGATCTTCAAAATCTAAATCGTCAAATGCCTGTTTATTGATAGTTTTCCGTAAGTCCATCTGGTTTTCGACTATTCGTTTTGCAAACTCTTTTTCTGCAAAACGAATATCAGAATACATTTTATTTAACAAGAGATTTTTGTAATATTGATGGTCTTTGTTCTTCCAAGCTGCATACATATCTTCGTTCATCTCTTCAATTTCAATTGTTTCTAATGGAATATCTCTCACCCCGTCTTTAACCACGTACACAGCGCTGATAGGGGTGAAAATAACTCTCATGTTCGAAGACAGATGATTCATTTGGTCATAATAATTTTTGTGCTCGAAACCACTAGGCTGACGTCTTGTTGCTGATGGTTGGGCGGCATTTTGATTTAATGCCATTTTTGCGCTTTGTTTTTTTGCGATGGCGCCCCCAATAATAGCGCCTAAAATAGCGGCCGGTAAAGCTGTAATTCTAAACCCGCCGTTATCACGTTTATCTTCCTGTTCATTTATAAGAGGAAAGTCATTGCTTTCCATCGGAATTGCTGCAGGCATCGGTCTGAGCATTGCATTTGGATTTGAAATTGTGCCGTTTGCCGCTTCTTTTGACATATCTCGATCTTCTATTTTCATAATAAGTAAGGCAGAGGCTTAAGCTTAAGCCCTGCCTTATTCACCTCCTACTCAGTGGTCTGTGCGGTTTCCTTATCTTTTTCCGGTTGCGGCTGCTGTGTTGTCACAGGCTGCTCTGGTGTTACCTGCTTTGCGCCAGATTGGATCCAATCTGGAGTACCTGGTATATCTCTCATTGTTGCCATAATAAAAACACCTCCATTAACTTGTTTATTTGTTTTGACATATTCATTTTATAGCAAAAAAACGCGCTTGTAAAGAAGTTATATTTTTATCGGCCATCTCGGAACAAAGTCCTTATCTGTCTCTCTTGCAGAGAGAATATTGTCAAGTTTGAAACAACGGATGCCTTTTTCCGTACCGCCAAAATATTGATCGCCTTTTATTTCATATGGCTCAGTATCTCTTTCCGAAATATCGTTTCCGGAAGATCGATATATAATGGTAACCATCTTCTTATCCCGCGCTGATTTAGAAATAGTTTGTAAAATTGAATAGTCTGCCATGTTATTTATTCCTCCAAGCCAACCATGTGATATTGTTTTGACATTCCCGACTTTAATCCATCATAGTTGGTAAGGGTATCCTGTTTGTTTAGCTTTTTCTGCTCCAGCTTATCAATGTCGACATTGTTGACCTTTTCTTCTATGTCTTTTATCACACCCGACGCAATCTTAAACAAATAGTCAAGCTCTTCTGAAGCTGTTTTGATTTCCGGCGCCTTTTTTGTTTCTATCGTAACCCTGGCAATTCCATCCGGAATAGGCTGACTTTTAGGGCTATCTTCCTTTTGTTCTAGCTTTTCAAGTCTGCCCTTAAGATTTCTTCCGGTCGTTGCAATAAAGAGGGCCGGGAAAATAGACCTTGATAAACCTTGCAATGCTTTCTTTGGCAATGTTTCTTTTGCCCACTCTCCCCAAGGTATGTTCCTTGGCTGTGGTATCTGACCTAGCTCAATACCTGCATCATAAGCCTGTTTTGATATGCTGCCGGTCGTTTTTCTTTTTCTTGGTTTATTCTGCTTTTGCAATGAAGATAACGGGAAGTCAACAACAACGCGCTCAACATTAGGGTCGACAGCAGGATCAAAAATATTTTTGCCTGCAACAAATCCTGCAAGTGCAGGGGCGCCATAATATGGGATTGATTCTAATCCTGCTCGAAGAAAATCATCTCTTACCATTTGCTTTGCTTTTGGCCGAACCTTTGAAATAGTATCTTGCACTTTGGATTGGATACTAGCAGATTTTTCAAAAACCTCATCAAGGACCACACTTGCTTGTTTCCCTGAATTATGAAGGGCATCATAAATATCTCCATCGCTATAGAGCAGACCACCCATATCTCTTCTCATGTTTGAGTGTTCCTGAGACAATTTCCTACTAACGTTCCTTGCGTTATTTATTTTTTCATTTCGAACATCCTTGGTTCCGTCTTTAACTACATCCATGACGGTCTTCATGGATTTGTTTTTCCCGAGAATTTTTCTAGGGAGTTTATGAACGAATTTATCCAGTCCCTTTTTCGCACTTTGAACCGGTGCCATTGGGTTCTTCTTCGCTAGCCCTTGGAGTAATCCGGCACCTAGCACAGCTCCTCCGGCAACAAGGTAAGGGTTAAACCCTTCATCATTGTCGTGGTAATTTTTCTCTTTGATTTCTACAAGGTTTATGGGCATACTCGGTTGTTGTGGTCGGTTTGACTGATAATTTCTGTTGGGACGACTATAATTGCTATTGCGGTTACCATAGGAATTGTTAGCCCTATTATTGTTATAAGGTCTGTTATTATAACTCTGGTTACGTGGTGCGGTAGCGTTACTGCCAGATGTTTCCTCAGCAGCTTTGCAAAGGAAATCAAGTTCTTCTGAAGCATTACGGAATAAAGGGTTTGAGTTAACTGCATTAATCGTGCCGTCTCCAGAGGGTGCCTTTACTAATTTATTACCGAGGATGGCATCGTATTTACTTCCTGCTGCCATCTGAGCCTTTATATTCTGTTTCGTTTTCTTCCCGGTACCAATAATTTCGTTTCCAAGGAAAAAGGATGATATAGGATCCATAATAATCCCCCTTTCATATTTTAATACTAAATCAAGGCATCCCCTATCATAGTTAAGGAATGCCTTGAGCCTTTAACAACTAAAGAGGACCCTTTAGTTCGTATTCAATTATTCTTGAATATATCCGTACTGCTTAAATACTTTCAGAGCAGCTTCTTTGTAAGCGTTGGCATTTTGAAGTGCATTGTCTGCAGCTTTTTCAATTGCTTCAGCTTCTTGCCAAACAGCAGCGGCCTTCTCAATTGCTTCAGCAATTTCAGCAGCTTCTTTATCTTCTTCTTTTTCCTCTTCCTTTTCGTCTTCTTTTTTGGACGTAGCCTTTGCAATTACTGCTTGAGCTGCAGGAGAGATTGCAGGTTTTTCTGCAGGAGCAACCTCAGGAGTTTCTTCGTCCTCTTCTGCTACCTTTTCAAACAAATCGCCAGTTACGATTTCCTCAGCGAGCTTTTCTACAAATGCATCATATTCTTTTTGGTTTAACATGGTAATAAATCCTCCTTTATGAGAAACAATTTTATAGTTTGATATAACCTTTTATTATTATAACTCTATCTAACATTACTTTTCAAGTGAATGTTAGAATGGCTTAATAATACAGCGCTGTTCCGGTTCCTTGATCTCTTTTTTTAGATTCTGCTATGCCTACACCGGCACCAGCGCCAACGAGAACAGCGCCTCTTGCTTTCTTCCTGGATGAAACTGCTTTGGTATACGCTTTCTCGGCATCTTCTACAGCTTTTTTCGCACCATCAATGTCTAACTCTTGTTCAAATCCATTCAGCTTTTTCTTAGCATTTGAGATTTCGCTGTCCAAGTCATTTTGTATTCTTCTTGACTGTTGCTTCGCCATGCTCTGAGCCTGATTTAATTCGGTCTTTCCATTCATGCGTTCCATATCAGCTTTGATCTTGGTCGGAGAAAGATACTTTGACGGGTTGAGAGGATGCTTTAAGGCGTTTTCATTAAGGACTTCGTCGGTTCTACGAGCAACGCCCTCATACTTGTCAAAAGCATCACTAAGCATCCCGTTTGCACTTTCCATGCGAGGATGAATATCCAAGTTCTTCTTGGACTTTGCTAAGTTATCGAGAGTGCTTCGTGCACCCTTTATTCGGTCATCGTTAACTTTTGCAGACAGTACACTTGACGCATTATCTAAGTTTTTTTTTGCGTTTCTTGCAGTAGACCCAATTAATGCTTTGCCGAAAGCAGCAAAACCTTTTCCGGCAGATGCGAGTTTTTCAGCTTGCTCTTCTGTGAGACCAGCGGATTTAATAAAATCACTTCTCTTCCCCATAGCAATTTTAGCTAACTGTGCATTAGAAGAAACGTTACTCATTTTCTCGGTAAGGCCACTAACATCTTTAATTGTAACTCCATTCGTCACCACAACCGGAAGCACCTGATTACTCTTGGTTGTAAAGGCAGCTTCTTTCATAAAAGAATATTGCTTCAATGAAAACTCACTAGCTTTCTTTGTGATGTCTGCAAACTCAATTTCCAATGAATAATCTTGTGGTAACTCGCGAGCTTCTTTCATTACTCCAATTTTTTGCTCTATTGTCTTTTTTACGAGTAATTGATCCTTGGGGTTACATTGAGCCATTTTACACATTTGATCAAATACCTCTTGAGTATTCACGCCATGTCTTGAATACTGAATGAGCGCATCTGCAATGATGTGTGAATTCTCCGCAACTTTATCCATGCATTTTTGAATTTCTGTGTCGACAGATGTTAATGCCGAAGCTGTTCTTTCGAGATCAATGTTTTCTTTTGTTCGTTCTAAATCCGTGGACATAGGCGCGAATTCATAAGGAACAAAATTGAACATGTTCAAATGGTCTCCGTTATCAGCGTCCCAACTAGCTTTTTTCTCTAAGCCGTTCCGGTCAGATAAGTTTGCCTGATGTTCGGCTTTTGAACCGATAACATTGTTTTTCTCACCGAGTTCGTCTTTTATTTGCTTTAAAGATGCCAGGTCAAACACAACGTCGCGGTCCGGGGAATTATTCATCTGATTATATTTAATTAAATAAACCTGATTATTTACTTCCTCTACTATTCTTTGTATTTGGTCACTGTTTAGATTATCTTTTTTGGCAATTTTAGCGATGGCTTTATTTAAATCAATATGAAACTTCATATATTCGTTCACAACAGCATCTTTGTATGGTCCTAGCTTGTGAGCGAAATCGCCAGTTGAAATTTTGGTTTCAGGAGCGCTGAAACCGCCCGATAGGGCGTCTAATAATGATGGCAAATAAATCACCTCCTATTTCTTTCTAAACTTATTATATGTGTTTTGATAAGAAAAAACAAGTTCAGGAGCGCATTCAAAAACAAGGCTTTTTCTAGTATAAGAGATAAAAGGAATAATTGTAATAATAAAGGAGGATTTTAAAATATGGGATTGGCGAAAGCGATTGACATAGGAGCAAAAGGAATGAAAGTGGTAGTGAGTTTTGGATCGGGAATAGCGATAACAGCACTAGGAGTAAAAGCAAAAAAGATAGTAAAAGTAATTAGTAATACTCACATTGATAAGCAAGCAAAATGGATCAAAGATACATTTAATATTCATTAAATAAAAAGGAGGCTTTAATAATGGAAGCACAAGTAATAATTAGAGAGATTGGTAAAGAATTAGTAAAAGGAAGAACAGTAGCAACAGCATTAAAAATACTTACGGGAGTAGGAATTGGCGTAGTATCAGTAAAAGCAGGAGCAAAAAAGAAAGAAGAAGGAGAAATGTTTGGCGACAACACAGAAGTTAAAGATAACAAAAAAATCGCAATAATAGGTATAGGAATGGCAATTGGAGCAACAGTAATTGTAGCAGCAAAAAATGCAGTACCAAGAATAATAGCAGCAACAAAAGTAGCGGCGGAAGTATGGACAGAAACAACAGAGAATGGAGTTGAAATAACACACTTTTAATAAAATAAACGGGCAGCGTAAGCTGCCCAAACTTTTTTAAATTGTTCCACCATAGGCACTGGAAAACTCAACTGCAGTTCCTCCGCCACCGCCTTTTCCATATAATTTAGCCGCTAGATATGCATACACGCACGAATGCAACCCATCGTCGGGTTGGCCTTCCGGGTGAGTATAGAATAAATCCTCAGATTTTCCGCTTTGAGCTTTACGATACTCCGCAAGCTCAACTAAATGATGGTCATAAAGCCATGAATATTTTGATCTATCCGAACCTGGCCATAAAATTTCTTTTTTGTGAACAGCGGTAATATATTGTTGCATTACTTCTGTACGATTAACGACCCACATTGTTTTTTGTGGATTGTATTTTGCTTTCTGATTTTGGTTAAATGAGTAGTAGCACGCGGCTACCCGACTACCAAACAGAGCTCTTAATTTTTTATACTGAACAAATCCAAATCCCCAATCGACGATAGCATATGCAATACGAAATAAATTCATCAGGTTGCAAATATCTCTTAATTGCCAATCCGGGTCTAATTCTTCGCCCTTTTCATATCGTTTATTGAATATCATCTGAAATCTTCCTGATGAATTATATGAATAAATAGTTACAACTGTAAATGACTTTTCACCAGTTCCCCAGTCTACACCCATGAAATTCTTAGTATTAGAGAATTCTCTTTCGGCTCTAGGATATAGCTTTAAGTCATTGGTGCTGATACCGGCAAGAACCAATGAAGTAAACGGTTTATCTGCATTTTCATAGCTACGACCAAGCACCTCGTTGTGGAATTTATCCGAGGAATAAGTCGTATACTTTGCCCAAATATCGTCTGCCTGTATCCATGGCACCATAAGTTGAGAAATACGGAATCCTTTTAACTTTCTATCCGGTTGTAACTCATACCAAAAGCCGTTAATGATACTGGCTTTTGGTAAATCTCGCTTACATTTTCGGCATACAAATCTGGTAGGTTCAAGGTTCTTGATACCCATGACCTGATGCGTATTACAATGCGGGCATTTAACAATCCATTCGTTTTGAGTAGACCGATCCCAATATTGTTGGATTGTATTACTGAAGGTCTTAGGAGTGCCAGTATACCAAGTTACCCTCATTCTGGCTCCGGCATCCAAAGCATGCGACTGGGTCTCCTTTATAACTGGAATGGCATCAATGTGAATATCTTGAATTTCATCACCCCACACACCGTTTACAGTGATACCACGAATATTGTCTGCCATTCCAAAACAATGTTTAAAATAATTAATGGACCCATTATTAAATTCTTTAAATTGTACAGCCTGTGAATCCTGTTTCCCAATGAAATTGTTTTTTACAACTTGATCCTGACTATACTCATATATCTTGCCAATTCTTTCTTTTGAAAACTCACGCACTTGGGAAGTCAATGGCGCAAAATATAACGCTTTAAAATGTGGCTTCGTTAATGTTAAAGTACCTATCATTGTAGAATTTGTAGTAGATTTTTCTACTTGCCGGCCCGACATAATAATGCCTTCTTCGATGTCTGCATCATAGATGGGTTTTAAGTAGTGTCGGTCCGTTAACCGAAACGGCCTACCATCTAATTGAAATGTGGCTTCTGCGAACACAGACGGCACTACCTGTATCTTATTTGCTATTTCGCTCAATAAATTTCACCGCCTTTACATATTCGATTATAACATAACCAGACAATTTTAGTAAATCTCTCACAATTAACAAGCCTTAACTTGGGTGGATTTTCTCGTATAAGAAATAAAACAAAAAGAAAAGGAGACAAAATAATTATGGCACACGCAATTTTATCAAAGAACGAAAGATATTCAGTAGATATTACGGTAGAGAACGTAGGAAGAATCGAGGATGGAAAATATAAAGAGGATGACAATCAGAATAGTGTTATCAAATATAAAAAAGAATATGAGAAAGACGATATATTAAAAATGGCAAAAGATTTAAAAAACAGTGAATTACACGGGGAATTAATAGTGTATGAAATATCAAGAGCTTACAGCATTGTAGACGAAGTTTACAAAAATAAAGATACAAAACAAGAAGAACATTATAAAGCATTAAGATTGGTACCAAGCTATGAAAAGATAGATAAGTATAAATTTTAAAAAATCAGGGGCATTTGCCCCTGATTTTTTTTCGCCTATTAATGTTCCCTTTTCTTTTCAAAATTATACTGCGGATAAAAATCACCCTCTTGCGACTTGAGTTTACCTTTGGATTTATCTTCATGTGCTCTGTAACCTAGATATGCTCCTCCGCCAATAGCGCCATAAGAACCTACAGTCTTTGCAATTTCTTTACCATAGTTTAATTTCGCCTCACCGAGCATACTGTCCGTAACATTTTTTAAGCTATCGTTTGGCTTATCAAAAGCTGCTAACACATGGTTGATACTTTTTGAATGAGACTTAGCGCCATTTAAAATGCCTTTTGCGTTTTTTATATTTTTTCCAGTGAGAACATCACCAACGCCCTTTAATATACTTTGATTTGAAGCTATTCTCTCAAATCCATAAGAGATAATTTCATCAGCAATTTTATCTTCTTCAGATTGAAAAGCGGCAATTTTCTCAAAAACTTCGTCAACAATTTCAGTGGCTTGCTTAAAATCTGTGTTACTTATTTTATTCTTCTTTGATTTTATAATGGTCTCGGGGGTCTGAGTAAGCTGCACGAAATCACCAACATCACCAACAGCTTTTAATGCTCCTCCTGCAGCTAATCCTCCGCCAATGACCTTTACTGCTTTCTTCTTATCGCCCCAACTGGTTTTCCCAATAACCTTGGGTACATTCTTAACGATATCAACCATGCTGTCAGCGAGCTTACCTTTATTCTTTAGCATCATGCCAAAATAGAGTGCACTCGGTATACCTTTTACAGCACTAAGCTTCGCATAATCCTTAACACTTGGGTTGCTCCCGAGCTCTTTGTTATGAAGCTTCTGCATCCTAACATTAGGGACTACTATATCTGATGCCACACCGCTAAGTGCGTAAACCGGAAGAGCATAATTTAACACTGCTTTTCTTAGCGTTCGATTTTTTTGCAAAGAATCCATAGCTTTCCACGACTGACCAGATAACCCCTTTTTCAGGCCATAGCCAAGCGCCAGAGCAGTACTACCTTTTACGACCGGACTGATTATAAAGCTATCTTTTGTTGTTGAAAGAACCCTGTCTTTAACTACGTCTTTGGCGGTATTAATGAACTGATCCTTTTTTGTTCCTATATTATTATTTCCTGCTTGATTAACAGACATACAAAAACCCCTTTCACACAGATATCGTTAAGTTAATAATATCACAGAAGGGGCCTTGTTTCCAATAAATTTTAATGCCTAAGTCCATTTGCCGAAGATTTATAGAGTTTTGCAATAACCTTAGAGTTGTAATCTTCGGTTTGATAATCTTGACCAAGATAGATCTGGCGATCTTCTCGAAGAGAGACATCATGAATAATTACGTATTTTTGGATATCCTGTTTTGTGCCGTCTACGGTAACAAGATTTTTTATATCTGCTCCGTACGCAACAAGTATTCCTTTATGTAATAAAAATTCTTTTTCCTCATCATTTTCTTTATAAATAATATAAGCTGCTACCAAATCTCCGTATTCGGCGGATTCAAACATTGCGTCATGGTGTTCAAAGAAAACATAGTTATTTAGATAGCTAGAGATTTCCTTTATTTCGGATAAAGCACTTCGTAATTGTGTTAGTATTTTATCAAAAAACATAATTAAACCCTCCTGTTATGAATTATATTTTTTTTGAAGATTAGTTTGAGTATCTACAAGTACATGGTTGTCGTGATAGTGAATACACGTGGTCCATTCACTTATCTCTGGACTGCTCTCTTTATTAACGATATGAACTTTCTCGTTTTCTGCTACATTAAGCAATCTTATTCCCGATCCTCCTATAGATGCTAAGAAAAAGAGTTCGTCACATTCGTCTGCCAGGGGCAACAAACTAACTAAATGCCTTACTGCATCCACACGATATTTACAACCCATCGATAACTGGAAATTATCTAATCTTTCAATCTGGTCATCATCTAATTCAATTATAAATTTTTGGCTCATACAATACACCCCTTTCTAGTATATACTATAACCCAATATATATATAAAATCAAGTGTTGAATTATATAGAGTATACGTGTATAATATATATCAAGAAGGGAGTGTATTGTATGAGCCAAACAAAAACTTATTTTATTGCCAGAATGATGCAAGAGATATTAGCTTATCACGGAGAAGACGTATCAGCATATCCGGTGGGTCAGATAGAGAAAGATATTTCTCTAATGCAGACGATAGAAAAAGTTACCGCGGAGGAATTCTATAACGCAAAGAAAATGACAACCAGTATAAATTTCGATAAACTTCCGATATCCAGACGAGCGCAGATAGGTCTTGAGGTCCGCACATATTTGAGAGCGAGGGACTTATATGAAGAAATTTCTCATTCTTTGCTTGATGAAACGGGGGCGGAGTAATGCAGAATGAACAGCACACATTTGATTTTGATCATCTATCATCGGTAATAGAAGAGAGATTATCGAAATTTAAGAATTCCGAGGAAAACTTTTTCATCTGTGATAGATTGCATGATAACAGTAGCTTCCTGTGTATTTACAAAGATTCAATGTTCCACTATACGGACGGAGTACTACTTTCCGAAAGAGTGTATCTTGAAAAAGCAGTAAAATATGAAGACCAGGAAATCATAAAGTACACGAATGAAAACAAAGCACTCTATGATGAGTTCCTGCACTTTACCGAAGAAGCTTCGAAAAATGAAAATATAGCTCAGGAAGAAGTTGCTCAAAAATTAAAAGAATATACAGATAGGTTCGAGACAGAATCCTTGCCAAAAGAAAAAATAAAGTTACCATACATCCAACTACAAGATTCTGGTAAAAAAATATTGCTGACTAAAATTAATGATATTTCAGGAGAGGCTCTCCAAGCAATGTCTAAGGTTATGGCCGAGCATATTATCTCATTTTACAGAACGATGTTTTTTGCCACGGAAAATGATTATGGTGTTATGTTAAGAAGCGTTGAGTCTAATGATTTTATTGATATTGTTGCTGTTATAATAAAAGAGGAGAGTTGATTAACTCTCCTCTTTTATTATCTATTCTACTTCAGAGCTATCATCATGCATAATGATATTTGTTCCGAGTTCCTCGATGCCATCAATTTCATCCGGATTAATCATCGGATTGAGAATTCCTGCGTCTATGTCAGCGAGTTCACTATTTGCTCTCTTAATTTGTTCATCTGCAATATCTTCAATACGTCTTTTATATAATTCCATAATAACACTCTGGGAGTGTGTGTCACTAACTCCACCTTTTGCCGGGTCTACAGATTTAATCATTTCTACTTTATCATGAGCAAAAGCCATCATCTTTGCTGTTTTAACAAGAGGGTCAACAACATCTCTGTCTTTATAACCATCTAGCTGAACAAAGCGGGTATATCCCCTTACAACGATATCAGAGAACATAGAAAGGAAATCATTTCGGTCTTCTGTTGCAGATCTGAACGCAAACTCCGAGTACATTGCGTTCAGAGTTTTAATATTATCGACAAGTTCATCAATGCGTGTTTGGCTTTGCTTTTTAATTAATAGCCGCTCTCCGAGATCCATGTCAGAATAATCGTCCAGAATATCAATATCTTTTAAAAGCTGTTCGAGAGAAACTTTTTCAGATTCTAGCGATTGAATTCTTTCTTCCACGGATTGAGTCTTGATATTGAAGAACGATTTCTTATAGCAAGCAATGTCATATCTGTTAATTTTTGTATCGAGTTTGGTCTTGAAATATTCTGCAATTCTCATATCTGGAACGTTTTCTAAAATCATCTTATCGATTAAATATCGTTTTGGATGGAGCAGAATTTTATCAACCACTTTAAATGTGGTTGAGGAATCAAGAATTCTTTCTCCGTTTTCGTCCACAGGCAACCGCGTTGCATTGCCGTGATATTTATAAATTTCGTTAAGCCATAACTCTCCGACTTCAATATACTGAATAAATTTACAGAATTTCACCTGCATATCTAAGTCGTTATCGATATGTAGTCGGTAATTTAAAATGTCTTTTGAGAAGTCTCCTCTGGAATTGCTTTCTCTAAGGAGTTTGTTTTTATAGTCGCTATATAATGGACTTACTCCGAACGCTTTTGTAATTGGATCAATAAGACACAGATAATAAGCGGCAAGATTTGGTTCATGAGGTGCGGACAACCCCAACCGGTATAACTCTTTCTTGATCACAGTGGGAGAGTACCGTTTTGTTAATAAATATCTTATATATCTAACATGAGGCTTCGATTCTATCGTCTTGATTGTACTTTTAAATTTAGGGTCAATTAAATCATAGTTTACCTCAAACATAATTATCACTCCTTCCTTACAGACTTAATTATAATGGAATTGCGAAAATAAGTAAATAAATTAAAAACAGGCGTTATTTCTGCCTGTTTTTAATTGCTTCAGCATAGATTGCTTTCTCGTGCTTTTTTACTTTCTTTTCATTCTCTTTAATCCACATAAATGTCCCTGGGATTTTCTTCATCTTTTCAAGTTCTGCAGGAGAATATTTTAGAGACAGCATAATTAATTACCCTATGCTTCTATTGTCTCAGAAGCACCCTTTAATATTTTTGCTTTCTCGGCGCTTCTGATACCTTCATAAGCATCACGCGGGCCCTGATTTTTCATTTTACTTAAATAGATCTTTCTGGTCTCGTCGTCCGTGTATTTCTCTGTGCCAAAATCACTATTTACTAATTTATATTGGTCATCGAGTTTTTTATTAGCAACTAATGTACCGGGGATAAGTCCTATTATGGCACCGTTTTTTACAGCTGTCGGCATATGACCGCCTCTCAGTCCTCCTATGGTTGCTCCGACAAGCGCTCCGGCTCCAGCGCCCACAGCCATGCCGCTAGCATCTTTAAGTCGTTTTTTCATCGGATAGTTTTCCTTCAAATATTCATCGTACTCTTTGGTTGTCGCTTTGCGATTTTTCCTAAGTTCTTTTCTCTGCTCAAAACTTAACATAGCTTCTTTTTCAAGACTGGATAGGTTCTGTTCGAATCCTCCAAGAATATTCAGAGCCATTTTCTCAACATACTCTTCCGCTGGCATTTCTTCTTCTGCCATCTTTGTGATCTCGTTGGTTAAAACTTCAGCAATTGCTTGACTAAAAAGATAGCCATCGTTAGCAACTTTTACAAAAACAGCGTCCGCAAAGTCGCTAGAATACTCAGGATCGGTCTTAACAGAACTGCAGATATTTGCACTGTACTCTGCCACTTTCTCCATGCTGATATTTGAGGAAAATCCAGAATTAATTTCTTCCTCGGCTTTCTTCTCAAATATTTTATCTAATAGTTCCGATGCTTTTACTTCAATCATTGATAATTACTCCCTTCATTATTTGATAAATTATGCGATATCAACAACATCGCCCAATTTATAGCTACGTGATACTTTGCTGCGCAGAGTACTATTCGGGTTTAAAACATCACCTTTCACTCTCACTGGTTGAATTTTCTTAGGGGATAAGCCTGCCACAGTATTTGTTACACCTTTGTCTGCAATGCCTATGTTCGTAACCGGCCCGGTTATTTGTTTTGGTGGTTGTGCAATAACAGAGGATACATCTTTTGTAACATTCGATGCGGGCACCTTCGCTTTAATTGAGCTCCCTATCATGCCACCAACTAAAGCACCTTGCAACGCACCACTAAGTTTATTACTTTTTAAATTGCCATTTTCATCAGTTGACGGTTTTGCGGTTAAAGCCCCTCCGACTGCACCTAACCCAGCTCCGGTCAAAGCCTTTTTTGTGACTGACTTCGCAGCAAAACTTTTAACTGCATTCGCAAGAACAGCTCCGGCGACAGCAATCTTTTCTGTTTCCTCTGCCATTTTATAAATACAATCTTCGTAATACGCTATTTTATCCATATAAATCTCCTTTCCTATAAACCTATGCTATAACCATTATACTAGATGATTCTTTAAACATAAAGGATAATCTCGGACAAAAATAGTGCAGACGTGATTTTAAAATCACGTCTGCACTATTTTAAGGGAGAATATAAAATACGATGCAATCTTTGTTTTGTGGAAAGCAAAGACAAAGATTAACCCATATGTCAGTAATAGTTATTATATTATATACCAATAAATAGAAAAAATACCATTTTTGTACTTTTTCTATTTATTGGTATAAGAAATAAAAGGATATGATAAAAATTATATCGTGTAAATAACTAAAGAGGACAATGCTCCCTTGGTTATTTTATTTAAGTGTTGTGGAAATACAAAAATAAAACTATCCGAGCATGGGAAGGGGAAATAGCAATGAGCGAAAAGGCAGATAGAAACAGGGATCTTATCATAAGGGCAAAGGAGGGTGACGCGAAGGCACTGAATGAACTCTTCAGAATTAACGAAGGATTTAGCAGAAGCGTAGCAAAAAGATACTTAAACACTGGGATAGAATTTGAAGAACTGGTTAGCATGTGTAAATTAGGGATGGTAAAAGCCTACAATTCTTTTGATCTGGAGAAAAATATTTCATTTATAACTTATGCGTCACCCTGTATGATGAACGAAATTAGAATGGTTCTTAGACAAAAATCAACTCATACCGTAGACGCATTATCCGTTTCCATAGAGGCAGAAATAGATACGAATTTAGACGGGCACCCCATAAGTTATAGCGATGTTTTAGCTGACGACAGGATTGAAAGTAACGTTTGTGATTTATGTGTTCAGAGACAAGAGATTTTAGATATGAAAAAAATTATAGCCGAATTGCCAGAAAAGGAACGCCTAATTATTACGAACATATGGTTTTACGGTAAAAAACAGAGAGAGGTATCAAATATTTTAGGGATATCTCAACCGCAAATTTGCAGACTGGAAAAGAAGGCTCTTCAAAAAATAAAAAGAAAATTAGAATAATATAATTGTACTTAATACATTTATAGCTCATACTTTTATCGTATAAGAAAGAAAAGGAGACGATTGATATGAAGGAAGAGAAGCAAACAAACATAGGGTATAAAAAAATCCTGGCAGAGAGAGGATTAGAACAAAATTCAAAGAACATTATGAAAGTCATGGTGGAGAGAGCGATGGGGATACACAAATTTATAAAGAAAAATAAAACAGATAAATAAAACACAGGGGCATATGCCCCTGTGTTTTATTTATCTGTTTTATTTAATTCATTGATCGTATCTTTAAAGATTGGTCTATTCTCCTTCACTACCGATCTCTGGAGCTTATTCCCTAGGTTCTTATTGTAAACCCCGCTCTCTCCATAATTTAATCCAAGTTCCTTGTATCCATCAAGTTCTCCGGTGACACCCCTCATTTTTTTCATATATTCTTTTGTGGCTTTTGGCGCTATTGCGGTATCAGCGGATTCATTTAAAATAACCTTTGGACTAATATGGGAGCTGGTGTCAGCCATAGGTACTCGCTGATCTTTATAAGCGATGGAAGACCTTTTACTTTTGAGGAGGTTTGATCCATGGTTTATCTCGTTTGCTTCGTGGCGATTGATAATTGCTTCCGTAAACTTTCTGTCAGTGGGGTTTTCAAAAGACTTTAGATCGGCCCCCATTCCCTTTAATGTCTTCGTCAACTTATTAATGTCGCCCTTGTGAGCAAATCCACCACCATGTGCCCCAAGCATTGACTGAAAGCCTCCACCAGCTTCAAAAGCATCTTTCAGGTCTTGTCTATAGTCTTCTGGGTCTCCTCCAACCGATTTAATTTGATCCATAAAAAATTTCCTCGATTTTACAGAACTAATAGCTCTATCAGCCATGTCATCAGGTGTAAACCCAGAAACGGATTTTGCACCCTTGCTCTTTAAGATATTTTCAGTCCCCTTGTTTAACCCGGCCAACTCTTTCTCATGATTTAAAACGCCACTACTCATTAGCCGATTAACCGATTTGTCGGAAAGACCGCCTACAACCTTTTTCCATGCTCTTGCCATGGCGCTTTTCTGCATTGCCTCTTTGTAAATTATGTCTTCGTAATATGCTACTTTATCCATAGAACCTCCTGCTTTATTCTTTATCGTGAATATTTTTCGCTATCACAGCTCCACCGGCAGCAACTCCACCAATACCAAGTAAGGATAATCCCATACCTTTGCCAAATCGCTTAGGATTATTTTTGATATAATCTAAAATTTCTTTGCCGCCTAACTTTTTGTAATTCTTACTATCTTTAAATACTTCTGGCCCAACGCTTCCTTCAAAGACAGCGGTATTTTTACGCCCAATATTATTATAATTCATGCGATACAATGATTTAATATTATCTGCGTTGGGATCCAATTTCCTCACTTCGGACAAATATTCACTAAAATCTCTGGTTCCTCTTAGCTCCGGATTATCTACTTCTTTGAGTTTCCATGAGGGAACAGATGCCTTTAACGTCTTTCTCTTTTTAGCCTCTTCTTGAATTTTTTTCGCTTGTTCAATCGGGTCAGAGAACACCCAACCAGCAGGGTTAGTTTTCATCGCTTCTCTTTGAGCGTAAACATTACCCACACTGTCTGCTACCATCTTTTTCCTACCAAAGTATACTTTATTCGCCTGTTGCTCTTTGGATAGTCGTACTTGACTTGTAATATTATCCTCATCAAGAGCCTTAGAAGCATCGAGGCCGCGTTCTAAAATACTATCGACATTGTTTCTGTGAGTGTTATGATACATCTTTTCTCTTCCTGTCAGATTTCCACGGTCAAGTTGATGCTTAGTTACTGCTGCACCCGTGATAGCGGTAGCGGCAGCCACAGCGTTCTCGTTATCATTATCTTCGTCTTTTTTTGCCGCTTTATAAATTCCCTCTTCATACATTGCGATTTTATCAATGTATGCTGCCGTCTTATCAGCACCTCTTAACTCACTCTTAGATTTTTGTGCACCGCCAGTATAAGTTCCTTTATACACAGGAACTTCCTCCATTAACAACAGCTTAGATGCCTCCATGCGGTGATGTCCATCAAAAAGAATTTTCTTCCCAGGAGTTTGAGGACGAATACCATTTAGTTGGTTAACTATAATGAACGGCTCCACTTTCCCCTTATCTTTTTGAATACCTTCAGCAATGCTAAGGACCTTCTCTTGCTTTATAGGCTTATTAATGCCCTGTAAGTTCTTAATTTTCTCCGTGGTCTTTTCCCACTTATAATTCTTTGCCATAGCAAGAGCACCATCTACATTTGGCGTCTTATATTCATGAGAAGTTGCCATCATCGTAGCAACCTTGCGGGCGATGTCGTCAGAAAGAGCGGCTTCAATTGCGGGAATCTTACCATCCTTACCAACTTGGTCGTCTTCTCTGGCAGATGCAGCTTTTTCAAAGTTTGAAGATTTCTTACACTTTAATTGTTCCATGATATGTCCTGGCGAAACCTTTTTTAAAGCTACGTCATAGTGCTTTGCCATATCTCTGAAGGTTTTAAAATGTTCTTCCGATATAATATCAACATCCTTATCAGTGTAGTGTTCAATATCATTATCGTAACGAAGGGGTTTAAAACTTCCCTTTAATTTATACATAGAACACGGTTTATCCAAGTTTACCGCATCGGTATATTCCAGCCTAGTTCCCTTGTAATTACTTTCATCAGGGACATCTTTGTTACTGGTCTCTACCACAAACCTTGCGTTCCCATCGTTCCAACGAGCTCCAAACGCCGCCGCAAAAGAAGGATCCTTGGAGACAAAGATCACCTTACCCTTGTTGTTACCGGAAGTATCCTCAGATTTCCGAAACTTTTTAATATCCTGAACTCTGGATGCGTGATACATAAATTGTTCTTCGGCTGTTTTAAGGATTTCTTCTTCATACATCTCAGCCTTCTTTAACCACGATTTAAAGCCTCTTACTTTTTCAGGGAGCGTACTTGCGTCCCCATCAAAATTAATGCCATTATCGTCAACGTAGGCGATTGCCGGAGGTTTTTTATCGGTAACATCATCGACTTCGATATCATTCTCTTGCAGGTATTTTTTAATTGCATCAATCCCACCTGGTTCGGCGCAACGGGTGGACACGACGATAACCTTGTGGTCTTTGCGTAAGTCCTGAATAGCTTCTTTAATCCCCGGCACAGGTTCGTCAGGGATAATATTGTTACCCTCCCACCCGCTTTTATAAGAGTGGATAACGCCATCAAAGTCGAATACGATGTTGGGCTTCTCTTCAGAAGCTTTCTTTTCCAAGTTATTTTTATAAATCTGACGCACCTCATTGATTACGTCATTCTCTAATCGCTCGGTCGAGCCTTTTGTTTTTGAGTAGTTCTCTTGGTAGTCCTTGGTATTCTTGGCAATATTATCGCCAATTTTGGATCCTACAGCCATTCCTGCAGTCATTCCGGCCATAGGGAGAACAAAACCAAGACCTGCGCCGGGATATTTTTTCTTTGAAAGAAACATCGGGGTCATTCCAATGGCTGTTCCGGGGAGTAACCCAACAGCCATCCCTTTAGTTTTTGCATCTTGCGTTTTAAGATTTAATTGCTTTTCTTTTTTGGAATTTGTATAATCTGGATGACTTTCAATTAATTCTTGGGCTTTATTGTACAGAGGATCATAATCATTCGGATCACCATCTGTCATATCATAAATTTCATTGTAAATTTTTCGACTGATTAATGCCTCTTTATAAATTTTTTGTTCAAGTTCCGTTGTCTTATCCATTTTTACCCTCCCGGCTTTTCTTTAATAAATCAAAGAGCAATTGATTTTGTTTGTCTTTGTGTTGAGCAACTTCATAAATAAATTCATCTGGCGTCCGGTATTGTGATTTAAAAATACCGAGTGTTTTTGGCATTGTAGCCATGTAGCGATTTACATTTACAGACCGGTCTTTAGGCTCCCTGTGGCTTAACCCACCACTACGAATACCTCGTGCCTCCATTTGTTTCATCTTCTCTGGATTAAAATGAGGGTCAAGAACACCTTCCCATGTGGTATCGTTTAAAGAAATACCTTCTCCGCCGGCGCCGCTAATCAGCATGACCTTCTTTGCCCTGTTGTTAAAATCAACAACATCCTTTTGGCGGCTCTCTTCAGTTACACCTTTGTTACCTTTCCCAATAAACTTTCCATACTCAATCCCACGGTCTTTTAAACCCGCTTCAAGCGTATCTGTGCCGCCGTTAATTAAATGACTGAAAAGAAGTGCCTGACCGTCTGGAGTATTCTCTAAATGAGCCTCTAGGTCGTCTAAGAGTTTCTTGGTCTTAGGGGTAATCTTTGCGCTTTCTTCCAAAGAAATACCAGGATGAACTGAACCAACGCTGTTCATCAATTTTCTTTCCTCAATCATTTGATTATATGCTTTTGCAATTTCCTCATTTTTAAAGGTTTCCAGACGTTTTGCAACAATCATCTGCTTTATCTTGGGATTGTCAGAAAGCATATCTTTGTATATTTTAGCCTGCTTCTTACTAATTGGTACCTTTATGATATTGGTTTTCTTTTCAGGCATATTTGCGACATCTTTGATATCATCATTATCTAAATAATCAATATACTTGGATAATTTACTTGCCAATTCCTTCTTATAATTAAATCCAACGACAGGAATTCTCTTTTCATTTGTTCCTTGGTATTGCCTATCAGTACTTCGCTTCAGGTACCGTTTGGAAAACTCATCTTTGCTTTCTCCGAGATTATGATTGCCATTTGATGCAACATCGACAAGAGGCAATACATCAGCAATTTCATTAGACACTACTGAACCGGTTAAGCCGATATAGTTTTTGTACAGTTTTCGGCTAGATTTCAATGTTTCCGTAGTAAGAGTATCTTCGTTTTTACCACGATGGCTCTCATCCGTTATGACTGTATCTGCTCCGCTTTCTTTTAAATATCGTTCAGGATCGCTACGAAACATTTCATAAGAAATAACATTATAATCAGAATTTGGGTCGACGTTGTGATGCGTTCCTTTTTTTATTTCGGTTTTGTTCCCGATTACATTTACTGTGCTATCAGTAAATTTACTAACCCCTTGTTCTGCAAAGTTATTTCTAAGAGAAGCGGGGACAATTATAAGCGCTTTGTTTGCCTTCCCCTCTGCCTTTAGTTTCTCGAACCTAGCAATACCGGTAAGCGTTTTTCCACTACCAACGCCGTGCGCGTAGATTACACTGTCTCCTGGGCGATTAACAGACTTTTCTTGATGCGGATATAATTTTACATCCGATTTCAGTGCAGCTTCTTTATAAATCATATCTTCATACATTGCTATCTTATCCATCTGAATACTCCATTTCGGTTCATAGATTTGTTTGGTGGATTTAACACTGCGAAGGTTCTTTATTTTAAACCTACGGATGCCACCTTTTTCCGGATCGTATCCCCAGAAATCGCTACCATCTATTTTATAAGGTTCTACGTTCCGAAAAGAGATGTTGCCTTTTTTATCACAGTACTTTATCTGCACCATGTTCATATTATTGCCACCGAGTTTAAGTTTCTCTATGTGTTGTAAATCACGTTTTCCGAATTCTTTTTCCGGCAAATATAATCACCCTCTTTCCGCGATATTTTTAGCTTACAGTATGATTATAAGCTAAAAATGGCAAAATATAAAGATTCTATTTTTTAAGGTATAAGTAATAAAAGGAAGAATCGTATTACTTCCTTTTATTACTTACGAAAGGAGAGTACATATGTCGGAAGATCACAAAGCTGATCATTCCACGATTTGTTTTTGGTGTGGTACCGTGGTAGAAAAAAAGAAGATTATTAACACAGGCGATAAACACCCCCTAATGGTAATTGATTATGCGCCATGCGAGCAATGTATTGAGAAAAGAAGTAAAGGTGTAACATTTATCGAGTTCTCAGAAATCCCAAATGTTGTGGGACAGGCGGAATTACAACCTGGTATATATCCGACAGGATCGTGGGCAGTTATGACTGAGGAAGCGGTAAGAAAATTTATGCGTCCAGAGGCGGCGCAAGATGCAATCCAAAAAAGTTTTTGTTTTTTGGACAAAGCTACTTGGAATTTATTAGGATTTAACTTATAATAATAGGAGGACAAACTAAAATGAAGAATACTGGAATGGTAAGAAAATTGGATGACCTTGGTAGAGTTACTTTGCCAATGGAATTAAGAAGAACTATGGATATAGCAAAGCGCGATGCTCTGGAGATTTTTACAGAAGGGGAAAGTATTATTCTTCGTAAGTACGAATCAAAGAAATGCGTGTTCTGCGGAAAAACTAATGATATCGAGGAATTTAAAAATAAATTCGTATGCAGAGAATGCAAAGAAGGTTTGAAAAAGTAACTTAATAATTGGGGGTGTAGTAACAATTGAATCGCAATATTAACAAGCGGACCGATGAAATACACAGAAGAGCAATCGAAATAGCAGAATATGTTATCGAAACAGGATGCACCGTACGCCAAGCAGCAAAACGTTTTGGTGTGAGTAAAAGCACAATTCACAGAGATTTAACAAAAACATTAATTGCAATGCATGAATATAGTCTTCATGATAATGCTGCCGTTATCATATCTGTGAATAAAGCGGAACGACATGTTCGTGGTGGTCAAGCAACAAAGGCTCGTTGGAGAGATTTCTCAAAAGACGGCAAATAAACCTTTTGTGGTAATGTCTACATAATTAAAACATCAAATAGATGCGCTGGTAATCAACGTGTCTATTTTTTTATTTATCTTTTTTTAAAAGAAAGGAAGAAAACATGGGAAACATAGTTAATATTTATGCTGATGGAGCAAGAAGAGGAAAAGAGCCAAACTTTATCGGAGGATGGGGAACTATATTGGAAGCCCAAGGCCAAAGAAAAGAAATTTGGGGCGGACTAGTCGGAGCTTCTAATAACCAGATGGAGATGACTGCAGTTCTCGAAGGTCTAAAAGCCATCAAAACAAACGAAGCTAGTATTAAGGTATTTTCTGACAGCGCCTACATAGTAAACTGCTTCAGAGACAAATGGTATGAAACTTGGTTAAAGAACGGATGGATGACCTCACAAAAGAAACCAGTAGAGAACAAACAAATGTGGCTTGAAATACTTAAACTGGTGTCCAAATTTACATCGGTTACTTTCTTTCATATCGATGGACATATCAGTTTAAAGAAGCCGGATGAAGTGGCAGAGTTCCATAAGAAATTTAATCAAAAGAATAACGTAAAATTCTCACTAGAAGAATTTATTCACGTCGCAGAAAACAATGCGCGAGTAGATGTCTTAGCAGGGCAAGGCGCAGAAGATATTAAAAAATCCCTATAATTTAAAGAGGTGATGATATGTCCCGTAATACATTGGTAAAACAAAATCAAAGTGCTATTGCTTCTCGTGACCATCGTGCCGAAGCAATAGCGTTCCTTGAACAATTAATAATCGAAAAGAATAATTTCTCCGAGGAAAAACATCGTTATCATGTTGAAACAGCTAAAATGGTGTACGACGAAACATTACAATATACAACGGAAAAGGCGGGGCGTATACCTACTTTAAATGAAATCTTATCAAAAATGTATGAGTTTAACTACAAGATTTTATGGGAACTATCTACCTACGATCTGTTAAATGGACTTGGGGAATATGGGTACAGCGACCAATTAAGTCCTGATGAACGTTATTTTTTATCAGAAAACGATTGCATTGAAGAGATATTTGAACATTGGGAAAATTATTTGTCTATGGAATTATGTTTCAACCCACAAGAGTACCTCGGTGAATTATTATGTGAAAGTAATCTTAGCTACTATGATGATATGAATTTGCAATACAGGCTATTAACTTTATATGATCATGCAGTGTGCGTTAATGACTGCCAAAATCTATTACTTCCCTCTTGGCATTATCAAAGTGCCGCAAGAGGGAGTGTGGCCGAAGACGCAGATTATATTATGCGTCTTCGGTTTTTAAGCGAAGAAATCAAAGAAATCAATTATGAGGAGGAAAATGATAATGAGTAAATTTAAATGTCCATGTGGTCTAGAGTTTACAGAGGAGAACAACACAGAAAAGTTCTCCTCCAATGTGTTGATGAGCAGGGTGTACAAGGACGAGAAACAAGCGGCTAAGAATTATGTTAATGCCACCTGCTTAGCATGTAAGATTGAGGGCAGAAGAACAATTGAAAGACCACGCTCCTTAATGGATATGACAACATTTAATGATGCAAGCGCAACAGATCTTATGTGCATCGCAACCAACAAAGAGTGGAAGGAACGAGAGACAGTAAAGGATTATGGAGACCAGTGCATGAATACAAAGCGTACACAAACAATTGAAGTAATATTCCAAACGGACGATTACAGAAAAACAGTGTACAGTACATTTACAGGGAATTGCTCCATGTACGATTTAATAGAAAATGTCGTAGAAGATGTCTGGAATGCTCCAAGTGAAGCAGATAATTCACTATCCTTGCCAGCATTTTATTTCACGAACGAAGATGGTGAATGCGTGAATATTGAATTGGAACGAGAATCAGAATTGTTCAATATGATCATCAGTGCTCGCGTCGTTGAGTTTAAGAACGAAATACTTAGCGCAGAGGAAGAAGAAAAGCAGATGGAAAAACTCTTCGGCAGAACCGTCAAAGTACAAGATGCTAATTCTGACGAAGTAATATCGTCCGATGCAGATTATGATTTCGACGATATTGACGATGACGATGATGAAAACTAATAAAAACACATATGAAAGACGAGAGGAAATAATATGAAGGTAACAATACTATTAGGAGAAAGCACACAGTATTCTATGGAGCTAGGCAATGATAAAGCAACTGAAATGTATGCCGATTTAATAAAATACTTGCTAATGAAATCAATACAAATCATACCGGAACCAGAGCCGGAGTGTGTGCCCATAATACCAATCTTTCACGCAGAGAATATGCAACAATCCGCAAAAGAAATTGTCTCTGTTCACGAATCTGCCGATGATGAGTCTATACCAAACCCTTTTGCAGGTATGAATACTTTTAGCTATAAAAAGATAGTTGCATATCAATGTCCTGATTGCGGGCAAATCACAGTGAGGTTTATGGTATTGGGCGAAAGTAATATTGCTCATTGTCACTTCTGTAGAAAAGAAGGTATTGTAATCGAGACTGCAGAGATAGCTTCCTACATCTGTGAAGAATGCGCCGCTTCTGCGTATATTTGGGTTTGCAATGGATTAAGGGAGGTTCATTGCAAAGACTGTAAAACTCCGATCAATCTATTCCGCGATAGTATGGATGAAAATAAATTAAAGTCAGCAGGCTTAATAAATAAGAGCGGACACAGTAAGAAAAGGAGATAGCCTATATGCCAAGACAATTAGGAGAGCTACATCCTTGCAATGGAGGTTGTTGGTTCTGCCACAATGGATTTAGTGATCTAAAAGACAAAGCATTTTCTTATGAGTTTGATACTAATTTACATATCTCTTGCTTGTTAGATGAGTTAAGAGAAAACCCGAATAATGAAGAAGCAAAATTGATAGCAAAAGAATATGGCATCAAGTATAATAATAATGAGTTGAGCGGGGAGATATAACATATGAGAAAAATAGTAATATTATTTTTGGTAAGTTTAGTTTTGACGGCTCCAGTTAAGGTAAAAGCTTTTGAGGAACCGGTTGCCGGCATAACTAAATCGCTAGAGAATTATCACTATGAGAAAAAAGAAAACGTATTTTATGAACAGTCCATTGCCGGAATATCCCCGGCAATGGAAAACTATTATAACAATTACGAGGAACCGGCTGCTTATGAAGAATCTATTGCCGGAATATCAGTATCTCTTGACGCCTATGAAAAAGATAGGCGTCACAGAAAATACGATATTCCTCTTTCTTCAGAATTACAGAGATACGTATACGATGTATGTAAAGAATATGATAATGTAAGACCTAAATTGGTATTTTCTGTACTGGATAAGGAAAGTGATTTTGATTTTGATGCGGTCGGATATAACGATAACGGAACAAAAGATGTGGGCGGTATGCAGATCAACTCATCCAATCATAAGTGGTTAACAAAAAAACTTGGTGTTACAGATTTTTTTGACCCTAAACAGAATATACTAAGTGGCGTATATATGCTATCGTTGTTTGGCGGGATGAAAGATTTACACCAAACATTAGTGTCTTATAACGCTGGTCCAGATAACTGGAAAGAATATGTATCAGAAGGGATCTATTCTACAAAATATAGTCGAGACGTTCTGAGAATAATGGATGAGATAGAAAATAAGAAAATAAATGAAAGAGGGATTATGCCATGGTAAGAGAGATTGTAAAGGACAAGGAGATTTTAAAACAGCCTTGCGAGAAAGTAGAAAAAGGAGAAGATGTTCTCTACATAATTCAAGATCTGATTGATACCGCAGAAATCTATAAAGATAAGTGTATCGGTCTTGCGGCTAATCAAATCGGCTATAATAAAAGAATCGTTTTAATTAAGAACGGGGCATCATGGGTTCACTTCATTAATCCGGTAATTTGCGAGAACCGAAAACACGGAAAATGTATCTCCGAAGAAGGATGTTTATCACTGGATGGTGTAAGAACTGTTCCTCGGTGGAACCGGGTTACACTAAGATATAGGGATGACAAAGGCGATATTAAGGTGTTAAAAGATTTACGTCGTCCTTACTCCATTGTTCTTCAGCACGAAGTGGACCATCTGAATGGAATTCTAATCTAAGCAAAGGTGGGTAAATGATATGGGTATCCAAGAACTTAAACAGTTAGAAGCAGGTAATATTGTTAGAAGCAACCAAACAAATGAGGAATACCAAATACTTATGAAGTTTCAATATTCCGTTAACTGTTATCTTGGATCCGGAAAGTCAGGGCACAAGAGAATTGGCGAGACGAACATGAATGAATTTGACTTAGTAAAAAGATAGCTGCGATATCGCAGCTATCTTTTTCGTGAAGAAAGGAAGGGATAAAATGCGAATTAATCAATATACTGTTTTGCTAGACGAAAATAAACTACCATTTTTGGTAAAAGAAAGGGGGTTAAATTACACTGATGAGGTTAAAGGTGTAGGTTCTCTCGTTCGCTTGTGCAACACTATTTTTAATGCTAGTAAGCAAGCAGAAGAACATGTGTACCTTGTTTGTTGTACAACGAGCGGAAAAGTATGTGGGTTGTTTGATGTCTCTCATGGCACGGTTAATAATTGCCTTATGGGGCCAAGAGAAATCCTCCAAAGAGCCTTGTTATGCGGGGCGGCAAAGATATCTATCGCACACAATCATCCAGGGGGAAGTATAAAACCAAGCGCAGAAGATATTCGTGCTACAAGACGAATTAAAGAGGCTGCAGAAATGATAGGCCTTCAGTTAGACGACCATATCATTATCGGTGATAATGATACATACTATAGTTTTGCACAAGAAAATTCGTTGAAGGAGAAATGAAATGACGCGCTATTTTGATTTAATAGGAAAACGTGTGGTAGCAGATATTACAATTGACGATGGAACGCCCGCTTGTACAGCGACCGCAGATAAATTCGAAAAATTGTTCCACTGCAGTATTAGAGAAGTAGATAAGGTAGAACGTGATAAATTGGTCAAGGAATACAGTGATTAGGAGATAAGATATGAGATATAAAATTATGCTGTTCTTAGATAAATTATTGCAAATTTCTCACCACCGTTGCGTGTGGTGTGGTAGAATATTAACGGACATCGAAATTACCTATTACGAAAACAGTTGTAACAAGTGTGAAGAAAAAATAATGAAGAAGCTGAGATAAGCGGAGGTGCTTAAAAATGAATTTGTACAATGCTACACATATCGTTCTGAAAAAAGAAGATGTTGACAAATATTTAACTCTGGGAGAAGTGGAAATACTTGCTAGACTCTGTGAAAAGATTGTTAGCCGCAGGGGAAAAGAGGACAAGCCACACAATGAATATATTGTGTGCGATACGGATGAAACCTATGCCGAAGAAATCTTGAACACAATTCAATGGCACGAAGAAAAGAAAGAAATGCGTACATACGGAGACATTATCCAATCATTAAAAGCTGGCGAGAAACCAGCTTATGAAGAAATTAGGCTGGCAGCTCTCATGGGCTCCAATTTACTTTTCTTCGCAAATAATGATATTAAGCGTCTCGCAGGTGAGCCGTCAAAAATTTTTACAAAAGAATGGTATCTGAGTGAGAGTTACACCAGATATCACAAAGCATTAAACACAACACCTTTTAAATGGCTTGGCAATGACCACCCAGATAACCCGCAATATAGAGAAAGATTTAATCTCAGTAATAAGATATTAGATAAGGTACTTAATGGCATGGAATCTAAGGATAGTACAAACTAACATTACCATATATTCTCAGATAAAACGGTATGGTATAAGAAATAAAAGGAAATTGACTTTCCTTTTATTTCTTATTAAGGAGGTAATTTATGTGCAATTGTGTCAAGGAAGCAGAAGATAAGTACAAAGAATTTTATTTAAAGCAACATCCTGAAAGTGCCCCTGAAAGCGTTAATGTATATTGCGACTGCATAGCGTTAATTTTCGGGAAGAACGGGGGTACGAGATTTTCAATACCGTTCTCAGTTACAGATACCACGAAGTCAGCAAGAAGGCCAAAAGTGAAAAAGATTAATGTTCTTCCCCAATATTGTCCGTTCTGCGGCGAAAAAAGAGAGGAGAGTGATCTCAATGAAGAAGGACACACAAGCGTTCTGCAATAAATTTAATTGCGAAGATAACATTAAAGGAAAGTGCTCTTCGCAAAAAATAACCGGGAAAGATGGCCGGTGCCTTTTTTACAACAGGAAGACCGTCGTTAAAGGGGGTAGCTAGTTTGCTTAAAGAAATGGAAGATAAACGTAAAGAGGCTATTCACAAACTAGCTACTTGTTCACTGTGTATCGTGTGTAGTAAGGGGTTTTCAGAAAAGGATTTGGAGGATGAGAACTTCCACCATATAGTGACTAAGCGTAGTACAGATTTATTTGCACATAAGCATTGTTTGGTGGATGGGCAATCAAATAAATGAATTACAGGGAGGATATTATTATGAATGCCGTTGAAGTAATCTTCGACTTATTGGATGAGGAGCAGAAACCTTCTGTTTTCGTATTTGTAGTGACAAAGGAGACGAAAACAGACTATCTGGCAAAAAGAAAGTCAGAGGACAGGCCGAGCAGAAGGTTTTGTAAAGAGGGTCTTGATAAAATCATACGTCAAAAGCCATTATATTATGTTTATCGGTATCTGACAGAAGAAACCCCGGAGCAAATTAATACATCTGAAAAAATGAAAGATGTCGGCAAATTAATGATGAGCGAGATTGGCTACGACATTCAATCTTACAACCATCAATTAACAAAGCTATCGAATCACTTTGTTAATTTCATCACGCATTAACGGGAGGGCTTATGTGGAAAATAAGATTTATCTATGGTGACGGCGGTAAAATAACACTAACCAACAAGAGATCTGCCTTATCAGAAGAATTGTATGATAAGTATATGCTACTCTATGGCAGATTATCTGATAAGGCTTTATATCAGCAATATCCAAAAAAGAATTATAATGAAGTGGATTTAAAACAAAATCCGGACTTATCTTTTTTGGATAAAATGAAGCGCATAGAGAAAACTGGAAAATAGGAAAAGGAGTGTGGATTAACGATGGTAGGATATTTTACTGTAAGAAGCGGTCCTCTTTACGATAGATACTTGGCGCGTAAAGAGATGGCCGACAAAATAGACGAGGCTTTTAATGAGGTCCGTAGAGAGTTCGGGATTAAAACCTCTGAATATGTTCAAGACAACGACCGTCTTGCTATTGTTCCAAGGAAAGAAGACGAAGAGATATTCAGAGATAAATTAAAGGCTTATAAGGGTAAATTAAAGGTATTTAAGGTAAAGAGTGATGTGCATATCAGGTGGATAAATCTGTGCAAAGAACGCAATTTAAGCGTTCCCATCCGTATGAGACTAATTGATTATTTTCCTGTTAACAGAAGTGCGAAAAGCTCTATTGGTCCCATTGATGGAGTTCTGTTTTGTTATTATGAAACGGATGGTAACTTCTTTGCGGCGAATAATTATAAACTTCCTGATGGATTTGAGGAAATTAAAGCGAGCGAGTATTGGAAAGCTATCGAGGATTATTATGAAAGATCAAACGAACCAATGCCTAAAGGAGTGTAGACCATGACTGGACGAGAATTAATTAAGTATCTATTGGATGGGTTTCCGTTAGACCAAGAAACAGGAATAGATGGATTCTATTCGTTACCAAATCAAGATCGTATATACCCAATGGCAAAGATAACTGGTAACACATCAGATGGTTATCATACATTTGATGAACTTTACGCACACCGTACGGTTTTGTTTGCTGTAATCTGCAATCAAAACCACGGCATCTCTTGGAGATCAAAACTTCACAATGACGGCACTATGTTTGAAGGTATGTTTATCGCCGGAATGGACTTGCCATATTATGGTCAGGTGACATACCATTGCGAAGATAAGTATTGGGATTTATTTAATGGTAGTCAGATATTACTGCATGCTCCTGCATGGGATGGCCATCAGCCTAATGATGTAATTGAAAGAATGACCTCGTATAGAAATATAGAGGTCATGCGCAATAACCAAGAACTCGTTAACCATGTAGGTTTGGTAGCTGTTACGGAAATGGCTGCATTTTATTTTAATCAAGCTATTCAACAGCAGTACAAAGACCTTAATTTAAATGCCGATCTCCAGAAACAATATTTTGGAACGAAATTGCTGACATTCTTCCCGGAAGATTTTAAACGTATTGATGAAAGATTCAGAATGTCCAGGGAATGGGTTAATGAAATACAAAAATACTTAAACTAAGTGGGGGGACTATTATGGATAACGACAAACAAAAAATTATTATTCACACAAAAGGTAAGAGATTTTCATTAGATCTAGAGCCTACAGAAGCAGATGACATGTTCTTTGCGCTTTTAAAAACAGTGGTGACAGCAAGTTCTGATGTGAACTCATCACCGATGTTAAAAGAACTATTCGAGCAGCACCGTAACTCTTCGATAGTTTCAACTAAGGCGATAGAAGAAGGAAGCGCCTCTGTAGAAGACTCCGAGGATGTTCCTTCTAATATAACAGAAGCTTGCGATGAAACCCAGAGTAGATTAGCTTTTGTTGACATCCCATATGAAATCAAAGACGAGATAAGAAACAGAGATACCGAAACGCAGACAGTTGCAGACAAGGTGATGGAACAAGCTCGTAATGCCGGAAACCGAGGATACCGTGGATTTGTAATGATCCGATGTAAACATTGCGGAGCGGTAAAGGCCACTGCACTGAAAGATTATCTGACGACATTCAAATGTCGCGAATGTGGGACCGAAACTGAGTTAGAAAATTTGAAAACGATGTACGTGAACTGTGAATGTGGCGGCAGATATAGATACCAAACAAATTTTACAGCCGATGACACACTGTTTGACGTAGATTGTCTCGGCTGTAATTCACCGGTTACTGTAAGATATAATAGTAACTCTGAAACATTTCAGTCATTAAATCGATATTAATAATCAAACGGAGGAATTAATTATGAATGAATGTGATTTTGATATTCTTCTCCTTGAATTAATTAACAAGGGGATACTACAACTAGTAAAGAATATGGACGATTGTACAATTTCTGATGTGCATCATAAAGACCTTGGACATTTTGTAATAAGAACGTCTGAGGAGGAAGTCTATTATCTATCTGTTAAAAAGTCGGCAGGAGCGATAAGCAATAGACTTGTTATTAATACCAGAAATGTCATCGTTCCATCGGTGGCAGCCGATACCGGCTATAACGACGCAGCCACGACGACAGCTACCATAACCACCACGGCCACGACTAAGAACAAAGCTTGTCAGCCACCAGTATTTTAAAAATAAGAAGATTAACTGGGTTATAACCCAGTTAATCTTCTTATTTAAATTTTCTCGTATAAGTAAGAAAAGAGGGAATAATATTATTCCCTCTTTTCTAAATAATCATGGGAGGAATGTTATGTATGTAGAAATGGAACGTAAAAGAAAGAGGCGCAAAAAAATACTGCGAATTACATTTAATATTATCGGTGTAACTGTCGTGTGTTTGTTTGTCGCTGTCGTCGTTGTTGGCGCAATTTATGTAGCGGATATATTTACAAACCAAGGAGGATATTAGGATGGAAGGGCCGGAAGTTGCTCAAGTTTTTCGTAAAATCGCGAGTGCGCTAGAGAAAGGTGAAATGGTATACAAAATCAATATTACCAGTGATTTTGTATGGCCGGAGAATTGTGTTATCGTTGTGAACAAATCAGAAGATGTTCCTGGAATTGATATAACCTTTAAACAGATTGAACTATCAACAGAAAAGTATCTGGCAATGAAGCTTATCAGCGATAAAGTGATGCCACTTAATGGCGACACCAAAGTCTGTATTTCAGTCGAATCTGATGTGTTGCCAGTTGTGTCGGAATTATCAGAATTATTCAAAAATTAGGGAGGGTTATTAAAATGAAATGTATTAAACCAAGCTTTGAGATTTCAATTCAACCGGAGGATCCAAAGGGAGTTCTGCAACACATTGAGAAAGTTGCAAGGGTGTGTTATAAGTCCGAGGGGAATATTACAGAAGATGGCGAGAGCGCAAAGAAACTTTGCACCAATTTAATTAGTAGGGGCCACGAAGCTATGATCGAACACTCTTCTTACATACTTCGCATGAGTGACACATTTTATAAAATCTGCACAAATTATATTACAAACTTCGAAGAACATGGCTATAATTTGTTTCTTCGACGTACGTCAGATGGCAATTCACGCCATATTGTTTCCGGAAACGTAAGAGCGTGGAGAGATTTTATGAGAGCCGCTATCAATATAACTGGTTCTATACCTCCGTGGCTTAGTGTGTTCTTTACTAATGATGTGGACAAAGTGAATTTGTTCGGAGATTTACCTTTTGTTCATAGTGGACCACAAGATGACGCATGTTGTGAAAAAGAGGTATATATCATTGGCAAAAACGATCTAGAGACCTTGGTAGAAAAAAGAGTTCATTATGATATCTCTGTAAAATTTATCGTCGACCGCGGCGTATCTCATGAATTAGTTCGCCACAGAGTTGCTAGTTTCGGACAAGAAAGTACAAGATACTGCAACTACAGTAACGATAAATTCGGTAGTAGTATTACCGTAATTGATCTTTTCGGCGGCATTAAATTAGATGCCGCGATGGGGAAATTAACATTGAGCCAGGTTGCCAGTATTTTGGCTGAATGGGAAGCTGCAATGGAAGATGCGGAGAAACATTATCTCAAAATGATGGAACTCGGTGCAACCGCACAAATTTCTCGTTCCGTTCTTCCGAACTCAACAAAAACCGAAATTACATTTACATCTAATATAGGTGAGTGGCAACAATTCTTCTCTCTGAGATTACCTGCTACGGCACATCCTCAAATGAGAGAGGTAACGAGTGGTTTACATAAGAATTTTGTGGAATTATTTCCAGATTCATTTCAATAACACTGCGCAATTATATTTCCAAGAATGGCTGTGAGTTCGTTTCACAGCCATTCTATTTTAAAGGAGAATTGACATGAGGAAAGTAATAAAAGTAATCTTTGGTATTATCATCCTAAGTGTGTTTGGTTTGTTCTGCATTAATAATATTGCCAATACAGCAGACAAAAACTTACAGGCGGTTGCTCTCGGGCTTGCAATTGGGTTTGTGATTTTCATATATGCTTGGGTGTGCGAAATAATTGATATGATAAGTAAGTGTAGAAAGGGATAAGCTGCCATGAATAAAAAGGAATACATCTTTTTGGTAAAAGATGTTGAGGCCGAGTACCAAAATCATGTTATACTCACAACTGATGTGGAGAAAGCTATGTTGAATTTCTGCCAAGAGATGCCGAATTATAGTTATGGCAGACAGCTCGAAGTGTGGTGCGACAACGAATGCATAATTCACCAATTAAAATATGTAGCGTCTCAAATTGGCAGGATATCAGAACTTCTAAGGACCACTTTGGAAGAAGATAGTCCTGAATTACTGGATATCATGTTAGGCTATCTTCTAAAGGAAAAGGCGCGTTACGAAGATAGCCAGCGATTAGCAAAAGAGGCGGAGGAACAGCGACAGCGAGAAATCGATTTAAGGCAGCTTGAGGCTCTAAAAGAAAAGTATCCTGATCAATTTCTTAGGCAAATAAGTAAACGGTTTAATTTCTAGGCTTCTACGCTGAAAAGGAGAGACAATGGAAACAAGGCAAATAACAGAAGTAAGATTATGTATTTTGAAATTAAATATGATGAGAAACGAACATGTAGAAAATGTGGATATAGCTGCTATATCCACATCGCTCACAGCTCTGCAAAATTGGTATGAAAGTTTATTGGTACCAGTATATAAAGAGCCGGACGAAGGTATTTGCGGCCCGAGAACACTTTGCAAAAGCTTTCGAAAAGGTAGTCCATTGGAATATTACAACCCGATAAGTTGGGGACACGGAGGAATATCATCACAATGGGTCCCTATAGATTCATTAAGTGAGATACGGTCGCAATTTTATTTTGTTGAAGAAGGAGGGTTTAATTAATGTTTGGGAGAAAGTTCTACTGGTATTATGTATTGACCGATGGCGATGGAATTAGATGCGGTGTTGCAATTACAAAGAGCAACGCATTTCCACTTAGTGGCGTAGTTGAGTTATACAAAAACAACTTTGGGCGCACCCATAATGTCACCTTTTTTGCAAGAATTAGCAAAAAAGAAAGTGAGCAGATTAAAGATGAAAAGGAGACGGAATTCCTTTATGACGGGGCCAATGTTTCTGCGAAAGAAGGATGAAACTATGAGTGTGATTGAAAAAGTGAAAGAGACTATTCAAGATATTGTAGAAAACACTGTTGCGTCAAAAGAAATGCAAGGATTTACGGCCACAGAGTTAATAGAACTACAAAATAAGTTAAGAAAGGTAGTATACCGGTCTCTCGGAAATGTACTTAGTCAGAGAGATGATATTTTTGCCATCCGTTTTGCCGTTGATATCGACGATACTATGTTGTCGGAATACAGACAACATAGTATCTTAATGACGAACCAGAGATTAGAGTTGCAGCAATTTGATCCCGTAGCAGAGGATTGGATAAAATTAAGGGATATAAAAGGAGAAGATGATTATGAGCCAAGATAATGAAAACAAATCAAATGAGACGTTAGAGTCTGCTGTTCTGCAAGCAATTACCGTAGAGTTACAAAGCGATTTAATTCCCAATCTTGTAAAGAAATACCTGGAAAAAGGTATTTCTGATGTTCTTGCAGACTTAACTGGATACGGCGGGGATGTTAGAAAAGTATTGAAACAGAAACTCAGGGATACTATGGTTCCTTGCATTGAACAAAATGATTTTAATGTATACATGGTTAAGCTAGACACTGTGTTAACCGAAATTATCAACAAAACATCACTTATTGAGAATAAAGAGATCCTTGATAATTTCAAGGATCTGATGGCAGAGCCCGATAAAGGGTCAATCAAGCTCTCAGAAATCTTCGTAGAGTGGCAGAAACATGTAGCTGCTAATGTGAACACATCAGGATTAGATGCGAATTGTGAAGATGGGGAACCAAGCTACGAATTGGTTGAGGTTACCATGAGTGTTGATATCCAGAACAGAGGCAGCGGATATTATAAATCTAATTATGATGATGCAACAGTATTCTTTAAATGCGAGCACGACCCTGAAATGGACTTCGAATTTCGTCTTTATAAGCATAAGGACACGAAGGTATGGAAAAACATTGGTCTTAACGAATATTGCAACGTAAATGGGTTAAGACATCTTGGTGATTTCCAAATCTTTTTGATGAAACTAAATCGAGCCTTTGTTGAGATTGAAATAGACGATCAGGAAGATAGTGCCGAAGTTGAACCAGATGCTAAACCGGAATGGGAATTAAACTGACCCGAGGTTGATAAGAAAGATGCAGAGAAGGGAGACAATAACTAGTGGAGATTGAAAGAAAATGGCTGTTTGATGATTTATTTTATAGAGACATAAAGGAAGATGTAAAGCGTGTTGGATATAATAGATATGGCCAAGCGTATTTGAGCATCTGTCCAGAAATACGAATACGCTGGAAACAGGGTCTTAATGGTGAGAAAAGCTATAAACTCTGTGTTAAGAGCAAGGGCAAAATTGAGCGCATTGAGGTAGAAAAAGATTTAACAGAAGATGAGTTTAATCAACTCATGATTGTAGGGAATTTAAAGGCCGAGGATTTTATCATAAAGGATACTTTGTTATTTGAGGATGCCGGCGGTAATATCCTGGCTGTTGGTAATACAGATATTTACCGTGACACAAGGTTTGTCTATGGAGAAATTGAATTCAAGTCTGTTGAAGAAGCTAACGCTTTCGTTACACCGGAATGGTTTGGCAAAGAAGTAACAGAAGATGATTATTATAAAATGGCGAACTATTGGAAGCGTACCAGAATTGATACTATTGAAGCGAGGTAAAGCGTATGAAACTCAGAATAGGTAATGCCTATTTACTTGATGATGATATTTTCTTAAAAGGGACTATTCAAAAGAAAGGGCTTCGAAAAATATTCGTTCCGGATACAGGCATTGGATGCGGATTTTCTTACCAAGTTATAACAAGAAAATCCATCGGGAAGAATTTGTTTTTTAGCCTAGAAGATATTAAATCAGATGAGCGTTTAAAGAATTTTGAAATTGTAACCGCTGAGAATGTTCTTAAAAATAATGCCACGATCGGAGAGCTTGTTTATATTTATGAGCGCCCTCACGGAGGTTGTGAGCGTGAGGAAAACGCTCATGCAATGTATACCTATTTTAAAGAGAAGTCTAACGATAATACCGTAATGAAAGCATACTTCTCTTTAGAAACTTGGTTATACGGTGACGGGAAAGACAAACCCCTTGAAATAAAGTCTGCAATGTTGTGGGGTGGGCTTATGGTAGCACATAAGCATGGAGATATTTCGTGGGACCAAATGAGAGAGATGTATGGTGAGTATATAAGCAAGGCAATGAATTTAAGATAAATCTGGTATAAGTAATAAAAGGAAGATATCGATATCTTCCTTTTATTACTTATTTTAAGGAGGAAAGTTTATGAGCGCATATGATAACAATGTAAATTCAACACAATCTGCAACAACCGGAATAGGAACTACATACACCTCGGCTGAACAGTCAGTAAGTAGTGCATTATTGCCTACGAAGCATGGTTTTGAACAATTCGTAATTCTTCCGACCAAATTAAACACAGGTTGGGTTGGTATCAGTAACACCGCAATTGAAAACAACAATCTTCAGCAAGCGCCATCATCTGCAGCTGAACGTGTGAGCCGATTATTTAGTATATAAGAAAGGCAATGGTATGAAAGAAAATTACTACGCCTTATTAATCTGTATTCTTCGACCAGTCTCAATCGAAAGAAGCTTGCAGATGATGGTTGATGAAGAATTTACAAGGCAAAGAGATGAAAATATCAATGATGAAGATATCGAAAGCATGATTAAGATGAAAAAGAGCGGCATGACTTATGGAAAAATCGGTGAGATTTTCGGCCTTGCAGAAAGCGCTACCTATAGGAGAATTAAAAGATACAAAGAAAGGATGAAAAAGTAAGATGCTATTACGAGTAACAAATCTGGGAGAGAACCGTATAACGTCCAGAGGTTATATGTGGTCGTTATCTTCTTCAATAACAGCAAGGAGGAATAGAATTTGGGGAAAGTAATTGGCGGCACCGGACATAGGCCTGATAAATTATATGGTTACGATATGAGCAACCCAAAGTATCGCACTATGATAGATTGGGTTAAGAAGGAGCTGGTTAGCGAAGATTGCGATGAAGCGATATGCGGTATGGCGCTTGGCTTTGACCAGATTTTTGGTCTTGCTGTCATCGAATTAAAAGATGAAGGGTATGATATCAAATTGCATTGCGCCATACCTTGCCTGAACTATACTAAGAAGTGGTACAAACAATCTGATATTAACCGCTATAATTTCATCCTCTCAAGAGCTGATGTTATCAAAATAGTACATGAGGATGAATATAAACCATGGTATCTCGATGATCGCAATAAATATGTTGTGGACTTATCTGATAAAATGCTTGCTGCGTGGAACGGTAGCAAAGGTGGCACATATAATTGTGTGAAGTACGCGATGAAAAATAATAAACCAATCATTCAAATGGTATTCTAAGGAGGATTTATCGGTATGGCAAAGAAACAAACTATCTTGATAACGGAAAGCAATATAAAACAAATTTATTCCAGGTTAGGCGCATTTTTCCGCTCATGCGAGCATTGTAAACAATATAAGTCAACATCTCCAAGCGGTGAAGCCATTGGAGATGTTTACCCCGTACATAGTAACCAAGCAAATGATTTAATGTTATCTGCAGACAAGCCCGCGATCCATTTATTTGCGTCTATCTCTGTAAGCATTTATCCAGGGGAACGTATTTATATCGACTCAAACAAGATTATTATCCAGAAAAAAAATAAAGAACTAGTGACGAAAACTAAAGGTAAAACCTTTGGTGAAAATTGTTGCTATATAATTTTCGAGAGGGATTATAAATATTATCGCTCGGTTCAGGTTGATGGTGTAAAATACAGAGTTCTCTACAATTTACTTGGTACCACCTTAAATAAATGTGTCCAGAAACTTATTGAATCTGATGAGAAGGGGGTTAAAGCTATGATAGAATTTAATGGCCATAGCTTTTATTCTGACACAGTAACATTAGATAGTGCTTATATGGAGATACAGGGTAAAACGTATTCGGAATTTGTTGCGGATCAGGAAACAGCGCTTGCGCGGTGGAATAAAGAAAGGGCAGAAGACGAAGCTCTTTTACCGGCTAGGATAGAAAGACTTAAAAAAGCCGGTAGGGAATTAATTCACAAAGAACTTTGGGAAGATTGGGATAAGATGGTTACGGTTAGAGCTAAAGATATATACAAGGGATTTGAAGTCGATAGCTCGTTGAAAATCATCAAAGTACTGACAGAGGACGAAGACATTGAAAGTGCTGTCAAAGTAATTAGATCACAAGGCCATTCAGGAATGTCTTACAGCCTCGTACGTGAGATTGTAAGACGGTTTGGGGTTAGAGGTGAAGAATTTGCCGAGGCTTGCGGAAAATGAGTTTAATAGAGATTTGGGAGGATTAATTTATGTCGGTGCTTTGGTGTGAATTCTTAAATATGTGGTGTAGCGACATTGATGATGAGGATAGAAGCGAGATGTGCCCTCATGGTCCAGACAGTAAGTGTAAAGGATGTTGCGATAGCATGGATATTCCTTCGTCTAAAGAAGAAATGAGGAGGCAGTGGGAATGATGAGGAAATGTCAGGGTTCTTATTATGTAAATAAAGTGTGGGCTGCATTTGAGGATGGATTGTTCCATCCTTGGGGCTCAGACTATGAAGAGTTTGATAATGGTGCGGTTAACTTTACTGTGGCCATTGTTGAGTTACCTAATGGAGGAATAATAGAGGTCCTGCCAGAAAAATTACGATTTACAGATAAGGATGAACAGCTATGAGCGAAGAAGAAATGAAAGCAAAGCCACCGAGAGAGCGTATTCTGGAATACATCAGTGCATACATATTCGAGCATGGGTATTCTCCATGCATAAGAGAGATTGGCGCGGCAGTTGGCTTAAAATCAATGGCATCAGTTAGTTATCATGTTAATACCATGTTGTCTATGGGAACGCTAGAGACCGATACAGAGCCAGGAACACCTAGAGCGCTTCGTGTTCCTGGCTTAATGGTTATACGGCGCGAAGAATTCAAGAAATACGAGAAAAAAGAGGTGTAAAATGACAAAGCAGGAATATCTAGAAAGTATTTTATCAAAAAATCAGATTAAAGAAATTGAGAGAGCCATCAAAAATGGCTCTCCGGTATTTATTGGCGGTGAAAACCAAGCAACAGGGAAAAGTTCTTTGATGCAATTTCTAAGGATAGCTTATCGTGAGCATAACCCTCAAGTATATGATCTTAGCGAAAAGAACATGCAAACGGTCATATATCTCAATCAACCATTAACTGAGCAGATACCCGATATCATTGGAAAAATTGATGATATCACAACAAAAAAACCACAACCAAGATATGATGGAAAGTATAATGTCTTATCGCTCCCATCTAATCCGCGTGATTGTTGCCCAGAATATAAGTGCCCTGTGTGCGGTGAAAGATTTAATGGTTATCTAATAAATCATAATGACGCACATTGCCCAAATGCTGCATGCAATGTAAAACTGTGTGATCCGGGAAACTTCTAGAAGAGGTGAAAGCGATGTTCGGCCGAGAAAAATTAAAAGATCAGATAGATAAGTTAACGCGGCAGTTAAGTCTAAAAGATAAGGAGATCACATATCTGAATTCTCTTCTTAAAGAGAATTCTGTAGACCCTGAAAAAGGAAGATTTAAAGTGGTTCCTTTCAATCCGGTAACGGTTGATGGTGTTGAAAGGAAAGTTAAGAAAGTTTACATGGGCACAGGGGGCGGCAAGTCGGCAGAGTGCGACAAAATCCTTGATAAGATGACCGGAAGGTTTTACATAGTTGCTCGTCATAAAAAAGATGACGAGCAAAAAATAGAAAATACGGAGGAAGATTAATTATGGATCCTAAGTTAAAGAAATGGGTTGGATTTAACTTTGACCTAAATAAAACATTTGAGAAACCACCAAGAGAAGGAACCGATGAATCTGATGAAATGAAACAGTTCTTCAAAGATTTGAAGTCGGATATAAAAAAGGCTCTTGGTAGCAAGGGTATTAAAATAATTCGCATGAAGCCGAATTATTACAGCACAACAATTGTTGTTGGTGACGGAAAAGAAAAATATGCATATATTTCTTTTGGCGATATGCGATGGAACGGACTGTGGAATAGCCAAATTCTAGTGCGAACGATGAAACACGATAAAGACTGGAGTGGTGGTCATAATAACTTTGTTAATTATGATGGTATTCCTGATAAAATATTGGAATTATGGGAAAGGTCAGCTTCAGAAAAAAGGTGACGAGAACATGAGAATAGTTACATCAGTGTCAAGAAGAAGACTAAAGAATATGCTCCGCTGGTTTAAAAACAAAGGTCAGGAAGTTAAAATCTCATACATCTATAATAATTCTAGGGGGCAGCACGAGGAGCGTTCTTACATAGGGATTATAAAATCTTTTACTGTGGAGAAAGACGAAGAATACGGAGAATTTAAAATATCTGTACTCTTCACAGATGATTCTTCTATGAAAGAATGCTTAGACTCTTGGTGGGAATTTTATGACCTTGGAAAATTAAGAATGTGTAATAGTGGACCATATTGTTATTTCTCAATATGGTTTACAGAAAGAAATAAGGAGAAAAGTAATGGCGCTTAGCTTGTGGAATTTCATAGTAATTGATGGTGATGGTAACAGTAGCGTTTACGTAGCAACCACTATCTCAAATGCAATTGACAGTATAGCCGATGCGTTTGAACCAACAGCAATATTAAGAACCACATTGTACAGTAATAACTGTAATGATTATGATAACGTAGTTACAGTTAATTATTCGGGTACGTAATTAGGAGGATACAATGGCAAAAGATAGTTCACTGCATTGCAAAATGGATGGCCGAGTGTTTCAAATGAGGGATGGGTCTTCTCACAGACCCATCCCTTTTTCGTCGGCAAAGCATAATTATACTAAAGGTGATATGGACCGATTGAAAGTTGGTCAAAGCGTTAGTTTTATGCCGATGTTTGGGAACGCAAACCCGGTGTACAGTAGTTTAGTGAGAATAAGATAGAAGGAGTAAATATGAAAGCTTGGAAACATTTTAAGTTAATATCCCTGCATAAATGGTATGTGTTCAAAAATTGTTGCAGAGCAGGTATTTATCTACAAGGGATTACCCATGATGTATCGAAATATTCACCAACAGAATATTTCGAATCTATCAAATATTATACCGGAACAAGAAGTCCAATAGAAGCCTGCAAAGAATTAAATGGTTACAGCATGGCTTGGTTCCATCATAGAGGACGTAATAAACACCATTGGGAATATTGGGTTGATAATTTTGAACAAGGAATGACATACACTCTAATTCCTTATAAATATGCCGTAGAATTGCTATGCGATTGGATTGGCGCAGGTCAAGCTTACGAAAAAGAAAACTGGAGTTTTCAATCGCAGTATCGTTGGTGGAAGAAGAAAGTAAAGACAGCAAAATTACATCCAGTAATAGCTCATTTTATCGATACGATACTCGCTTTAATGTCGATAAATAATACTTATTTATATTTGAATAAGGAACATACCAGAGATATTTATGATACTATGGTGACTTTATATGGCCAAGGGATTTTAGAGGAGGCCTGTCCTTACTACCCGGAATAAAAGACAAGGAGGATTTATGAAAATGGCTAGATCTATAATTGGAGCACTCATGATTATTGCTGGGGTAATAATCATATTTGTCCTGTCTGCAATTAATCCAGATATGACGGAATGGAGGTTATTTTTAACCTATTGGAAAGAGTATCTAGGCGTAGTAGTCTTGTTTATACTAGGTCAATACATTTTATTAAGTGATGGAAGGAGAAAGAAAAAATGATAGTAATTGGCCAAGACGAAAGAGAACACGAGACCCGTGAGGTAGAACAAAAAGGATTGAAGATTTATTGCATCCCAGGGAAAGATAGAAGAAAGAAAGAATTGGTTGGGGAATACAAGGATCTTATGCGAGCTTGCGAAGTATTTGCAAGTATTTATGTTGCGAATAAAGATAAGCAAGCTTCATTTACAATGCCAAAAGAGTAGGTTTTAGAGGGGCAATTGCCCCTCTAAACTTTCCTCCCATTTCTTGTATAAGTAATAAAAGAAATGGGAGGATAAAAATAAAATGGCAATAAGTGATAAGGAAATAGCATTTGTAGCAATGAACGGAATAGCATTAACAGTAATGGGGCTGATAACAGCATATACAACAAAGAGGTTATCTGAAGAAAAGATAAAAAATATAAAGAAAGGGCAAGAAGTTGAGACACTGAAGACAAATCTTAATAAAATGGAAGATTTTATGGAATGGGAAATTAGTTACATGGAGGATAAAATAAATCTAAATATGATTCAGCTTAGATCAGTGGATATGTATCGATTTGCAGAAAGAGAATTGAAAGAAATTAAAGGAGTAACAGAGGTATACGCAAAAGAAGAATTATTAGCAGGAATACGACAGAGAGTGAATACAATTAGAACATTATTAAATAGTGACGAGGAGGCAACAAAATAATGAAAATTAGAATGTCAGCAAAGGATTTAGAGAGATTGAGTAATTTAAAAGAGCAGTTAGACAGGGATGTGCATGAATTGGAAATAATAGACAATATGGAAGAAAAAGCAGATTTACAAGATAGTATTGAACGCACAAAAAATGTAATCAAAGGAATAAAAGAAGAACCGATAAGAAATATAATTATTATCGCGGGCGTGGTAAGCGTTGTAATAGGAACAGGTATTATTGTGTCGGAAATATATAAGTTACACAAGAAAATTCGGAAGATAGATACGATGAAGGTGGCAGAGAACATTTTAGCAGAGAAGGCTAAATTAGAAACAGAACTGGAAGAAGTAATAGAGAATGAAATTGTAAGTGAAGAGATTGAAGAGATAATTGGAAATGATGCGGAGGAAGAATTCGCAGTAAGCGAAGTAGTAGCAGAAGATATTAAACAGACGGAGCCAGATGTAAAAGAAGCATTTGAACAGGAGGTTATAAACGCAGAGGAGCAGAGAAGCAAGAAGTTAGGTGATTTCGGAGAAAGATTAGCTAAAAAGAGAGACAAAATGAAAGCAAAGAAAGCATAGATTTAGAGGGGCAATTGCCCCTCTAAACTTCCCTTCCATTTCTTGTATAAGAGATAAAATATAAACAATAAAGGAGGAATTAGTTATGAGAACAAAAATGAGATTAGTAATTTTAGCAATGGTAATGGTATTAACGGGGTTACAATCAACAACAGCATTTGCTGAGACAGTGATTTACGGAGAGCGTGTTGAAGAAACAATGTATGACATTGGACTATGTGTGAGACTTAGTGAGACAGATATTACACTTAAATATCTTAACAGAAGTGGTCGAGAATTAGATCACATGTTGGAAAAAATGTTTGAACCAACAGGAATTAGTAACATGAATATTGGCGTATCAGAAGAAATAGATTATTATACATTAAAGCTATGGCAAATGTCATGGGATGTCGAAACATATGACTATTATGACGGGTATTACACAGTCAATCTTTATCTGGAATACAGGGAAACAGCAGATGAAACAGCATTTGTAATTCAAAAAGTAAAAGAGTTTGTTCGAGCAAATAAGAAAAAAGTAGCCGGACTTTCAGATGCAGAGAAATACAGATGGATTTATGATCACCTTATTAACAATATGGATTATGATTATACAGAAGAAAATGATTCATGCTATGAGGCAATAACGTACGGAACAGGTACATGTGTAGCATACTCAGGATTATACTATCTGATTGCAGTAAATATGGGATTACCATGTAAAATAGTGTACGGCAAAGCAGGAGGCGGAGATCACGCATGGAATTTAGCAAGGTTAGATGGAAAATGGTATTACGTAGATGCAACGTGGGGCGATGATTATAGTGAGGAATATTTCATGAGAGCAAAAAAGAATGTAACTACACATAAAATTAACGAAGAAGCAGCATCAAACAGTATTGATGAGAACGGAGTAATTGTATTTGCAAGGGAAGATTACAGATAAAAATAGAGGGGCAATTGCCCCTCTAAACTTCTTTTTTATTGTATCGCTCTTGCATTTTTAAAATCTCTGTTTGTAGCCGGTTAACACTATTGGCTATTAAGTCCAACTCCTCAGGACAATTCTTATTAAAATGTTCCTCTAATTTTTCTGGAATGCGTGAAGATGGCCATGTAGAAACACCATACTTTCTCAACACATCTAAAATAACGTTTAAGAGTTCAATTTGCTCTTTAGCATTGTATAGCTGGTCAATCTGCTTCTGCATCTCTTGCATATCTCTTGCCATCTTGGTTCCTAGTGATCTGCCGATATATTTTTTCTTACCTATGTCAGCGAGATAGCTTTCTGCAAACTCTTGCTTAGAACTGCAGAAGGGAATTCTATCACTATCTAATTTGTTCATGATGATATACATAAGTAAATTCGGATCTAGTTCAATCTTTTTATATACCGCTTTTTTCACTGTGCGAATTGCACCAGTTACCGGATCATAATATTTTAAACCAACACTTTCGGGAAGTTCCTCTTTCTTTACCATCCCTTTAGGCACAACAAAGTAAAATTCATGGCAATATGGAACATAACATTGCCATTTACCATCTTGTAAGAAATCACCTCGACTAACCTTTACTTCGTATATAGTGATATCAGGGTTTGACCAACTCTTAGCAATTGCAATTGCATCAAATATCAATAACCCGTTGCCCACAGGGTTATAAGTCGGTCCATTTTTACACTCGGTGGCGAAGAAATCTTTAACATGATACTGTGCCAGCGCCCGCTTAATCATCATAGATGTTACTTTTATGTTATCTGCCATAATGCACCTCTAAAAACGCGTTTTTTGAAATCCGTCATAAGGGGCGCTATAGCAAAACCCGTTCTCTTTGATCTCAAACTTAACTCCGCATGCCTCACTAATAATCGGAGCAATTTCATCAAACTCTTCTTTACTTAATAGTTCCAGATGACGGCTATAAAACTTCATTGTAAGAAACTTTGATGCTCCGCCCATGATCGGCTTATTAGCGTTCCATTCACAGTCTTCATCGAACCCGCCGTGACCAAGTTCAACAATTTCTCCCGCCTTAGGATTAGGAATACTGACATAGAATTTATGTGGCCAACCATATTTCCAATCAGAACCAGACATTATAGCTTTACCTTCTTTAATTAATTCTGCAAGCTGTTTAGGATATAAGCTGCCGCAGTAGCCACAACATTCATATCCATCTCTTTCGTAACGCTCCGCTTCTTCACAACTTCTAGATAACATAGTCTTCGCACTCCTTTTAAATTTTATTATTATTTAACATTAAGATATGGCCCGTTGCAAGGGCAGTTCTTTTCTGGGCCATATAACATTTCGTCAGGATCATCATGACCGATATACTCGGGAACACAATCGCAACAACCTCCACCATGGCACTCTTTTGGTCTTTTGTTTTTATATGATTGCCGATAAATACATTTTGCACATACACACCCATTTTTATAGCATTCATTCGAGAAGCTAGACATAGTTATCTACCTCCTTTTAGATTTTTTATTATTCTTTGCAGCATAGACCGGACACATATCTTTATCTTTACTAAAATCTTGCTTTAATTGTAAATGTCTTATCTCTGCGTCTATTTTGGATATATGCGTAAAACAATAGTTTTTTATCAAACAGGTTTCGCTATTACAGAATATCATTACAACCACTCCTTTAATTATAAATTCCCTTGTAGAGGTATCTTTTATAAGTATAATACAAAAGAAAGCTTATGTAAATATCCTTGTGCTATAAAAAAAGAGTTGGCAACATTGCCAACTCTTTTTTTAGGCTGTAAATGATTATTCTTCGAAAGACTGTGCGCTCTCTGAATAGATTTCACCACCAAGGTCGTGGGAAGGCGCTGACATTTCGGTTACATTGCTAATTTCTTTTGGGGTTATTCCACCAAGTGCACCACACTCCGGGCAATAGCCTAAGTTATCTGGTTGACCTTTGTAACTGCACACTTCACAATTAATGTCTTTTAATCCGGTTTTAGGATCAATTGTGGGTTCCTCAGGAACAACATTACTTTCTTTCTTTGCCTCTTCCTTTGTCGGAACATTCATCTCTGCCTCTTTAAACAGTTCATCAAGTTCTTCGGAAGCTAACTTCGAGACTTTTACATTTTTGACCGCATTTTTTATCGCTTTGACTCCGGCTCCTGCAAGTGCTCCAATTCCTACACCTGCAGCTCCTCCTGCGATAGCGTTGCTTGCAGCTTCACTACCATAATCAGATGGTAGTGCGGTTGGATTAACTTCTTTTGCTTGGTCAACCGACTTTTGATAAGCTGCTCCACTACCCATAAGACCGCCAATAGCTGCACCACTAAGTGCGCTAGCTTCTTTAGCGAGTTCATCGAGTTCTTCAGATGCATGCTTAACCGCTTTTGATTTTGCCACATCTTTTACAAGTGCCGGTAAAGATGTAACGATATTGCCAACTGCTCCCGCACTCGCACCCAATAAACCACCTTTTACCGCTCCTTTAAGAACAGCTTTGGGGTTCTCTTCACTTTCTTTTTTTTTACCTTCTATACCACCAAGAACTGTTCCTACTCCGGCACTAAATGGAATGAGGCCGGCACCTGCTTCTTTCTCCGCAGACTCATCGGTTGCTTCAAAAGATTGTTTTTCCACATGATTTTTAAATTCTTCTTGCATTTTTGCCTTAGCTGCTTCAAATTTCTGAGTCCCTTGCTCTGATGCTTTCTGAACCACCTTAGCGCCAAGTGCACTACTAGCCAAATTCGCGCCTAGCCCAATTCCGGCTCCAGCTAACGCACCTTTAGCAACGCCTTTTAAAGTTTTGTCACGATCGTTTTCTTTGGAAGTTTTAAGACCACCAATTGCCCCGCCAACAATTGCACCAGGGAGAACAAACCCTGCTTCTTTCTCCATAATCTCCGTCATATCATATTTTGCCGAACAAACATCGTATGCGACTTTATGAAGGTGATCGATTTGTTCAATAGCGGCTTGAATATAATTAGGGCTAACTACTTGGTTACGGTTTTTATACTGCATTACCTTTAATTGCATAAGGTCACAAGCAACTCTCTCTAATATATCACGATTTTCTATAATATCCTTAGATACTTCATAAATTCTCGGATAATTATGAGTTTCATTAGCTGTTGATGCAACCTTTTCTGCGAAGAAGGATGATAAGCTCATAATCTTTGCTACTTCCAAAGCTGATTGCGATTCTCTTTCTAAAGCAATCTTCTCAAACACAGACGATAATGTCTTACCCTCAGATGCAACGTTACCTAATTGTGCTGCGATGTCTTTAACTGCACTCGGTGCTCCGCTAAGTCCATCCGATAACATGCTTGCGATTACAGAAGTTGCAAGAACACCTGCAAGTTCTTTGGGTTTTACCATTGACTTTACGGTATTTTGTATCTTTTTACCTGCAAGAGATTGAACTCTTGCGCCTTGAAGTGCTTCGATATTCGGATTAGCAGGTAAAGCATAGGTCATTTGAGGATTGTTATTTACTTTGAAGATGATCTCTTGAAACTCCGCCTGATTAAATCCAAGGAGTTTAAGAACTAACTTTAAATCGTCTTTGGAAATTCTTGTATATGTCTTTACAAATCGTTTCAATATAGCTTTTTTTGTATCAACGTAATTAATTTCCACATCGTATGCGCCGAGTTGCTTATCTCTGCATACGATTTTAATTTTATTCTTTTCTACTGCGGCAACCTTTTCAAAAGTATCTTCGTAGCTTTCTACGTAAGCAAGTTTATCGAGATCTTCTTTGTTCTGAAGATAATCTTTAATAATGCCCTTGATTAAGATTACTCTGGTTTCCGGATCCGTTGCAAGGACAAGGTTGGTTTCTGTCCTTGCGGGCCCCTGCGTTGCATAAGGGTTTTTATCAACTTTATGATAATTGATACAGATAGAACCTTTTGACATTAGGTTAGATAGCTTAAATTCGTCCATTGCAAGTTCTTTGGATTTCTTCGCAATGAAATCACCATAGGGCATTTCAAAGAACTTTGCCCCATCAAGAGTGCAAAGATTAACTCTGATATTAACATTTAAGATATTCTGAGTTTCACTTGTTGTTAATAAGTTTGCGATTTCTGAGTTATCATAAATGGGCGATAACTCATAGCTTTTTGTTGAGATATCGTTTTTGCGGTCACCGCTACCATAAGTTCTTTCGTTTATCCAATTTACTTTTGAGGGGAATAAAGCTTTGTCTCCATCGAATGCCATGAAGATATCGCCTTCTTGCAATGTGGACAGGCTCTCCATCTTTATGGAAAATTTTGTCTCTGGCGCTTTTAAGCAAAGGAAACGTTCCGAGTTGCTGAGAATTTTCACACGAGCATCGGCGGTGATGACTAATTTTACCTTCTTCGGAGCTTTGTCAGCAAAGGACATAAAATTATCGACAACAATGCCGTTAGTCATGGAAATCTCGTTACCATTTTTCTCAGGAAAAGCAATGACTGTGCCGTTTGGTAATTTAATAGCATCGTCATATTGTAAGTTCTTCGCCTTTTCAAATAATTTAAGTTTCTCTTGGTCATCTGGGACGTTAATCTCAGCCGCCATTTTCTCCATTTCAAGTTTCACTTCTTCTGAAGCTTTTCTCTCAAACTCTTGATTAAGAACTTTCAGGTCAGCTTCAGTGAATTCTTTAATTGTTGCAGCCTTTTCAAGGAGTTCATCAATCTTCTCTGCAGCATAGATATAATTTTGGCCAGATGGACTACTATGCCCAACCGCTTGATCTCTAATTTGCAGAACGTTTCCAAGAAATCCTGTACTTGTAGCTGGGTTGTTCCTGGTATCAAGACCAACATAAGGGTCATCTGTATTATTTTGGCGGTCTTTCTCCTGTAATTGCTGTATAGCGTAAACGACCTTTTTCATGTTTTCTCTAGAGTAAGGAACTCTGGTTCCTTCGGATTGAATAACATCAAAAGGGATAAGTTCTCCATCAATAACCATAAACGGGAGTTCAATTACTTTGCCAAAATATTTGATTGCAACTACACCATTCGCATCTGAAACATAATCAGAATGTGCTTTATCCATCTCTTCGGGGTTTAGTTGTATAGCCACATTCGGTGTGCTTGGGAAGAAGGCTAATTCATTAAGCACGTACTTTCTAATAAAAGTCTCTATATTATCTGCTGTCGGCTGATAAATATCTATCCCTGCATATTTCTTAATAGCAAGATCCTCTTTGCTTAAAGAATAGTCTCTTGCTTCTTTCTCAAAGCCAAAAGACAAAGATGCTCCAAAGGCATTCGATATATTTCTCAATCTCTTATCCATAATAAGCTTCACCTCTCTTAATAATATTAAACGTTATATCCGTCTGGAAATATTATAGCACAAATGAGTTCAATTTTAAAAGTCTATCTATTATATGTCCATGGACATATAATTTGGACACGAAAAATTATATGTCCAGAAATAAATTACCCTCTGCTACAGTATTTAAAAAAATCCGTGGACATGTAATTTTATTGTAAAAATTTAGATGTCCATGATATTTCGTTGATATACAATGGTTTCGTCTTTTTTGGACATGAAAACGTGGACTTTTGAAAAACAAACCCCTCTCGGTAGAATTTTTTTTAATGATATTTATATCTTATGTCCATTTTTTGAAAAAAATTTTTTATTTAAGGTATATGTCTGCAAAAGAAAAGTCCATTAATTTGGTTTTACCATAGCTATCATTATTATTATTATTTATATATATATAATAGAATAGTTGATAATAAGCGCATACGTCATTTGGGACAAGCCAACAGTTTGGGAAATTATGTATGGGTATGGTAAAACACCGTGGACTTTGACATAGGTTTTCGTGGACTTTGACATGGACTTTGACATACCTAAATGGACATATGGGGTAAAAAATGGACTTTTGACGTCCAAATTATCATCAAGAAGAGGTCCAAATGGCAAAACCCTTCATCTTTGACCTAGCATTTTAACTTTACCTCTTTTCCAGTATAAGAGATAAAACAAAACACAGGAGGAATAAAATTATGAGACAAATAAGTAAAAAGACAATGGCAAAGTTAGACATTGTATCCGGAGTAATAGAAGTAACAGTGGGAGTTTTAGGAATGGTTACATTGGGAAAATCACCAAAGAGTTTGATTGCAGCAGCATCATTGGTATTTGGAGCAGCAAATGTATGCTTTGGCATAGACGAAGCAGTGGAAGCAGCACAGGAATAAACACAAGGATAGAGAAACAAAAGGACATATGTCCTTTTGTTTCCGTTTCAACCACGCCCACCACGTTGTTAATGATATCCGATGCCCAGCTTTATTCCTGCTGTTTTTCTAGTATAAGAGATAAAACAAAACACAGGAGGAATAAAATGAAAACAATAAAAACAATAATCGCATTTTTAAAGATAATAGGAAAGGTATTATTTAGTACAAGAGAAGAAAAAGAAAATATGAAATCAGTATTGAAAGCATATAACGATGCAGTACAGTCATATATGAAAGAAAATAATGTGAGTAGGGAAGTAGCAGAAGATGAAATGAATGCAAGACTTCAGCGAGAAGCAATGAAAATGGAAAACAAGACAAGAGCGTAAGGCTCTTGTCTTTCGCTTCAACCACGCCCACCACGTTGTCAAGGACATCAGGTGTCCAGTTTTATTCTCGTCGTTTTTCTAGTATAAGAGATAAAATAAACAAATGGAGGAATTAAAAATGGGTATGAGTATGGCAGGAAGAATTGTTGTATTAACAGAAAACGGAGCATTTGCAGTAGAAGAAGTAAAAGTTAAGGTTATAGAAGAATCAAGACAGTTTATAGTAAAGGAATGGGATGATACATTAAGTAAAGTAACAGCGTATGTAAGAGAAGATGGTTATGTAGATATGATTTACGAAGACGGGGTATGTCACACAGTAAATAAGGTATATTTTGAATCAATAGCATTTGAAGGTGAGCTTGAAAATCAGAAGCAGATGGCAATAGAAGCAAAATTAATCAAAGCATAAACAAAAGGGAGCGAAAGCTCCCTGTGTCTTTTTCCTTTACCCCGTCCACCTCGTGCACGAGGTTCTCTCGGACATGCCGTGTCCGTTTTATTCTCCATGTTTTTTTCCTATAAGAAAGAAAATAAAACAGAAAGATAAAGAGGTAAGAGATTATGAAAAAAGTAATGAAGGCAACAGTAATAGGATTAGGAATATTTATGATGGGAATGTATAGTTATGAAAGAGGAGTAAAGGATACAAAGGAAATATATGAAAAGGTATTAAGTAATCGAAACGAAGAATTAAATCAATTATTCAAAGAGGTATTGGATGAAAAGAATGAGAAAATTAGAGCATTGAAAGCAGAAATATATAGGATGTCAGAGGCGTAAGCCTCGCATCTTTTTCTTCCAATGCTCTAATTTTCTCCGCTCACCATGCTGACCGGACATCCCATGTCCACTTTATTCTCCCTGTTTTTCTCCTATAAGAAAGAAAACAATATTAGGAGGTAACACAAAATGAAATTAGAAGAGTTCGGAATACAGGCAGTATTGGAAGTAAAAAGAATTAGAGTAACACCATGTTATGAAAGTAAATGGGAAATTATGTTAAAGTTAGATGACAGTGAAAAGGTATATGGGGAAAATATAAAAAATCACGGGTATGTAGAAATATATAAAGGAAAGGCAATCGTAGGGCTAACGAGGTTAGACACTGAAACACAGGAAAAAATGGAAGATTTGGTACATATGTGTAAAACGGTAAAAGAAGTATGTGATTTATATTTTGAGGTTTATTATGACTAAGGGCATTTGCCCTTAGTTTTATTTTCCCTATTTTCCACGTATAAGTAAGAAAATAAACAAAAGAAAGAAGGAATAAATTATGAAATCAAGCATTAAGATAGTAGGAGCAACAACGGTAACAGCAACAGTGGCATTAGTAATTGGAATGATGGCAAAGAGAAAAGTGAATCATCGAAGAAAAGAGAAAGAAGGATATTTATTAAAAGAATATTATGAGCACGGATATAGTGAAGGGCATAAGGACGGATACGAAGAGGGACAGCAGAAAATGGAGATTAAACCGGAGAAAACGGGAAGAAGTTATAGTTATGAGAAGTTCATGGACACTTTAAGAAGAAGTGAAGCAGGTGAGTTTGATTACACCGGATGGAAGATGGTAACATCGGAACAGTCAGGATTTGACAGAAATTATTACAACGGAAGAGTTGTATGGGGATATGATGGAGCACCAGATGATGAGTTTTACTTCACAGTAGTAACAGAAGATGGGCACAACGCAAGGATAGTAAGCGTTATGAGAGCAGATGGAACAGAAATCAATTATGATGAATCATTTATTGTACAGTATTTTATACTGAGAACGTTTTAAACAAGAGGGAGCGAAAGCTCCCTTAAACTTTTCTCTTTTTCTCCTATAAGTAAGAAAACAACGAAAGAGAGGATTTAAAGATTATGGACAACGATAAAGTAATTAAAGAATGTAACATTGAAAGACAAACAGGATTTGCGGCAGAAAACAAAGTAAACGTAGTTTACGAGGACGGAATGGCAGAGAAGATATTAAATTATTACCCGGATGAATTATCATTCAGCGAAGAAGAATTTATAGGATTAACGAAGCAGCAGGCGAAGGATTTATTCCATAAAAAAGACATAGCATATTTACAAAGCTAAATAAATAAAAGGGAGCGAAAGCTCCCTGGACTTTTTCTTTTTGTATCAGGCTTTTCTTGGAGATTTGTCAAAGAATATCGATCGCTTCGTATACGGGGTGACTTTGTGAACTCCGATATAATCTTGATTGGGATTTATAATTCTCTCTATTCTGTTCTTTTCTCCAAGTATCTCGGATTCTTTAATTGCTGCGGCAACATCATTATTTAACAACGGATAATGAGTCTCTTTATATCGCTGTAATTTATCATAAATCTCCGGAGACCGCTTTGATCCTTGTTCTAAGTGTGTTAACTGTCTCTTTTTTGTTAAGTCCCCAGAAACTCCGTTATAACGAGAGATCCCACCCGACATATCAGTTATAAGATGGTTCCTTTTTGGGAATGCCAAGTTTTTCGGAAGGACATCTGATACTTTAATATTTTTTGGCAAATACTTACGAGAATGCTCATCTGTAATGCGGCGAATTTCTTTAATCTTCTTTTGATTTTTTGGTGTATCTCCAATTTCCTCAATCTCACCTACTATTCTATCAACAGTTCTCATCTCTTGTAGCTCTTTAATTTTACGCTCACCCTCATTAATAGGATGAGTGTGTAGATTTGAATAAGTGGAGTTATTGTTAATACGTGAATCCACTCTATGCTCTCTGACCGGACCCGTTTTAATAGCCTTTACTTCACCTTTGTCTATCAGGGCAGCCAATTCTGTTTCACTTGGGAGTTTACGAGAAGTACTTTTTATTTTTTGATATGCATTATTAGAAACATCTCCAAGCCCCATTTTTGCCTCAGCAAGCTCTCTTCCCGCTAACGCATTACCCTTTCTATCTCTTAGTTTGCGAAGTGCCCACTTCCAATTACCATCTGGGACTAAGCGAACCTTTTTTGCAATCTCATGGGCTTTACTTGCGGTTAAGGCCTCTTTATATATTTCGTTCTCATAATGAACCACTTTATCCACGCCAACCACGCTCCTTCCTTTTGTAGTAATTATATCACAAACCTGTCGACCACGCACACCACGTTTTTCTGGTATAAGTAATAAAAGGAGGATGTTAATGCCTTCTTTTGTAATCGACACAATAACAGAAAGGAGGGGCAGTTAATGAATACCTCAATCAAAATAACTATTAAAGTACTTGGTTTTGTACCATCGGTGTTTTTGAATTTAGCTTTGATATCTGCGGGTACAGGGGTAGCGCTAAGTGCTGGGAAAAACTTGGTAACGATATGTTCTAATGTAATGAAGACAGAGTTATAGCAGAGATATAGCAAGGAAGACAGAGTGGCAGTGCCACTCTGTCTTCACCATTATACCGCTTTTATCTGGTATAAGTAATAAAATAAAGAGAATGGAGAATTTGATCATGGAAGAGAAATTATACACAGAACAAGAAGTAATCGAGCATATGATAAGAGCAGTTAAGACTTATAAGGATGGGATAACCCTTGGCAGAAAAGAGGGAGCAGTAATAGGTATAGTAATTGGGGTGGTATTAGTAGCATCAATAGAAATTGGGAATGCGATTAGCCGAATGAAAGCTAAGAAGGAGGCAGAGGCGTAAGCCTCTACTCTTTATTTTCTACTATTTTCTGGTACAAGAGATAAAATAAAGAGAATAGAGGAGAAATTAACTATGGGAGCAAAAATCAGGATGGCAATAAGAACAATTGAAGCAATACAAGCAATGGGAGCAGTAATAGTAGTTGCGGCAGCAGCATATGGTGTAGGTTATAAACAAGGACACGAAGACGGGCGGAGACAAGGCGTTAGATATAGATAAATAGATGATTAACAGGGTGAGGAGCAATAGGCTCCTCCTGTTATTTGTCTGACCACGCCCACCACGTGCGCGATGTTTACAGCATGGTTATAAACTGCTATAAATTCTTGTATAAGTAATAAAAGAAGAACAACAATGTTCTTCCAAATATATTTTATGGAGGGTTTTCATGAAAAAAACCGCATTTTATTTTAATGTAATACGTATAAGGTTATTTGGCACAAAAGAAGAGAGAGAAGACGAAAGAAGAGTGAGAAATCTTTATAATAATATGATAATCGGATATATGGAAAAAGAAGGGCTGAAGAGCAAGCGAAAGGCAGAACGGCAATTAATTAACAGTCTAGAATTTTCTGCTCAAGAGGCAAGGAAAAAACGCGAAGAACAACGAAAATTGTGGAGGAAAGGTAATGTTTAAAGTAAAGGTATTTCCAGTCCCGTTTCGCAATATCGGGCTCGGATGTTATATTGACACCCTCCATATAGGTCTTATCCCATTTATTAATCTTATTACAATGGAAGACACCCCATCCAGGCACCGAATTGATATTGGTTGGCTGTGCTTTTCTATCTTAATCCTTACCGGAAAGCGCAATACCTAACCACGCCCACCACGTGTGTCACACTACCTAGTAAATATATAAGGGGAGTGTGACACACAGTATGTTGTCAACCGCATATGATTGCAAACCAAGCTTGCAATCATATGCGGTTGACAACATACACTATACCGGTCTTTAATTCACGCCCTTTTCTGGTACAAGAAATAAAACAAACAATAGGAGGAAGATAAAATGAAAATCGGAACAGTAGTAGTAATCAGTACATTAACAGCAGCATTAGGATTTACAATAGGCATATTTGTAGGCGCAGTAGCAGGTGCAATAGCAGTATCAGAAATAATAACAGATAAGGAAGATGAAGACAGCAACGAAAGTGAAAGCAGTAATGAAAGTGAAAGCAGTAAAGACGTCTTCTCATTCCTTGTATAAGTAATAAAATAAAGAGAAAGGAGAGAGTATTATGCAAAGCAGTATTACAATAGACGGCGGAGTTAATTTAGAAGCACAAGAGATTAAAATAAGTAATATAGAAGGAAAGGCTGTCATTGAAATTGGAGCAATAAAAACAATTTTAGACGAAGGGGAATCTATTACAATCAAGTGTCAACAGGGGTTGCAATCATTAGAAATAGGGGATTTTGTCGTAGCATCAAAACAGTGATAGTGAAGAGGGGTTAAACCCCCTCTTCTTTCCTCGTATAAGTAATAAAATAAAGAACGCAGAGGAGGAAGAATATATGGATTTAACAGCAGTGATAGCAAGAGTAAGAGCAGATGGTCACACTATAAGAGAGACAGAAAGTACATATCAGTTTTATGCAAATGACGAGTATATTAAATCGTTAGAAGTAAGAGGATTATTAGTGAAGGGAGATTGTCATAAGATAAGGAATAGCACATTTAGGCTATACAAAGAAAAATGGTACAAAAGGGCAAAGTAATTGCCCTTTTGTCTCTTCTCTCATAAAATCCTTTATCTTATTGTATAAGTAATAAAATAAGAGAAAGGAGGTAATTTATATATGAAAGATAAGATAAAGGATTTAAGTACGGCAATGATGATAGTCATTACAGTAGGAGCAGCAGTTATAGCTGGAGCAATTGTATTAGTTATATCTCGAATTAGAGATGCGATTAAGGGGAGACTTTAATTATGATGGTATTGATCGGGAGGATATTTAAAAACGTATTTGGCAAGAAAATGCAAGTAGATGATGTACAAGTTTTAGTTGAGGACCATGATGAAATAGTCTATCAATATATGAAGACTAATAAAGTAGATAGAGCAGCCGCAGAGAAGGAAGTAAACAAAATGATATTGGACTTAAAGGTAGTGAGAGAAAAGAGAGGTTAAAACCTCTCTTTCACTATCATCTGGTATAAGTTATAAAACAAGAGAAGTCTTGTTATTTTATTTTTAAGGAGGTAAGGTTATGTCCAACCCAATTAGGGACTGTGCAAATGCCCATAAGCGCACGGGAGAAATGTTAAATGATTTTCTTTATGAAGATGGAAAACCATTATTGAAAGGAGGTAAACCGGGTGTGCGTAAGGACCATACAAAAGAAGAATTAGAACAGATGCTAGAAGGGATATTAATAAGTTCTTTTGAAAATTATAATGATATTGCGAATGAACTTGGCTGGGAATGATTTATATTAAGGAGGAGAAAGATGAGCAACCAGAAGAAAAGATATTTTATCATCACAATAATAGCACTTGTAGCTGTTATTGCAGGAGGCACTATTTTTAATAGCCGACTATTAGGTTCTATCGGATTAACAGCTTATGTAATAAATGCCACAATAGACCTTGTACTTGCTTTTAAAAGAGATGAATTAATTTCACTAAGAGACCTGAGAATTTACAAAGAGTTTTTTGTGGACAATAAAGGCGTTTACATCTCGGCGGTTCTAATGTTTATAATAACATTACTGACCCCTGTAGTAATGTATGCTTTCTTTATAATCATCTGGATAAATACGATCAAAGAGTTTATAGGTTAAGGAGGAAAGATTATGGATTTATATTCAGTTGGACTAATGATTACTAAGCGGTGTAATTTCCATTGCGGGCATTGTATGTTTTCATGCAACGCAAAGGGTGACAATATGTCTGATGAGGTAATTAAAGCTGCAGGCTATTTTATTAGAGAAAATAACGTTGACCATGTAGCCATCTACGGCGGAGAACCATTTTTAAACATCCCGCTCTTTGATAAAGTGCTTGACGAAGTTTATGATAGGGATATAGGATTTTTTGTGTCTACAAATGGGAGTTTTATGGGATCCAAGGCAAAAAGAGAGTATGTGTATAAACTGTTGTGTCGGATGAAAAACAATAGCTCTGAATTTACGGGCATCAGGGTATCAAACACCGTTTTTCATAATGCGTGTCGAACAGAAAAACAAAAGGCGTCTATCAAACAATTAAAATGGTGGATTAGTGATCCATATTCTTGGGTCGAAGATAATTATGACAGCTACGAAGAATGCTATGACGAAAACCCTTTTGACTTTCCAAGGGGAAGGGGGTCATTATACATTGACCCGGAGAACGCGAGTGAAAAAATGAATCCTAGTGGGCGAGCTTTAAAACATGCTGATATTCATGATAAAGCATGTCATTGTTCAATGACATGCAATACAAATGAGATTTATGACGAGTTTGAAATGAATATCAGTACGAACGGGGATATTTCAGTATGTTGTTATTGCGACGGATGCGTTGTAGGAAATATACTAGAGGAAAATATTTGTCCAAGCGTAATATTCGAACGTACAAAGAAGCTGAATGAGTTTTTTAAAGAGAAGTATGATGTTCATCAAAAGACGAAGATGGTAGATATCTGCCAAATATGTAAGAAATACCGGATTGGACCAGATGGCATAAGAAAATATAGGAGGTAGTACATAGTGGCGATATACGAAATAACGATCACAAGAACAATTGAAGAGAAGCAAAAAATTTATGTTGAAAGCAGCACTGGGGTAATTCATAAGGTCCTCAGTAAACAAAATAATATCGACCAGAGTTTGGAGAGTTATGTTAAGAACGTTGGGAGAGAAATTGAAATATTAGATAAAGAGAAACCTAAGGTAAGAAAGCTCACAATGGGTTCAATATCACATTGGTGCAAACGAATTGGTCCAGGACAATATATTTGGAATGATGCACCGGGGAGGTAATATGACAAGAAAAGAAATGTTTGTTAATTGGGCGGTAACTACTTCGGGTGTCTATTTTATAAATGTTATGATGTTTTCATTTACGAATGATATGATGGCCTTCAGAGCGATCAATCCCACCGCTTATACAGCTGTAGGCATAGGACAAATAATTGCCGATGTTATTTTAATAATAGCTCTTTCTCGTTATCTTTTTAAACGAAAGAGTAAATAAAAATTTTAGGAATAAAAATATTCTGGTATAAGAAAGAAAAGGAAAGCAGTAGCTCAGATGGGAGAGCACCAGTATTAATACTGAGGGTGGCAGGTTCGATACCTGTCTGCTTTTGTTTTCATTGTTTTTAAAAAACAATGTATTTCTAGTATAAGGAATAAAACAAAACAAAGGAGGTTCATAAGTATGAACGAGGAAGTATACGAGACAACAGAAGAGGTAACAGAGGCAGTAGCAGGTATGGATGACAATCGAATAAAGATTGCAGTAGTAGCAGTAGCGGGGGTTGTATTATTAGCAGGAGCAGGTTTTACATGGCTGAAGTTAAGAAAGAAAAAGAAATTGGCAGTATCAGATGCAGACATCGATTTAGATGAAGTTGCAGCAGACGAACAATAAGGTTTAAGAACCGGGGGCATATGCCCTTGGTTCTTTTCTGCTAATTGAGCGGATTTTATTGTATAAGAAATAAAACAAATGAAAGGAGAATTAAAGTATGGACGCAACAACAGATAAGAAAGTAGGAGAGGTATTAGTACAGACAATTGTATTAACTTCAAAAGAAGGAACATTAAAAGGATTTATCGCAGGATGTATTGTAACAGGGATAGCAATAGGTGGTATTTATATTGCAAACAAACATGGAATAGCAATTAAAAGCTTCATCAAAGAAAAGATTTAAATATATAGGAGGCGCTTGCCTCCTATATTCTTTCTTTTGATGTTGAATTTTCTTGTATAAGAAATAAAAGAATAATAGATAATGGAGGATACGAGAATGAGAAAGTTGATAAGAAGAAAAATCAAAGAGACAATGGTAAGCGTAGGATTTAAGTTAGTAACTACAGTTATGGCACTTGTAATGACGGCAAAAGAGTTGTGGAATATGAGAGAAACCAGGAAAGACATTAATAAAATGAAAAGAATGTGGAGCGAATGGGCAAACGAAAAATAAAGAAAAGAGGAGGCGTTGCCTCCTCTAAGTCATTTTTTTATTCCAAATAAGCTACTAACATAATCGGATACATTCTTGCTAGCGACTATAGGGGCTCTTTTTTTGAAATTTTCTTCTGCTACTTGCTTTTCCATTTGGTCAGCAAGTTTTTTATCATAAACACCGCTATCACCATATTTTAAACCATAAGTTTCATAAGTTTTACCCTTCTGAAACTTCTTAGCGCCAGGATACATTTTTAAATATTTAGGGTCTGCAGTTTCTCCTGAAGTGGCCCGAAGTGCTTTATAGAAATTTCTTGTGTGCAAAGGAGCAACTGCAACATTAGCAGATTCCCTTGCAATTACTTTGGGAGATACGTGAGCACTATTGCCGATTTGCTCTGGCCGAAAATCATGTTTAATCATGCCATTCTTCTTGTTTTTTAATTTCTTCTCAACCTGTTGAGTAGCTCTGTTTTCATCTACTTCATGTCTAAGACTAATCGCCTTATTCCATTTATCAAAATCTTTTTTTACCGGTTTACTCATGCTAAAAACATGTTCTTTCTGATAAACATTATCTGCAAACTCTTGGTCAATTTTTGATTTTGATGGTGCATAAGCTACCCTGCTCTTCGACACAGATCCGGCACCGTCTTTTACTCCGGATATACTCCGAGAAGCGGCTTCAAAATTTACCTTCAGCGCTTTTTCAGCAGGATTAATACCCTTGCTTTTAAATTTTTGTTCGGCTACATATTCTGCATTAGGCTTATGGATATCCTTAAACAGTGCTTTTCCATAAGTTAGTGGATTGGATGTTGTCTTAACCTTATAATCTTTAGCGATTGCTTTCGTTCCCTTTTCCAATCCCTTTAGTTCCCTGTTGTAATTTAGGATATTCTTTTTTACTAACTCTCTACGAGCAAGATCAGATAAAGTACCGAGTTCTCGTTTCCATGCTCTACTGGCTTCTTTATAAATTAGTTCTTCATATGCTGCGATTTTATCCATCTATACAAGTCTCCTTTGCTTGGGTTTAGAATAATTATATCACGACCTCGCCCACAACGCACTTCACTGCATTTCACCGTACCCTTTATTCCATGCTCTTTTCTAGTATAAGAAATAAAACAATACATAGGAGGAAAATAGCATGACAGAGGTAATGAAAGAAGCAATGAAAGAACTTGAAGTTTTAAGAAAGCAAGAAGAAAGAGTGAAGACAATAATTTTTAATGAACTGGCTGATAAAGATGGGCCAATGTTAGAAGAAGGGTTTACAATTCACGCAAAGAAATTTAGCAGTGTAGAAGTGGCAAAGCTTTTAGGAGTACACGTACATACATTACGCAGATGGATACAATCTGGTAAATTAGTGGCAGAAACAGGAATGGGACCGCATGGAATACAAATACATGAATGGGCGTTAAAAGAGTTTATTAGAAAAAACAGAGAGGTTTTTATTTAAAGAGGCAACCGCCTCTTTAAAATTTGTTGTTTTATTGTATAAGAAATAAAACAACAAATAATAGTAACAGAAAGTGGGGAATAATAAATAGGAGGATACGTATTATGGGAGTAATTAAAAGCGTAAACAAGCAAACGATTGTATTGGTAGTAATTGGATCAGCAATAGGATTTATTACAACTTTGGCAGCGGAAGCATCCAGAAGAAAATAGGATAAGAGGAATTAGGGGAGAGTCAGCTCCCCTAAACCTTCGTCTTTTTGTCAAAAACTTATATTATAAAACCAGACAGGTTTCTAGTATAAGAAAGAAAAGAAGTATATAAGAAAGAAGGAGAGATAGTATGAAAATGCAGAATGTAATTTTAGGAACAGTTGTAGTAGGGATAGCAATTATTGTAACAACAGCGGTAATAACGACAAAAGTTATAAAAAAGAAGGCAGGTGATAAGCAAACACCAGAACATCTGGAGGAGAGTGGTGAAGTATCTTTTTATAAAGAAAAGTTTAATATCGATACAGAGGCGGCAGAAGCAATCGCATCGACTATGGATATCGTCATGGCAGAATTAGAGGAAGCGGATAGACCGGCATCGAGAGAGAATTTAATCGAAGCAATACAAGATGAATTTAATATAGGGGTTAACCCGGAAGACATTGTGGATGCATACATAGCATATTGCAACATGGATTAGAGGATGAGGGACATTAAGTGTCCCTCAAATTTTCTTCATCTTATCGTATAAGTAATAAAAGAAAAAGGTGAATAGAAATAAATATATAAGATAGGCGCCTATTCACACCGCAGTTTGACAAAATGCGGTATATAATGTGCAGACAGCAATAGCAGACAAATATTTGTCTGACTTTTATTTTTAGGGGGTAATTTTATGAAAAAAATGAAGACATTTATTCAAAATGAAAGGCTTAATTTGGGTGTAGGTATAGATACCGGTGAATGGCAGTTAACACCATCCTTTAGTATCTATTTTGAGAGAGATTGGTACAATAGCCGGCTAATCCAGTTTTCATGGCTCTGCTTCTTTATCGCCGGTGTAGTGTATAGTAAAGAGCATTTGCATGCACAGGCGATAAAAGATATTGAAAAAACCAACTACCTTTTTACTAACAAAAAGGTAGTTGTAATGGCTAAGATTGCCACATATACATGGGAAGTCTTGCCGGTAATTGGATATGCCCAATTACCGGATAATCCCGAACACGGAACTATATTTGAAGTAACATGGTTATGTTTCACGTTCGGTGCATCTTTTTATAAACAATAAAGAGATAAAAGAGCGGGGGATTTTGCCCTAACTGGTTCACTTTTGAGGTACAAAATCAAAAATAAATATTTTAAAAGGTTAAATTAAAATTCAGGGCATTAATAAGTAGTGCAGATTGGAGAAAAATGAACGTTGAAAGAATGGGAAAAAACTTTGAATTATGTATCAGAGACGAATCCAATCTTATAGTTGCATGGCAAGCGGGGATGTCAGAAGAAGATATTAATGATATGTTAAAAAGACATTTTGGATGGCGAAGAAGTCATGCATATGTAGAGAGCTAAACTGAAAAGTAGCGGTGGGTGAAAATATATTCTTCGCTCCTGAGTTTTTCCTTTTTCTGGTATAAGAAACAAAAGGATTAAAGGAGGATAATATTATGAACGAAGCAAGTATGGGGTTAGACCAAGAACAACGAATGAAAGAAGTTGAACGAAGAGTTCAGAACGAAATAAGTCACGGAGAGATTTTAACTGAGAAGGAATTTAACAGCATTATAGAGGATGTAATGAAAACAAATTGAGAGAGGAGCTTATGCTCCTTTTTAATTTCTTCTTTTTTTTGGTATAAGAAAGAAAATAAGAGAATGTAATGTAATTCTCTTAAGTTTGTTTTCATTTGTAACATAGGAAGTAAGACAAAAGAAAATATTAAATAATTCAAGGAGGATTCACAAATGCAGATTTTAACAAAGGGAACAATGATTGCAACGGTTATCGTGTCAGGGGCAACAGCAGTAACATCTATAGTAGTATCCGCAAGAGAGAAAAAGAAATCAGGTAAACTTCTAAGTGAAATGTGTGATGCATATGAGGAGTTGTCAAAGAAAAATGCCGATATGAGCAAAACTATTGAGGCGAACAACGCTTTTATGTCTAGGGCGGAAAACGAACTTACAGAAAGAGCTAAGAACATCCGTGAACTATCCAGAGATAAAGTTTCTCTCGAAGGAAAACTTACTATTGAGAAAAACATATCGAAAACGTCATTTAACAATGGATTTTCAGCAGGTGACGAAGCAGGATATGCTCGTGGTTATGAAACTGGATTTAAAGAAGGCAAGAAAGCCGGAGTAAAAGAAAGTAAGAAGATTGATAAGGAAACTACCGATAGCACAGCTGCTCCTGGTAAAGAACGCAAAAAGAGAGAAAGTAAGAGCACAGAGAGTAAGAATGTGGCTGGCGAAGAAACGTTGGGCAAATAAGGATAATGGGCTATCAGGAGGCTACATAGCCTCCTGATATTTTGCTATGTCAATTTAGCAAAATGCTTTTATTTTTTACTTCTCGTATAAGAAAGAAAAGGGGGATATTTTCTTCTTTTCTTTCTTGCTATCATGATTTTACAATGATAAAATAGAAAGAAAAATGCGTTACAAAGGGTAAAAATATTAATATAGGAGGCAAAATTGTGGAGAAACAAGTACCGGGTAATGAGCCAGTGGGAACAGGCTTTTTAAACACAGCTGATATACTGGGCAATCCCTGTGATATAAGAAACAGTTCAATTATGACTGTTCTTTATTACTTACAAAACGCAACAAATTTTGTTATTTGTGACGAGCAAGGTAATAGATACTTGATATCTGAAACAAAGTATGAAAAAGAAACTGGATCAATACTATTAGAAATTAAAAGAAAGTAAGGGAGATAAATTATGATGACCTATGATGAATTTAAAGCAAATGTTTCAACGGATGTTCTTAATTATTTACCAGGTGGAGCAGACGAATGGATAGCGGGAGTTAAACCTATCAGAAAGACAAACCAAATTCTTGATGGCCTTTTGATCTTAAGAACAAATCAGGAAACAGAGAAAGTGGCCTGCCCTATTATATATCTAGAGCAATGTTACAAATATATAAAAGAGGGTGCCCATTCATACGAAAACGTATTAGAGAGTATTGCTGATGGATACCTAAAGGAACTGAAGGCGCACGAACAGATTGTCGATAAAGCGGACATCTGTAAAGAAAGCGCATCCGATCATCTTTTTTGCACTGTAATTAACGTGGAAAAGAACGAGAAATTACTTGCCTGCACCCCCCATCAAATCAAACATGGCCTTGCGATTATTTGCAAGTGGCTTTTTAGCAAGGATGAGGATGGGTTAGTAACAGCTTTGGTCAATGAAGGCATTATGAAAGAGCAATTAAACATGGATGAGGATGAAATGTTTTCGCTTGCAATGAAGAATACAAAACGGATGTTCCCAACAAAGATCTGCCCTATCTGTGTGAGTGTTGAAAAAACATTGGAACGGATGGGAATGCCAAAAGAAATGATAAAGAAAGCAGTAAAAGAAATTACTCCAGAAAACGATATGTTTGTTGTCTCAAACGATATTGGGCAAAACGGAGCCATCAACTTTTTATATGATGAAACGTTACTTCGGTTATCAGATATAATGAAAGGTAATTTTTATATTCTGCCCTCTAGTATTCACGAAGTGATTGCAGTAAGAGATCCTAACAAATATACTGGGTATAGCGAACAAGTGGCACGGAATATGCTGGAAACGGTTATGGAGGTAAACAAGACCGAGGTTTCTGCCCCCGATTTTTTATCAGACAGCGTTTATTATTATGAATGGCTATCTGAGAAGATGACCATAAAGAAAGCAAGCACACAACAATAATATTAAGGTAGGTGAAAGAATGTTTCATATAGTAAAAACCTTAGTATACCGGGGAGTGGATATCTTCTTGGTACAGCAAGAAGAAGATGATAAAATCTATATCCCTAGAGATTGCATCAGAAAAGCTCTGCAATATGTTAATAGCGGACAAATATCGAAGATGCAATCTCGATATAGCAAGATTTTTCAATCCGAGTACATCCGTGATTTTACACTGCAGGTTCCTGAGGGTGGAGTTGTAAATGGTACCGGGTTATACACTATACGAGGAATGGTTGAGGTGTGTTCCCATACACAAAAATTTAGAGCTGCAGATGCGCTCATGGATTTCTTAAAACATGAGTTAAATATCATGGGCGTGCAAGAGCTGTTCCCTGAAATTGCACAGATTCATCCGTTTACTGTTTTTGATAAAACAGAGCGGGAGTTATTAATACAAATCAATCTTCATATGTCCAAGATAGAGAAGATATTGGAAGATATCAAAGAGAGGTTAACTGAGGAGGATAATCATGGACAAACAGAATAAACTGGTCGACAGGGTTAAATACCAAACGATAAAAAAGTTTACTTATGATCAGATGCAAAATTTTTTAATAGACATTTATACAATAGGATATAAATCGGCTGTAGAACAAATTAATCCTTCGATTAAAAGCATTGATGAAAGCGCTGTGGAAAGGGCGATAAAGGAATTAATCCGGAAAGAGTTTGGCATAGGAGAAAAACGATATTCTGCTGCCGGCATGGAACAAAAGATTAAAGAAGCTCTGGATGGTAGCTTTGAAGATTTAGACGTTGCTGAAATTAGTGTTAAACTTGATGAAAAGAGGCGAGAACTTTAGATGGTATACACTACATATTTTGGGAGACTTAAAAAGATACCTGTTCTTTCAAGAAAAATTATTGTAGCAAGATACGTGCCACCACAGTTCAATCTGAAAGCTGCGGCAAATACATATCACTACCCGCAGCTTTCTCCATCAACATCTTTATTAAAATCATATAAAGATGGGTTATGCGATTGGGATACTTTTGCCGAGGAATACCGACAGGAAATGGAGAATCGCCCAGACCTTATAAAATGTATCGATGCCATGGCAAAGTATATAAAAGAACATGGTGATGAAGATATTTTTTTAGTCTGTTATGAAAAGGATCCAAACTCTTGTCATCGGTATCTGTTGGCGCTTCATTTAAAAGAAAAATATCAAATTGATTGTGAGGAGTGGAGAGATGGAAGTATTTAAAATTGAAAAGGATTTAAGTTTTGACCTTGAGTTCTGGCTTGAAAAGTTAGCTGTGAAATCAAATGACATCCTTTTAATGAAAACATCTAGTGAAATACCTGATGTTGTGACAAAAAATGTAGTAGAACAATTTGCCGCATTAGTACAGGGTGAAGAGAAATTCGAAGGCGTAAAGATGTTTATCATCCCAAGCTCAGGCATAGACATATCGTTGTTAACTGACCTGCAATTAGAAGAAATGGGATTAATGCGCATCCCAAAAAAGAAAAAGAAATAACTTTAAAACATTAGCGAAAGTAGGCAAATCTATTATGGCAAATATCATTCAGTTTCCTACAAAGAAGATTAAAGTTAGTCTTGATATGATGCGTTTGATCGGGTCTCCAGTGCCACACCGGATAATTGTGGCGGCCATAGAATTAGAGTTAAAGAATTGCAATTGTTCTTATCGCGAGCAACATGATGATATAGCCAACGGAGGAACAAAATTAACTTGCATTGTTGATAAAATGCCAAGGGATAATGAGATGTTAGGGATACGTTGGGAAGTAATAGAAGAATAAAGGAGGATCTTATGCCAAGCTTTGATGAATTGGGAAGGCCAGGGAAGTGTGATGTATGTAGTAAGGAGGCAAATGTAGTTGTTCTCTCATCAAGTATGGGGCCAATAAGTTGGGCTTACTGCGAAAATTGTGCGACTAAAAGATTGGAACCATACGGCGGTATGATAGCATATATTTCATCGTTAAATTACCCAGATGATGTTAATCCGGATTATGTAAAGGAAATCCGAAGAATATTAAAAGAATTGGGCAAAACAGAAGAGGAATTTATTGCAGACTGTAAAAAATCCAATGAGGAATATACGGAATATCTTAAAAATCAGTCGGAAGAACTTTGTGAAGAGAGTGAGGAAGAATAACATGAACCAAGAAGATTTTAGCATCAGCCAGTTTACAAGTAGCACCGCAGTTTATCTATTAAACGCGATAGCAGAAACCATTGAATTTGAAATGGGGGAGGAAGATGCTATCGATCATATAGTTGAAGCATTTAATAAGCTTGCAACAGTAATAGAGCGGAAAAACGTCAATATCTCTGATTTTCAGAACGATAACAACTTTATATTGCAAACAGCAAAGGATCTAATAGTTTTAATTAATGATGAAAATCCATATGCAGTAATTAAAGAAAAATATAATAACTTAAGAGACGAATATATTACAAGCTTCGGTAATTCTTTTATTTCAATGAACAGAAAAGACCTCGAAAATTTGGGATTTGCTTTCTGGCAACCATCAGAGCCTCTGATGTTAATACCAATCTGGGCTTATCGGCTGCTCCCGACAGACCTAGAGCTTACGTCAATTAATGGGGACAAGGCAATTGCGTTTAATCCAATTATTCGGGTTGACCGTAGTTCAGATATTCGATTTGGTCATCTTGGATGGGGATTTTACTTAAGAAAGGAGTAAACAATGTTTGGTAGAGTACTGTGGTTCGACGATAATAAAGGATATGGATTTATAGGTTCCTCGGATGCAAGCTGCGATATTAAGGAGGACATCTTCTTTCATTACAGCGAGATAAAAACGGAAGAATCATTCAAAACACTTATGTATGGACAACCTGTAGAATTTGACATGCAAACTACGGGGACAGCAAAGGATCGTGTTATCGCGGTTAATATAAAGCCAATGCCATTTATTAACGAGAATACGAATAAGCCATTTCTATTGACAAGCTTTGTTGAATTTACAGATGAATCACCTTTAGGCTGCACCTTGCAAGAGTTTCAAACAGTTATTGGTTCCAAGGAGAAGAAGGGTATTAAACATATCTTTTCCTATCCGAGCTCCGGAATGCTCTTAGGACTTAGTCGTCCTGCCTCAGATTTTAATGGTCAGGAATTGAGCCGGATAGCAGAAACTATTCTTGATAACCGGTATAGGAAGATCATAGAAACAGGAGACTGGCTTAGTTACGATATATTACAAGTATAAGGTGGGTGTTTTATGGACCGAAGAGAGATATTAACTAATAAGGCAATTTGCGTTTGCGTAGAAGCGCGAAAAGCTGTCGAGCGGCAAACCGTTAAAATGGGATCAGCTAACGAAAAAAGACAAAAGGGCATAATAGGTTTGATTTTTGACACGGAAAGTATTTTGAAAAAATCTCATATTGAAAGAAACACGACAGTTTCGCTAGAATATCTGGAAAAGGGTCTAAATAATATATGCCTAATTGATTTAAAAATGAAGGGGATGAAAAATATTTATAGCCCTGTGCGCGAGATATTCCCGGAGATTGTTAAATGTACCGTCAAACTTGCCCACGACGCAGACAATGCGGGCAGCGTAGACGATGTGAACGGTATTTTCATTCCCTTCCCTTCTCCGGAACAATTTGCTAACCTTGCAAGACAGCTATTTTCAAGAGGAGGTGAGTAAATGGATTATTATCAGGAAAAATACGAAACACTATTACGCGATTATAAGAAGCTACAAAGGAAATGCGACGATTTAGAGGAGAATAATCGGAAACTGTATGACCAGTTAGATAGTGCAAATTTCCGAATAAGACAAGAATTGGAGCCCAGAATAAAACGCGAAGGAAGAAGATATGATGCGTGGGTAACTGATCCAGAAAGATAGGAAATAAGTTTAATTTGAAAGGAGGATGTTTATGTTATTAAAGCAAGTCGTTAAAGATATAGGAGTCGAGGTAGAGAGTCATTATATCAGTACACGTAGGATATTTGATATTAACTTTATCAATTCTGATTTATATCAAATATTTAATATTAGCTTTATCAATTCTGATGGAGACAATGACGAAACTCAGTTTGAGGCACAAAACATCGATGAGTTAGATGCGCTGTATACCGAGTTTTGTAAAGAGAATGGGTTTAAAACTGACACAGTGTATGGTATAACCATCGTTGCGCCAGATTAAAATTAATGGAGGAAAGAATATGAAAATGAATGTTATTTTTAAATGTGGGGGAGTAATGGTAAACAAACATTCTGATGGCGGTAAACACAATGGGTGGAATAATCCATTTGGGGAAAATTTGCCGGCTGTAGGAGATTATATTGAACTTGGAGAGCACACAGAAAAATTTACTCATTTAGAATATACCCCAATGAAAAGATATATTGTAAAATCAAGGGCATTTTCTGCCATTGAAGATAGCAATAATCTTTATTCTTCGCCAACCTGTGTAATTGAATTGGAGGAAGTGTCTAAGTAACCATTTCTATAAACAAAGACTTCGTGAGGTAAAATGATGATCAGATGTAGTAACTCGGCTCTTTTACGAACAAACTGTTGTGTGGAGTGTGCGGCTCAAAACTTAGAGGACGAACGATGTTCCTGTATTATTGCAGAGGAGTTAGGATTTGATAAATGGAAAATTGTAAAGTACTGCAAGTATGCGGTTTTAATAAGAGGATGGAGAGCAAGTAGCGAAGTTCATTTCGGTGACAAAGAACAGAAATTCGATGATAAAGAACAGAAAGTGGGTGGCAAAATTCGTTTTAACGGCGAAGAACATGAAGTGGAAGTAGAGATAAAGGACGACCAGTTATTTATTCACTTCTCGGAGGGTGCTAACACATCAAATTGGTATCACGCCGTATATATTGACCACAAACGCAGCTAATGTTAAGAAAGGATGATAGTAGCATGTCAATTGCAAAGAAGGACAGATTTATAAACACAAATTTAAGACTAGCTCTTACATTCCAAGGCAGAGAAGTTTCCTTCCCTCCAGAAGCTTTTTATTATGAAGGGAATGAATATATTATTCTCGGGAAATCAAACAAGGATGACCTAATCCCTATTAATGTGACGGACATCGAAATGCAAAAGATTGTTACGATGGGAGAGTTAGGGCAATATATCTGCACAAACATCGCAGGAGATATATTTGATGCTTGTATATATAGAGGAGAAGATGGTGAGCACGCCTTCCTGCTTGCAATCCGAACAAGAGAGAAACCGGAGAAACAAAAGGGCGCACAAACCACAACAGGAAAGACGGAGGATGGAGAATAATGAAATTAATGTATTTTACGGACCCACATGTACGTGTGAAATCTCCCCTATATCGATTAGATGATTACGGGGAACGTATTCTCAAGAAACTTAATTACGTGGCGCAATTGGGCCATGAACACAACGTAGACGGATATATCTGTGGCGGTGATATACTTGACCGCCCGGATATACCATATTCAATGATGGCGAAACTCATATCTGTTCTAATAAAATTTGAAAAGCCAATTTATACCGTTATTGGAAATCATGAGGAATTCGGATACAACCCAAATTCACACCCACGTACAGCATTATCTATTGTGACAGCGTCAGGGTTGCTTACAAGACTTTCAATGAACAACCCCATCATTCTTACGGACGCTCTGGGAAACAAAGTGTCTTTAACCGGATGCGACGCACATTCCGAACTTGATAAGTATGGCAGAGTATCTGATTATGTAGATATACCAGAGGTTACAAACGCAGTAAGAATTCATGTTGTGCATGGGTTCCTGGCGAAGCGCCCATGGCCTCAAGTGCCTGTCACCACAATCGACGATATTTTACACACAAAAGCACATCTTGTTCTTTCTGGCCACGAACACAGCGGTTTCGGAGTAGTCAGAAAGGGCGGGAAAGTGTTTTGTAATCCGGGTGCACTTGGTCGTGTAACTGCGTCGGTAGGTGATGTAAATTTGGATGTTAAAGTTGCTTTGATTGATACAGGAGTAGCTGTTGATAGTGACGGAATTAATATCGACCTTCTTAAATTCCCTATTGAAATTGCTCCTCCGGCAAACGAGGTTATTGATCGCGAGAAACTTGAATTGGAAAAAGAGCATAAACAAGCGCAGGCTGCATTCGTGGCATCTGCAAAAGAAGCAATCAAGAAATTTAATTTTGAAGAGGGATTTAACCTTTATTCAATGCTTGATTTCCTTATCCTTGAAGATGAAATTCCGGAAGAAGTACAGAAACTCATGAGATATTATATTGAGAAGGCAGAGGAAGAATTATCGAAAGGCGGCGGAGAATAATACCTCATGGATGAAAAATTAAAGCAAAAATTAAAAGACCACATCGACAGTCTTAAGCCAAAGGAAATAGCAGAAATTAAATATTCTGAGTGCGGGATTTGTTTAGACCCAAAAGAATGCGGGAAAACAACTTTGGAAAACTGCAAAAGAAAGTTAAGAAAACATCTGAAAGATGGTTTATCATAATTTGTTATCGTGCTTTATTTTGTTGCAGAGCTCTGCATACAGTGCGATAATAAATTAATGGAGGTGCAGATATGAAAGCAGATAAAGAATTAACATTGGAAGAGATAGGGGGAGGAATAGCTCAGCTTATAACCGACACTATTAATAAAAACCCTTCAGTTAATGTCCGTAATGATTCCGAGGGCAGGGATATTTTGAAAAATCGGATACTTGAATTTGCGGAAGAATTTATAAAAGTCGACCCTTTGCTTAAGATTGATAATGAAACACACACAATTTATATTTACGATATTTTTGACATGAATATCTTAACAAGAGCTCCTCTCACTTATCCTGAAATTAAAATGAACTGCGAGTATAAAGTTATAGCAGAAGATGATAAGGTGTTTGGGACAATAGTTTGGGAACGTGAAGAGAAGGAGTGTAGCTTTACCTTTACCACATGTTACACTCCTTCTCAGACGCTAGAGTATATTTCACTAGCAATAAATGTGAAAGGAGGTGAAGAGCAACATGATGGAGAAATATGGAACAGATATGGAGAATCTTCCATTGACGGACGATCAGTACCGTCAATTGATGAGATTAGCTTCTGATAATCCGCAGGAAGAATTTAAAATGCCTACAAATCGTAAGGCCGCAGATGAATTAATTGAAAAGTTGGCAGGTGAAGCATATGAGAGATAAGCAAGAATATAATTTAGATCAATTTAATCTTTCAGCATTTGATGAAGTGGCCAGTGAAACAAACCATTCAATAGAAGATGGATTAGATCCAATTACACATGCACAACAGATGACTGTCTACTCTCTATTTGGGCAGCTGGGACTGGATAAAACTGATTTTAAAATTGAGAAAGTAAGCAAGATGACAAAAGCTCAGGCCATGGACTTAATAGATCAGTTGATTAAAATGCAGGAAGAAAAAGAAGAAAGAGATGCTGAGGATGACTTTGAAGATTACTATGGAGAAATTGGAGAGGACTTAAAATTTTAAATGACGAGGGGGGTAAGACCAATGGACATCGCTACATTGTCGACTGTGAAGGAAGGGTCAAAAATTGATATCCGTGCCATGATCACAGATAAGAAGACATTATTAAAAACAAATAAAGAAAGTTATCTTTCTTTAGACATTCAGGATGCTACAGGTAAAATAAACTTTCCTATATGGGATAATATCGCTACATTGGATAGCGCATTGGAAGTCGGGACACTTGTGGATATTGCCGATGCAATCCTCGGTTCATGGAATGGCGCTATCCAGCTGAAAAATCCCAGGTTCCACGTTTTAACAGAAGAGGAGTTAGAGACGGTAGACATCAATCAATTTATCCCATCTTATAATATTCCTCCGGAACTGATAGATTATATGGAGCAAACGATTACAAATATGGATGAACCGTATAAAACAATTGCAACCTGCGCCACAGGAGCGTTGGGCTATAATACTCAGCGATGGAAGGCATTTACTGAATGTGTTGCAGCGGAAAAGCATCACGGAAATAAGCGCGGCGGCTTATTTCTACATACTTACGGTGTTCTCATTAATTCGGAGAGCGTTATAAATGCATATGTAACAAAACCATTCTTTTGTGACGCAAAAGAAGTTATCAATCCGTCTCGCCTGCGTTTAAAAGCAATTCTCCACGATATCAAAAAAGTGGATGAATACGAGTACCAAACAAATATCCGAAGAAAACCGGGCAGACCTCTCGGACACATTTATGATGGGGTAAGTTATCTAAGCGAAATCAATAAAGAAGCTGGATACGTTTTGTCCAAAGAAGAAGAGAATGATATTGCATGGTCAATCTTAACACATCACGGTCAATATGGACCTGCTAATCCTGAGACTTTAGAGGAATGGATATTACACTTGTCAGATATGATAGATAGCAGGGTTGTAGGATCTGTGGAAAAATAATAATATCGTATAAGAAATAAAAGAGGATGAACAATATCCTCTTTTATTTTATTTAATTAAAAGGAGGATATAAAAATGGAACGAGTTATTTTAAATAGGCTCAGGGAAGAATTAAAGAGCCTATCAGTAAAGGAAAGAGAAGAGTATGCACAGGAGTTGGGAATTATTTTGGCAGAAAGACCCGTCGCTCGGATTGAAACATTGGCAGCGGAAGAGGAAGTAAGTAAAGAAATATCGATCTTTGAGATCAAAGAACTGTTGAGAAAGTTTGGTATGCCAACCAATATCAAGGGTTATACTTTCGTTGCAGATGCGATCAACCTCTGTCTTACTGATCCATCTTCCAGTGCAGCGTGGGTGAAGTGTATTTATATAGACGTTGCCTTAAAGAATGACACCACGCCTTCTCGTGCAGAAAGAGCGATGCGTCATGCAATTGAAATGGTCTGTAATCGTGCTCGAAATGACGGACTATTATATGAAATATTTGAAGCGGAAATGGATTCCGAGGGCGGCAAAGTTTGCAATAGCCGTTTTGTCTCAGGTCTCGTAGAATATCTTAAAGAAAAGCACTCTATTCAATAAAAAATAACTTTAAAATGTGGAGGTAATTTATATGAGTTTCGATGCAAGGGAAACCAACAAGAATAACGTCATAGCAAAATTATTAGGCGAAAATGGAACAAGTAGTAAACTACTACAATTCACTCAAGATAATCCGGGAGAAAGAATAGGCAATTTTAACAATTTAAGGGATATGGCGTATGATATTCATAAGAACAGCAAGGATTATACGGTAGCCTTAAAGGATATGGTAGCTTACTCAGAGATGCGCGATGATATTGAAAATCTGTATTTGGGTGTAGACTTACCGGAGAAATATTTTGATAGTAAGTTCCTGTTTAGCAACAACGGTTTATCTGGAATTTGCGGACAATTAGATATTCCTGCTGCATACATAAGGAAATGTTTAGAAGAAAATGTTACAGAGCATGCAGCTCACACTCTTAATTATTGGATAAGCCGCGCAAAGAACAGTGCAAAAGAGATGCTCCTTCGCACCACTTCGTCCCGTATTCATGGCGTACTATCAAGTAAATATTCTGTTTTTGATGATCATGAAGTATTTGATATAACGGAAGGTATCCTTGGTCAGCGCAACAATTACGAGGTAAAAAACTATCACCTAGACCCTGAGTTCATGAAGCTTCGTATCGTATCTAGAGATAAAGTTAATATCAACGGCAGACCACTAAGCTTCGGTTTTGATATTAATAATTCTAGAGTGGGTAGAAGTTCGTTAGAATTGAGCGTAATTATCTTCGACCATATCTGTCGTAACGGAATGATCATGGGTGGCGGCGCAGGTTTATTTTATAATAAGAGACATGTCGGCATAAGCAGAGAGACTTTCGTTACAGAGTTTACCGACATGCTAGACAATGCCCCTGACACAGTCGCTTTTATCCAAAAGGCTATAAATTCGGCAGGCAATGAAAAATTAAACAGTGAGACAATTCAGCGTTATCTGGATAAGTTTAAGGCCGAGAATATGTCTAAGAATATCAGCGGCAGGGTAGAACAAATGTTTGCCGAAAAATACGATAACAATTTATTCGGATTTGTAGGTGCGGTAACAGAGGTTGCACAGGACTACAATTTAGAAGTCAGAGAACGAATGGAAAAATTCGCAGGCACATTAATATATCAGTCCGGTAGAAAAATCTCTTAAAACTAAATATTATTTCTTCTGACGGGTAATTTTACCCGTCAGAAGTCGTCATAACCGTGCTATAATAAAATCTCATTAAAAGTTAGGAAGGAGAAAGATTTATGTCTAAATTGGTAAGCGCTAAATGCAAAAAATGCGGGAACTATCTTAATTTTGATATTGGAAATATGGATAAAGAAGAAGCTGAGAACTCGCTTAAAGCAATCCGCAGTTGGCAATGTTCTGCCGGCAATCATGTAGAATTGATGTCACCCTTTGATTTATACGAATTTGATTGGGATAATATCACAGAGAACGAACCCGTAACAGAAGAACAGTTTCAAGCAGATTTAAAAGAAAAGTTTAAGGAAGTATATTCTTCTGACGAATTTGGAGAAGCATATAGTATTGATAGCTTTGCTTTAGGGAAGTGCCTTTGCCACCCTCGCAATGGTGACGAGGATAGTATGATCATCTTTGACTTTATTCACGGACCAAGCGGAAAGAGATATTATATATCCATGTTATAGAAAGGAAACCTCAATTATGAGAAAAATTAAACTGGTAATTCTGCATAATTTTAAGTCTCATGCTCACAGCGAAATTCCATTCGATGATTTTACTGCGATAATCGGCCCATCGAATAGTGGCAAGTCAACAGTTTTTAAGGCTATTCGTCTGTGCTTATATAATGAACCATCAGGAGATCGATTCATTACGCATGGCGAAAAATTATGTTATGTAGAGGTAAGATTTGATGATAACTCCGGGATACGAAGAACTCGTGGTAAGGATGACCAGGAGATAAACCTCTATGAAATCATTCATACAGATGGTAAAGTTGATCCCTATACAAATTTCGGGGCAGGTCCGGTTGCTCCCATTATCGCATTTCATGGTATGCCAAAAGTAAATTTATTTGGCGAAGAGGAATGTTTGAATATGGCAGACCAATTTTCTGCACCCTTTTTGCTAACCTCGACTTCTGAAAAACGGGCAAAAATGATTGGTAAAATAGCTAAGACTGACGTCGCTGACCTTGCTCTCTCAAATCTTAATTCTGAGGTAAGAAATAGAACTGCCTTAAAGAAGAAATATACCAAGGAACTCAAAGAAAAACATGAATCACTCAAGGAACTAAAGGATTTGCCTTATGCTGAAAGCTTGATAGATTCGCTAGACCTAAAACTTGATAAGGCGAAGAATATCGACAATAGACTAAGGCGAATTATGGTTATACAAAAAGAATTAGAAGCGCTGACGAAGAAAAAAGACAGTCTCTTTGATTTCATTCAAAAAGAAGCTGACATAAATAATCTGATCAATCAATTAGATGGGATATTGGCCTTAGACCACAGAATGACAAAGATAATAACCATCCAGAGGAATTTGATAAAGGCTATCGGAGAAAAAGATGCTACGCAAAGATTAATCGATACCGTAGATATGGATCAGCTTGGCGCTATTTGTATAGATATGGATAAGCTTCTTTCCGTTACTGCAGATGTATTCCATATTCAAAAGATACAAGAAAAATTAGAGTCAGAGATAAAACGGAAGGGTATCGCAGAAAAAACAATTAAAGATGTTCCAGATGTTGATCTTATTGTCAGTGAATTGGAAAATTGCCGCTCAACCCTGCTAAGCTTAAACAATATTCTTTCGATTAAGTCAAAACTTGATACAGAAAAGTTAAGGGTACCGAGAGGAAGAGAGGTTATAGCAAACCTTGAAAAACAATATACTGGTAAATTCGAAATATATAAGCAAGCTCTGATTGATAATAAACAGTGTCCTGTCTGTCAATCAGAAATAACAGAGGAGAAAGTGGCCGCAATCACAGACTTGATGTAAGGAGGTGGCATAATGCAAGAAGAAAAAGATCGCGATAAGTTTACTCATTTGCACGTACATACCCAAGGTTCGTTAGCAGATTCTATGTTAAAAGAAATTGAACTTGCAAAAGCAATTAAAGCAAAAGGGATGCACGCAGTTGCGATTACAGATCACGGTAATATGTTCAATGTAATAAAGTTCTATAAAGCTTGTAAGCGTGAGGGTATTAAGCCAATAATCGGTATGGAAGCTTATGTCGCCCCGAGATCTAATTTATTAAAACAACATAAAATAGATGATGCAAATTACCATTTGGTTCTACTCGCAGAAAACAATGATGGTTATCAGAATTTAATGAGTATTGCTTCAGATTCATCAATTAACGGTATGTACTATAGGCCTAGAACAGACAAGTCGAAACTAAGAGAATGGAGCAAAGGCATAATCGCTTTATCTGCTTGTTTAGGTGGAGAGGTTCAGCAATATATTCTCGAAAAAGATTACAATACGGCAAAGAAAGTTGCTTTAGAATATCAAGATATTTTTGGAGTTGGTAATTTCTTTTTAGAATTGCAAGACCATGGCCTGCCTGAACAAAAGATGGTAAATGAAGCTTTGCTTAAAATGAGCAAGGAGACGAATATACCTCTGGTTTGCACAAATGACTGCCATTATCTAACCAATGGCGATTATGAGCCACACGACGTTCTCATGGCTATCCAAGCAAAGACCACAGTAGATAGCGAAAAACGAAAAAAGTATGGATCGGATCAATTCTATGTAAAAACGCAAGAAGAAATGGAACAACTATTCAGTTATATCCCAGAGGCGCTTGAAAATACAGTAAAGATTGCAGAGCGATGTAATGTGGTAATTGATTTTCACTCTAATAAATTACCGCCATTCCGGTTACCGGCTAACTTTACTGGGACTAATTTCGAATATCTTATGATGCTTACGTATAAAGGTTTGAAGAAATTTTATGGTGAAATAACGCCAGAGATTAAAGAAAAAGCTGAATACGAAGCAAATGTTGTAAATGGTATGGGTTATGTAAATTACTTCTTAATTGTGTGGGACTTTTTCCGGTTCTGCATTGAGGGAACTGATGAACCAGGCCAACCAAGTCCTCCAGGATGGATACCAATTTTAACAGGTCCAGGCAGAGGAAGCGGAGCAGGAAGTATTCTGTTATATGCCTTAGAAATTACTAAAATAGATCCAATAAGATATGACCTTTTGTTCGAGAGATTTTTAGACCCATCTCGTGTTTCCATGCCAGATGTGGATAGCGATTTCGAATATGAGAGAAGACAGGAGGTTATTGATTATGTAATTCGAAAATACGGAAGACAATCTGTGTGCCAGATTATAACGTACGGCACATTAGCAGCAAGGGCCGCTATTCGAGCAGTTGGTAAAGCGCTTGATTTGCCGTATAGTATTTATGATGAAACGGCAAAAATGATACCGATTGAACCGGGGATTACAATTAAAGATGCTCTGGAACAAAATCCAGATTTATTTCGTAAGTACGATAATGATGAAATCATACATCGTCTGCTTAATATTTCTATGAGACTAGAAGGACTACCGACTTATACAAGTACTCATGCTGCAGGTGTGTTAATCACGGATGATCGTGGAGTTACCGCACACGTTCCGGTTTGGGCAAATGAGGGCGCGATTGTATCTCAATATGATATGAATATACTTGAAGAGTTAGGGCTTCTGAAAATGGACTTCCTTGGGCTTCGTACACTAGGAGTAATTCGAGAAGCTATGGACATGATTAAGAAAAACCATGGGGTTACAGTTGACCTTGATCAGGTTTATCAATGTCTGGATATGGCTCCGCTACGATTACTTGAAGAAGGGAAGACAGATGGTATTTTCCAGTTAGAAGGTGGCGGTCTAACTGAGTTTGTAAGAGAGTTAAAGCCAAAGAGCATGGAAGAGTGGATTGCTGTAATTTCTCTCTATCGCCCAGGACCAATGGATTCAATTCCACAATATATGGCCAATCGAAGAAACCCGGACCTTATCCAATATCCGTTCGAGGTATTACGAGAAGTGCTTGGGGAAACCTTTGGAGTCCTCTGCTATCAAGAGCAATGTATGAAATCTGTTATTATTGTATCAGGATATGATAAATCCGACTCTGATGGCTTTCGTAAGGTTATTTCGAAGAAGAAGAAAGACCTAATCCCATTACATCGAAAATGGTTTATCGACGGAAGAAACCAAGTGGATTTGGACGAATACGGAAAGCAAAAGGACTATGGGCACGTTATACCAGGAGGCATTACAAAAGGGCAAGCAAGAGAAGCTTTAGAGAGGTTCTTCGATAAGATGGAGGACTTTGGTAAATATGCTTTTAACAAATCCCATGCCGCAGCGTATGCCGTTGTTGGATATGTAACTGCGTGGCTGAAGTTCTATTATCCAGTAGAATTTATGGCGGCATTAATGAATTCTTTAGCAGGAGCTACAAAGCAAACAAAAACCGCTCGTTATATTAACCACTGCAGAAACAGTCTTGGTATTGATATTGTTGCACCAGATATTAACACGAGTGAGGAAAGATTTGTTGCCACAGAAGATGGAAAAATCATCTTTACATTAAACGCAAAAAATGTATCAGCGACTAGCTTGCAAATCATTAAAGCGCAAAGAGCCACATCTAAATTTAGAGACTTTGATGACTTTATACGCAGAACTCTCGACGGAGTGGGAAAACAAGATATTACTGCGTTCGCTTCTATAGGAGCATTTGATAGCCTTGGTAGCATAAGTTCACAAATCACTGCAGGAGCCGCCGATATTGCTGACAAGATGTCCAAAACCAAACAAGCAAGAGCCAGAGCAAGAAATTCGGGGAGAGCATTTGAAATTGAAAAATGGTTAACCCTCGATGTAGCTATACCTTATGGTATAAAAGAGTTTCCGAACAGAGTTCGTTGGGCTTTGGAAAAAGAATATCTGGGATTATATCTAACAGGCCACCCAATCTATGACTATCTTTATTACTCAGAACAATACTCTAATTTTAAGCTATCCGAGTTAGATTACGAGATCGATGAAGAAACCGGATTGGTAATTATGAGTACACCAATCCACGGAAGAAAAACAGTAAGGTTTGTTGGAATGTTTAGCAGCATAAAGAAAACCATTACAAGAAAGAATAAAGAAAAGATGGCTATCGCAGAAGTTGAAGACTTAACCGGTACCGCAAAGATGATGATATGGCCAAATAATTATCTGGCTGTGGAAGACTTATTATCTACGGATAAGGTCTACGACTTTACAGGATATATTAAAACAGATCCAGAGGAACCACCGGTCATTGTCCTAACTTCTCTCGAACCACTTGAAATACCAAAAATCAAGAAGCTCGTTATTCGAGAAAACGACAGGTTTAAACTCAAATCCGTTGTTGATTCCATTCGTTACAACAGACTTTTTAGAGGAGATACTCCGGTATATGTGGAGTGTGGTAATATCAGGTTGCTGCTTGATAATAAATGCTGGGTAAACTTGGACACAATAGACTTGAGTGAGTGCGAATATCAAATTATTGACAAATAAAGGAGGCTATTTATATGGCGACAATTACAGAAAATGATATCTTAAAAGTAAAAAACGAGGCTCTTGCAATCAGAGACCAGGTGATTTCTGCAAAATCAACACTTGAAAACGTAACAACTAATATTAAAAATTATGAGGAAGAATTGAGACAATTAGATGTTGACCCAGATAAGATAGATGAAAAAATTGCCGAGATGTCAGCACAGCGAGATGAGATTTACACATCTTCCTTACAAACCATAAATGATTGGAAATCAAAAATGGTTTAGGGGGAAGATGATTGCTCGGTAAACCGTGGACAGATGCAGATAAAGACTTCTTAATTAAGTCATACGCTGAAGAAAGTATCGAATACATATCTGATTATCTAGGCAGAAGTAAAAATGCTGTTATGGCCAAAGCCAGAGAACTTGACTTGAAAAAGATAGTCAAAAAGAATACTTGGACAGAACAAGAGATTTCTTATTTGGTAAAGATGTACCCTAAACAAAGTGCCAAATACATCGCTAAGAAATTAGGGCGTGGGGTCGATGCGGTCTTCCGTATGGCACACAAAATGAATTTAACAAAGAAAAGGGGCAGAAAAGCAAAACCCAGATGGACACAAGACGAAATATTCTACCTCACAAATTTATATGCAACAAAAGATATTAAAAAGATTGCGGAAAGATTAGGAAGAACGGAATCGGCTGTAATTCATAAGGCTTCACAACTTCATTTATTCAGGGAGAAGAATTACAATCGAAACGGTGTTCCTTGGGCAGACTCGGAGTTCGATTATCTGAGAAAACACTATGCAACAAAGAATACCGTAACGCTATCCATTGAGATGGATCGCCCAATAAGCACTATTCAGGAGTATGCAGCTAGGATGGGTATACACAAGAAAAGAGCCGCCGCACCTAAGCCACTTCGAAAAATAAGTCATGGCGGTATAGGGAAGTGGACGGATTGGGAATCGCAATATCTTAGAGAGACGTATGATATATTCCATTGGAAACACATGCGTTATGATGCATTGTGTCGTTCTCCCAAGTCAATCAACAAAAGATTAAAAACCATGGGACTATACGAACTACGTGTACGAAGAGTTCGTAGTTATACGGTAGTTTTTTATTACCGAACAGAAGAAGAACTGAGACAAAAATGGGAATATGTGAATTTTTGGAAAGAGGTGACAAACGATGCTTACCCAGGATCAAGAAAAGATGGCTACAGATTTCGAGGCAGCATTGCAGCAGTTGAAAGAGGCTGTAAGTAAAATGCGATTTAGAAAGGAAACTCTTCTAAACGACTCTGAAAAGTTACAAAAAGACATCGATGATTTAAAGATTGGTGATTATGATAAGGCAGCTATCCTGATGAATAAATTAGCAAACAATCAACGGGCAGCGGCAAGTGAACAGTTATCTAAATTAGGGACGATGGCGTTACAGTATACTTTTGGCCCTAACTATGAGATGCAAATTGAAATGGCAGGGACTTTGAAAAAGCCTAAAGCAGACATATGGTTTATTCAAGATGGAAAAGTCGATGAAAGAGAAGATCCGATGGAAGACAATGGTGGTGGCGTTGTCGATATTATTGGTTCCTCCATGCGCGTAGTGATTATGGATAACTATTCTGATGCTTCAAAAGGAATTCCTTATATTGATGGACCGATCCTATTTGATGAACCCTTCAAGATGGTTAGTAGTGAATACATACCTCAAATGAGCGAATTTATTTCTAACGTAGCGAAGGATTTTAACCGACAGGTTATTGCGGTAACCCATAACGATTATCTATCATCTATGACAGACTCAAACATTTTTATCTCATTGGATGAGAACAAAAGGAGCGTTGTCGTTATACAAAAGAACAAAAAGGAGGAATAAATGCCCATGCTATTATTCGGGAAGAAAGAAAGTGTTTGTGCACCAACCCCAAAGTATCGGACCGAAATTTCCAAATTGGTTGATGAGCGAAAAGCAGTACAAAATGTAATGCGGTTTATCTGTGATCCGGATTTGTATAATGTTTACCAGGATAAGTTACAGAATATTGATGCGGAACTTGGTTTACTATATAAAAAGGCTCGCACAGAAAACGAAAGGAATGATCAGTTGTATGTTGTCACCTCAACTATTAAGCAATATCAAAAAAATCTTTATCAATAAAATTGAATTGATGCAACAACGCGATGAATTACGAACCTCCGTCGCAAATGGAAAAGACTTTTTTTATAAGTACGCAAAGTCTGGTGATGGCAAGCTTCTTGGCGATGGTGCTCAAAGGATGTTGGAGATAATCCAGCGGATAGCGGACATTGAGAGTGAAATAAAAAGGATGGATACTCTGATTATTTCAAACCTAGAAATGGAAATTAACCAAGTTAATTTTAAGTTTGTCATCCCGCAACACCCAAATGATGCGGGCGATATTATACAAAGCACAGAATATTTTGTAACAAATGAGGATACTTCAAGAGAAAATAGCTTGGATATTAATGATTTATGGACTATTATACTTTTGAAGGAGATGTTTGATGTTAAAAACGTTGAGCTAATTCCGAAAGAGAAAGGTGGTGAATAAGATGTTTATTAATTTTTACGATGAGTTAGAAATGATCGACGAGTTAAAACAGAGAGTTGGCGAACTTGTAGTTTTACACTATGAGTGTGAAGACTGCGGGACCGATCAGGTAACAGATGAGTTAGAGATAACTTCTGACATGATTGATGATTTACAAGCAGATGGATATTTTATGTGTAGTTGGCCTTGTACTGATTGCGGCGCAAACACTAAGTTTATGAGAACAGACATGATGAGGGGAATTGAGTACTAGGCATACGGGGGTAAAGTGGAATGTGTATTTTTAAGAAGGTTGCTACTGCTATATTAAAGTTCGTGACAGTAGTTGTTGTACCAGCTACATATCTTTTAATCAAAGGGTTCGTTGATTCTATGTTCCCGTCTTCTGCACGAGAAATATTTGAAAATTCATAATCTCAAATATTTCTCGTATAAGAAAGGTGAAGCGGGGCAACCCCGCCTGGAAACGATAATATACAGGCTTGTTATATAGTATGTTTGTAAGGTTAGCAAATAAAACAAATAACCATATTATCAACGAAATACAAAATATAACTATAATACTAGGCTCTTGGCGGTTTGCCAAGAGCTATTTATTTCATTAAATTTTATGGTATAAGAAAGAAAAGGTAGAGAAGACACGATTCTCTACCTTTAAATAATTTTATTTAAAGGAGGATAAAAACTATGACTCAAAATTTAGAATCAGTTTTATCATTTTTATTAAGACCGGCGGTAGAATATAACCTGCCGCAGAAAAAATATTGGGGAACAGTGGTTAAAGAAAATTCAATGTTAGTTGCTTCTGGTAGTTTCACAATTGAAATCGGGAACATTCATTTCGACAAAAAGCCAGATGGAGAGTATTTTAGTTTTCTGGAGAGCAAGTTTGCTGAGTTTGCATATCCGCTAAATCCGGCTCAGATTCAAGAAAAAGTGAGTTCTCAGTGCAGCTTTGTTGGCAAGGTGGTATTCCCATTAACAAATATTATTAACCGGTTGTCTGATATCGATAAGCAACTCGTACCTAATGGCAAGGATTCTATATTGAAACGCTGTAGACTTATCGTGTCTCCTGGGTTTTTAGAATCTGGAGATATGACACTAAAGTTTACAGACAATGGAAACGGGTGGGAATTCAAACATGCTTCTCTACCAAAACCAGTTCGCCTACACAAAGATTCTGTAATAGGACCTGACGGAATAAGAAAAGATACTGTGTACAGGTGCGAATTAAAAGATAGCGATGATCTTCTTGTAAATGTAATTGAACCGTATGGAAAAATGAGACTTGGTATTTTATATTCTCCAAAAGGATTTGTACCGGTGAATTTAGAGGAGATTAACCGAATGAGCGGTAAAATACCACCCGACATGATAATCTGTTCAAATATAATTGAACCGAACCCAATCCCGGCTCCACCAATTCATTTAGACGCTAGTACAATGTTCGATTTATTAAATGTATTTTTAATGTGCCAGAACACAGAAAAGATAGAAATGCACTTACCTGATGATCCCAACAAACCGGTAATGTTTACTAACGTTCCTACGAGTGATGATGATTTAAGAATAAGAGTTGTTGTGGGAACGCTCAACCCGTTCTACGGAGCACAGAGGAGGTAATTAGCTAGTGTATAGTACTTTTCATGAAAGGTTGGAAGAAGATGCGGATATTGACCTTGAGCACTTCAGTGTCTTGAGGCATACAGGCAAGGAGTTAATAGCGCAAGGGGAGAATATCGCCTATCCAATTTTCGCATATGGATGGGACTATCTTCTTTCAAGTACGTTGATTACAATCCATAACAATGACTTCAGGAAGGAAGTTAAAACAAAGTATCAAGAGGCATTTATTGATGCGGATGACCTGGACTTCATTCCAAGTGTACTAGAAGTCGCAGATGCTATTGATGAATATAATATGATTGTTATCCATGATTTTTATAAAAATAATGGATATTCTATCGATGATATTGATGTTATCATTGGAAATTATATTCAAGAGTTCTCATGCTCCATGGAGGATTGGGTTGAAGAAGTTTTTAGAGATTTTGGATACGCTTATTATGGTTCATCCGTAAGTCGGTGCCACGATATTACGGATGAATATGCTCCACAGAATATACTTCTAGTGGAATTTTTAAGATAGGAGGCACTAATTTATGAACAACCTCGCAATAAAAGGGGACCATTCCTTAGAAACTAGTGACACCCCACGGGTATATTTCTATAACAAATATTATAATATGCCGGAAGCATACGACGCGGATACACTATGTAGTATGGTTATTAATCATCCACAGTATACAGAAGATAAGGAGGAGAACGAGAAGAGAATACTTCAAATCTATAATGATGTAATGGAACAGATGGGTGGCGAAGCTATCCCATCATTTATCGATATTACCGCTTCTGTTTCATCGTATAATGAAAATATATTTTATAATATAGCTGTTCTTCAAGTAATGGAAAATGGTTCATATTTGGATGTGGACGATATTGAGGAGCTGCTCGAAGAGGAAACAACTTCCGTAATGGAGTGGTTTAGTTATAATTTAGAATATTGTAATTTGGATGACTCTATATTTGAACTGTTGCATAGAAATAAATTGTCCTTTTCGGTGTCTGAAGATGACTCACAATATGAAGATTTAATAAGAGTAGATGAGGTTGTTAGAACTTTGCCAGAAGGCGGAAAAGAATATGACATTATAATTGCTGATTGCCAGAACATAATTCTCCCGTGCTTTGGAATTCGTGATTTCTTTTTACAAGACAACCTTATCTTATATAGACCTGGGGAGTGAAAAAATGTTTGATTTAGATTTTGTCAACAAAAGTTTGGGTTTATGCGACGAACCATACATGTCAAACGAAGATTTTCACAATCGGACAGAAGAAATACTAGGTTCGCTATTCTTAAGATCAAATTGCGTTACAAAAAAGGATTACCGAAAACATTGTGATTACATTTTCAAATCATATGAGATTAACTTTAAAGCTGTGGGTGGGCCGCCAGATATTGAAGATATTATTCTTAATATTGAAACTGACAATTGGGAAAAAATGTTGGAACTTGGTAAATTAGATTTATGTTACGGACAAGGGAAACAGGGGTATTTAAAATTTATCAGCTATCAGGATTTTGAAAAAGACTTTATGGCGGAACAAGCAATTGAGAAATTGGCCGAAATGTGGTATACCGATTATCATTTTGAGGATTCTGACGATATGTTCGAATATGTTATGAAAATCTTGAATGAGCACAATTTAGCATACACTTATCCAGAATCTAAATTGATTGAGTATCGCAAGGGTAAAAGAGAGATTGTTTGCTTCAACGACTGTCAGAATTTATTACTCCCGGAATGGCAGCTCCATATGATTATTTCGCGAGGTGGCAGCCATGAATATACAGCGGATGAAATCAAAGCCCTGTTGAGTGTATCTATTATATCAAAAGATTAAGGAGGGAATTGTTTGAGCAATGAGATTTCTGTAAAAAACGATTATTCCGAGCAATTTGAAAACTTAATGAGTAAGATAGTCTCCTCTTTTGTGGACAAAGAGGAGACTCGTTATAAAGCCCAAGAAAAAATAATCACGGATGCTTATATGGAGGTCTTAAATTATGGAGGAGATAGTGCGCCCGACTTTTCAGAAATTGTCTTGAATATAGAAGAGCGGAATTCCGATATATTGGCAGAACTAGCTGCTATGGATATGGAATGCGGAATGATGTGTCCGGAGCACTCTCATCAAGAACTGACATCATATTTTATGGGGCCGGCAGAAGACGAAGAAGATAATTTGTACTCAGCATATTTAAGTGCATGGTATGAAGAATACTCGGCAGAATTTCGTTATGAGCTACCATATTTTATAAGCACAGTTTTGGAAGAATTGGGCTTTTGTTATTTGATTAGTGACGAGGCTGATGGGCCTAAAGATTATCAATATGGCTTATCGAATAACTTTGCCATTTATGTTAATGATGCACAAAATTTATTACTACAAGATTGGCATCTTAAAATACTTGCTGGAGACCGATTAGGTAACTACAGTTATACACAGCAAGATATAGAAAATTTGCTTAACATCAGATTTGATTCAAAACCAGAAAGGGGGTAAATAATTTGTATGCTGTTGAAGAATCTAAAGAAACGCAACTATGCAGTTTCTACGAGGGGCGATTAGATGAATTGCTCGATGACATGTTTCTCGGGGAAAGCTGGATCGAGACACCTGAAGATTGGGAGCGCAAGGAAGAGAAGTTGATGGAAATCTATCAGGAGGTATGGACCAATGAGCTTGTTACAAAAACAGCCGTGCCGGAATTATCAGATATTTTAGATGCTGTTTACGATCACAATATGGAAATACAATCAGAAATTGTGGCTCTCGATCTTGAATACGGCCAATATGGTGAACGGTCATTTTATGTAGAAGACTTTTACGACGATAAAGAAGATGCCCAAGAAGCTGTAGAAGAGGCTTGGGAAAACGACCTCAATATAGAGACTAATTATATGTACAACACAGATAGTTTGGTATTAAAAATATTGCATAAATTAAAATGCTCTTTCTTGGCAAACGAACAGACATTGCACGAATTCTTTTGTGAAGACTGGCCAGAGGGGTGTGATGCAGTAGTTGGTGATTGCCAGAATTTATTGCTTCCAGAATGGCATTTAGCGTCAATGCAAGAATATGAACACTCTGTGACAGACGAAGAAAGAATATTGGTACAATTGGTATCGAGGTGACGACATGAGTTATTTTTTAATACCGGACTACGGGACTCTTAATATAGGCTGTCCGTCAGGAGAAGATATATTAATCTATATGTACCGGGCTTACATGGATTGTTGCAAGCCGCATAAGGTATTTGGTTATCTCTCCGATACAGCGCCAAGTTTATTTGAGTTTTATGATAGTCTGACAGACCAAGTGCACTCATCAGATCGCAGAACATTTTTATTCCGAGGGATTGCATTAAACCGGGGAGAGCTAAGCGATCCATATTTTGTGGAGATGCTTTTAAAAGACTTCCTGTTTCAATATACGAGAGATGATGGGATTGAGGGATGCGATTGCCAAAATATAATACTACAGGAGATGGTTGAAGATGAGTAGAGAAAGCAAGATAATCGAGGAGAAGATACTCTCAGAATACTTCAAGATTATAAGTGAAGGATTTGTTCCTCAAACAAAAGCTTTAAGAGAAAAGGTAAAGTACCGTATGGATGTAGAATGTTTTGATCTTATATACGGTCAAACATTTGAAGACGAGATAACGGAAAACGCAATACACGATGTTCTGTCGCTTTATAAGCATGTGCATTATCATGACGGAAAGCGGTTTTTCGAATGTCAAAACCCATTATTTTTCGAGTGGTTTTCTTATCAGAAAATTCTACTGCTAACACAAAATCCTTAATTATAAATGAGAGAGGATATATAGACTATGATTAATACAAAATATCAAGCAGTAGAATGTTTTACGTTTTTGCAAAAGATTTGCTCCAGAAATGGATGTGAGGAATGTGAGGAGAAGTCATGCGGAGTTTTGTTTGTCGGCCAACACGCTTACTCTGCTACTGCCAATATTGTTGGGAGAATAGGTGTTAATGATAATCTTCCGATGGACAATCCAATTTTCTGGAGCTACGGCAGGGAGGGAGAAATTAATCGCCCAAGCCAAGATAAGTTTCTACTAAACACGAAGGGATACATTAAAAATAATCCATCCATGGGAGCATTTTTAAGCAGCGGTTTTATAGATCGCTTTGATCATTACTTGAACAAAGCTCCTGCGAATGATTTCCGTATTCGCAGGAAAGATCTATTGGATCACTTAGACAGTCAAGGCTTAAGTTCGGCAAAACAAAACAAAATGAAAATACAAATTGGCTCAGCATTAACGGACGTGACATTTAATGCTGAGCCAATTAAATGGACAAAGGCAATGGATAGTCCATTTTCATTTGAGTTGCCTCGCTTTGTATACCCTGGTACATATCAAAAAAGCAATATCGATAAAAACGTGGTCTGTTCTATCAATTTGCTATCTTTCTATGAAATTATTGCAAATGGGTTTACAGAGTATGAAATTATCCGTATTAAATACGACAACGCTGGCCCTGTTGTTATCGAGGGAAAAGCAAGAAATAAAAGTGAGGTTTTCTTTGCTGTATCTCAAATATGATAACATAAAATTCTATCGTATAAGTAACAAAACAGGGAGAGTATAGGATAAAGTGGGCTAAAAAATAAAGTCACTTCCTATATTTTTACTCTTTAAAAGTGCCATAACAAAGTGGTATAATAAAAATTACTGAAAGAATAGGGGGCCAAGGTCGCATGAACAAAAAGGAATGGTATGAGCAAACAATAGAATTCATCACAAACGATCTTGAGGATTTTTACCAGCATTTTTATAAAAATGATGAGAAAGGTTTTAAACTCGTTTCTATTGGGAGCGGTTACAGACTAAACCCATGTCCGGTATGTGGGCACAACGATTGCGCAACTGTAGGAGAAGCCGTGAATTGTTTTTCTTGCCATTGGTCTGGTACCCATATTAGTGCATGGTACGAGTATGCTACAGGAGTGTTGGGTATTCCGCTAAGGGATGCTATTGCGAAACTAGACATATTTACAGGTCTTAGATTTCCAAACTCAGCCGGTAGCAATATTGAGGACTATGCGCAGGAAATAGCTAGACAGAACATCTTAAGAGTTGCTGAAAAACACTATCATGAACAGCTGATAAAATGTACTCAAACATTTAATGTGGGAACCCGGTGGGTAACCCCGTTAGATTATCTCCTGAAAATAAGACAGAGAAAAATGACAACTATTGAAGATATGAAAATAGGCTTCATATCGAATTATTTTGATCTGCATAAACTACTTATTTCTATGGGGTATACCAAACAACAAATCAAAGATGCAAAAGCATGGGCTCCAGAAGGATTATTTATCTATTACTACAAAGATCCTCTTACAAAAGATATCACGAGGATTAATACGAAAAACCCATTTCAAGCCAAGATACAGAAAAAAGATGATAGTGGCAGCACCATCGAGGGCGATGTTATTCAAGGATACTCAGTTGGTGATAAAGTGCCAATGTTTACCCCGCGGTTTTCTTTTAAGAAACCTTTTGTGGCGGTCGAAGGGGAAAATGACCTCGGTGCAATTTACGAAAACGGAGCTACTAATTCAAGTTGTATCGGTGGTAACCTTTCCGATGAACAATTTGAAGCTGCCTTCGAAAATGCTGAAAATATCATATATGTAATGTTCGACAATGATGAAAAGGGCAATGAATATGTTGATAGGATGAACAGGCTTCTTCCTGATAAAGATATAAGAAAGATTGAATATCCCTTGAATTTCAATGACCCAGATGATTATTACCGAAGCCCCGAGGCTAAGCATATAGACATCTTGATAAAGGACGCGAAGAGACTTGAAACGGAAGGATATAAAATATCTCATATTGGCAATGCATGGACAATTGCGAACCGCCACAGAAAAGTTGAATTTATTATCGATATGCACAGTTCCGACAAAGGTCAAATGGTCGGAACTGTGAATCTCTTTAGCGATGGAATATTAATTGATAGGGAAGTCGATAAGGACTTAACTAAATGCAAAGCTAATAAGAAGCCATTCAATTTTTATCTACATGATAAGATTAATGAGCACTTTAATTCCGGATTAGGTGAAAAATCTGCTGATGAGCTAGCGGACATTTATTGGTGTTCTGCAAAGAAACAGGAAATTGTAAGGCGATTAGCTAAAATCTTATTTGATTCAAATAATGATGATAAGATTGTTAATATGCTGAAGATAAAACTAAAGACTTCGGACGGAAGAGAGGATGTCATTGACGCTATTTTAAAAGAAGCTAATGATGTTCAGAATAAGCTTGTCGGGGCGTACGTCGGAAGCAATATTCCAAAAATCAAAGTATCACAATATTTTAATATTGGTAATAACGACGGTTATTTTTATTTCATGAACTACAAGCAAGATGGTGATTCTCTAAGAAGATTGCCTTTCTTATTGAGAAATGATAAAACTTTAATCCGTCTAGATTTACTAAAAAGAAAGGATCCACAATGTCTGCTTCTTGTGGATAATAAATATGAGCTGCCAGTTGAAATTAATGAAGCTATTATGGATTCCGATGAGTGCTCCCTTACTCAGGCAAATGTATATAAGTACATAGACGGGCAAATACCATTAGAGGAGCTAGACCCCAAGAATTTAGCAGATGTTTTAACTGAGTATTTTGAGAAGTTTTATTACTCCACGGATAGCTCGGTATATAAAATACTATCTTTGTACACCATTCTTACTTACTACTATGAATTATTTGATAGTATCCCTTATCTTTATATTAATGGTCAGAAGGGATCAGGAAAGTCTGTAATCGGTTCTGGACTTCACCTGTTCTGCTTTAATGCAAAGATGGCAACGGATATTTCAGATGCATCATTATTTCGTATGACTAGTTTAGAGGGCGGTACTTTAATTCTTGATGAAATGGAGCAATTAACTTCAAGAAAGAAGGGTTCAGAAAGCACTATGGGTATTGTTTTAAAAGGTGGGTATAAACGGGCAAGTAATGTTTATCGCGCGGATGTGGAGACCACCTTAAAGACAAATCGATATGATAGCTACGGTCCTAAAGTAATCATCAATATCTTCGGACTTGATGATGTTATTAAAGATAGGTGTATTCAAATCAATACATTCAGGTACAAATTAACCAGAGAAACAAAGAGAGAAGACCCGAAAAGTTATTTAAATAGGCTGGGGGGTATCCGTGATTTAACCAGTAAGTTATGCTTATCTGCTTTGGAACATTTTCAGGAGGTAAACAAAATTAAACAAAGTTGCTTCTTTGAAACCAACAATGACAAGGCTAGACTGTCCGAGATTCTAACCCCAATTCTCGTTATGGCAAAGTTTGTAGATGCCAAAGAGCGCAAAGCTATGACTGAGAAAGATCTTTCATTAACTAATGGAGACTGTATTGGGTCTTATGAAAAAGCGGTTCAAGATTTCTACATAAATGTCATAAAGGGTGACAAGGAGGACACTGACCGCAATACGCCAGAGGGTATTATTACAGCGTGTATTCCTCAAATTGCAAAAGAACTTTATGGAATTATCCCAGATCCAGAGAAAGTCTATACCATTCCAACCTCTCATAAATACACAGAACCAATTAAATACAGTGTAGAAGAGGGGTGGTTTGATGTTAACGTAATTCATTTAAAGTGTTTTGTGGAAGAGCATCAGCCAGGAGAAACCGCTCATACCAAAATTGTAGTGAGATGGTTAAAGACGTGTTTTGATATTCCTTACAAGGATATTAAGAGATCTATTGCAAATATTGAAAACGAAGACTTGATCAGAGAATTCAAGGGGAATGCAAAGCCAAAGATAAACACGTACCGATTTTATTTCAGAGACTTTATCGATTCTATAGGCGAACAATTTTTAGATAAAACACCTAGATCAAAAGCACCTGAAAAGAAAGTTACATTATTCTAATTGTTAGCCGGATTTATTTGTCCGGCTAATTTTTATTTAAATCTAAGGAGGAAGATATGATGAATAGTAAGTTTCCAGATGAATACCGAAGAGATTTATTCGGGAAGTTCTCTATTTTCACTAATGAGGACGGGGAGCTTGAAATTGCAGACAATGAAAAGGAAATTGTGATGCAAAATAGAGAGACCGGCGTTTATCACAAAGTAAATTTAGAGATGTTTGTCGGATTAATTAAAAAGGTGTTTCCTTCAAAAGAGGAACAAAAGGAATTATTAATATCAATGTTTAGAGATTAAAAAATAAAGGGTACGAGGAATGTGGCGCGATATTAGCATTTAAACTAATAAAATTCACGTTTTAAAAAGAAAAGGATGTTTATCATGAGAGAGAGAAGCACAGTTAATTTAGGCAAAGCAGAAGGCCTCGAATTCGTTCAATATAATTCTATAGTTGGTAAGAATGATTCCTCAGTAGAATTAAATGGAAAGGTATATGATGGTTTTTATGTCAGTAACAATAACTATGACCGAGCTATCTATGGTGACGTAACAACTGCCTTAGTACTTGGGCAAATGCAAAAGTTTTATATTTTGACTGGAAATCATTGTGAACAATACAAGGAACTTATTAACCAAGGTTTTTCCAAGTGTTTTGAGTACTTTAAAGCGAATATTAATCAAGCGCATAAATTTAGTGATGAAATATAATTCGAATAAAGCTAATAAGTCCACATACCCAAAATAAACTATATCAATCAGGAGGATAACTCAGCTATGGGGATAGTAAACATTTCAAAAGAAGCTTTAATTTTAGGGGGAGCCGCAACAGTAGGAATTTTCGGAGGACTTCTTGTTATAAACAGAAAGAAGCTGGCGGAAGAGAAGAAGGACCACGCCCACTGCGAATGCGATGATACTGATGAAATTTGTTTTGACGATTTAAACGAAAATATCATTGATAGCAGTTTTGTCGATGACGATGATATTAACATCGGCTAGTGGGAGGCTCGGCATGACATTACAAGAGGCTTATGCATCATGTGATGCGGGAAACTTTGTTTCGCATCTTAATTTTAGTAGCAACGAGAGTATGCACAAATATGATGGCGGTTTATATTACGAAGACGGTGCAAATCTGACCACGTCAGATTTTGATCTATCGCAAGAAGAATGGGCACAAGATAACTGGTATATTAAGTTTACACAGGAAAAAGTAGATGCTGAAAAACTTCGTAAAATGCATGAGGATAGTAGAGGTTACATGCTTCAATGCGTTTCTTACGAAGATTGTATTATTAAAACTGGTGAGGAGGAACTAAAATGAGCGAAACGTGCAGACATATGATTGGGCAGATTATGGAATTAAACAAAGAGATAATTTGTACAAGTGAATTGACGGGAGAGGCAGTAAAGACATACCCAAAAGGTACTAAGTTCACAGTGTCATCGAACGGGAGTTTCGTATTTCCGGATGGCAAGATAGTAGTCCCTTCAGAAAAGGTTGAAGTAAAAGGATATGATACAGAAGCTATAGCTCTTCGGATCATGAAATACTTAAAGCACGATACGCCTATTAACGAAATTATCGATGAAGACGATGATTACTATAACGAAAAAACTTTTAAAGAAGCAATTGAAGAAGCTTTGATGGACATTCTTCTCTAGGCGGCGATAGTTGTCAAAAGCAAGATTTCAAAGGTATAGTTTAGTTAGCTGAATTAAAGATTTAGTGGAGGACTCTTATGAAATCACAAGTAGTAAATGGAACCATGTTTCATGTTAAAATCATATACAAAGATGGAGGTCACAAGTATGCCAATATCTTTTCTGAAAAAGACTATTATCTGGGTATAAGTCTTGGGACAATTGTCGGGTACAAAGAAATGAATTGTATTGAAAGATTTATTTTTAGGAACTGTTTATAGAGTTGAACTGAATTAAAGATTTAGTGGAGGTAATAATATGGCAAAGTTTAGCGCAGAGTATAAAAACCGTGTACCCAAGTACATATTAACATTCAGAGGTAAAGAGTTTGATTTTTCAATGAATCAAAAATTAGAATACGGCACAAGCTCAGATAAACCATGCTTCTCAAAACAACTATCAGATGCGTTTGAAGATTTAAACGAAGATGAGCTTGAAGAAACCGATATCGATCAACTTGATAGCATATTACATGACGAAGAAGAGTTGTTCGAAATACTAGAGCGGGTGGAAGAACTTGAGTAGAAGTATTCGTTTCACTTTAAAAGAATTAATGGAGAGAGAGATCTATAAGCGAGCGAAACATATTAAATATGTGGATAATGAAGGGTTGGATTTAAACATGGAGAAACCTATTCCGTCTGCGCCCGTGTTGTACTTCGAAGAATTAAAAGATGGCACGCTACTGGTAAAATTATGGGTCTGTAACAAAATGCCCGATGGATGGAGATTAAAATTTGGGGCATTAACAGCACCAAATGGTTTTCACTGGATATGTAACGGTAGAAGCAGATTTGATGTAGCGTACCGTGTAGCTTTATTGAGAGCCTATAATCAAACGTCTGAAACAACGCCGAATTTATGGTATAAGAAATAAAACAAAAGCGAAAGGAGCAACAATTATGATCACATCAAATGGACAAAGACTAGCGAAGGCATTAGTAAAGGTAAGTAAAAATGTAGTTATCGTAGCAGGTAGCGCAATAATAACGGGGGTTCTTACAAAGAAAACCAGAGACGCAGTAGGCGAGATAGGAGAAGGAGCAAAACACATTTACAATGTAGTTGTAAATATAATTCAAAAATAATGAATTACAATTAAAATAAAGGGGTTGGGTACCGGGCAGGAATTATCCTGCCCTTTATTTTTGTTTTTCATTATAGTCATAAAAAGAATTATAAATAAAAATTAAAAGGAGAATATTATTATGCCAAGTTCAAGTAAACAAAAATTAGGAAAAGCTACTGCTCAGGTGGCTAAAAATTTAGCTGTTGTTATCGTTGGCTCAGTAATAACCGGTATATTAGCAACTAAGTCTAGGAATGCAATAATGGAAATCGCAGATGGGTGTAAGCAAGTGTATAACATCGGCGTGAATGTGTATTACGAAATTAAGGAGAACAGAGAGTAAATCTGTTCTAAATATTTTGGGGAGAGGTGACAATTTGGATGCACTATTAATGATGTTTAGTAAGGACTTGAAGCGATTGCCCTTTGATAATATTATTCCGTATAATGAGAACGATTTGCTACTAATTGCAAACCCGTATTTGGCATTTCGGTTAACAAATATTGTGGATGATAATAATTCCTATTTCAGTATAAAGTCTGTTATGACAGAGCACACAGACCCTTTTGCTTGTGCGGATTTTAATCGGACTTGTACGGACTTTGCTGAAATAATGGAGGCGAGAATTGAAAGGTACTTTGTTACAAAAAAGGTAACATATTTATTCTTTGATGAAGAAGAACAGAATTTTCTAAAGACAATGTTTAGAAACAACACATTAACATCTTCCGTAATTCTGTATATGCGGACAAATGTGAGAGAGACATTTAAAGAAATCGATTACACGGATCTTGTGCGTAAAGAATACCTGGAAGTATCCAAGTATTTAAGACGATTAAGAATTATGACGGTTGTAAGGCCAGATCAGTATTATTCAATGTATGTTTCTAGCAAAAAAGAATCAAAAGAGCGGTTTGAAAATCTGCGAAGGAACAAAGATAAGGAATTTATGAAGAAAATGTTTGATAGATATCCCAAACTAAAAGACATTAAAACAAAGTCACAATTCCGGACATATTATCTTGGGCTTTCAAAGAAATATCATCCAGATGCATCCCAAGGTAGCCATGAGATGTTTGCGGAGATCAGTGTTAACTTTGAATTGCTAAAAGAAACTTATTGGTATCGTTCCCTTACTGATGATGCGGAAGATACAACACAACAACAACAAGCAAGACCAAAAGAGTTTAATATCTTGCTGCAATCAAAAGAAGAGAAGAGGTGACCGCTGTGAATTTAGACATTATTAATGAAATCAATCAGGCGGTTGCTGAGGAAACAAAAGAAGTAAAGTCTGAGGAGCTCCAAGGCAAAGAAAAAATACTGGAGAAGAATGCTCAGACGGTTCATAAAATTGAGCAGGAGAAAATAACCTTATCTTCAAACCCTACAGATAAAGGTAAGTATGGGCTTAATCAATCGAAGCCTAAAGAAGAGAGTATCTTTAAGAAATCTTCCGGAGGCTCGCTAGATGATTTCTTTAAAGATAAAGAGACCGATAAGAAATCATCTAGCGGGTATAGCTCTTATGGGTATTCGGGATACAATCAGCCGAAGAAAGAAGAAACGAAGCAAGAAAAGGCCAGAGAGTTTGCCGGTGCATTCTCTAAGCGGGCAATGGAACATGCCCACAAGGAGTGGCAGCACGAAGAAGAGGTTCAGAAGAATTCATGGAACATTTTTGAGCTGCAAGAGAAAGTAGAAGAAGAGCGCAGGAAAACTAGGTCATTAACAAAAGAGGCTATAAAGAAATTACAGAACAAAGATATGTTGAAGAAGAGCTTCTTAAAAGGGCTTGCTAGCGCAGGTAAGGGAATTATCGAATATCTGTATAACAAATAACTTATTTAATTGGAGGAAAATACAATGCCAAAAGGACTTGAATATTGGAAACAGGAACTTATAGGAGCAGCAAAGAAATTGGTTATAGACACGGTGATTTATACTGTGAAGAATATCATCGCTAGTTTTGTAGAAGAACATCTTATCAAACGCCCGATGAAGAAGATTTTCACCATCAATAAAAGATGGGGATGGGACGACGATTTTGCTTTATAAGAAATAAACTTTCTCATATATATCACAAACATATTTTATATATATGAGGGGTCGCCCTCATATATATAAATCGTTTGACTTTTATATATATGAGGTGATATAATATTCTCAAAAGAACAGTGGAGGGTATTATTATGGAAAATGGAAATGTAACTGAAGTATTAACAAAAGAAAACGAGCAGTTATTAAAGGATGTAAAGAATGTTCTTCTCTCTGTGTCTGTTGGTGCGGCTGGATATTTTTTAATAGAACTTGGAAAAGGAATAATTAATGCTGTTGTAAAAAACGGATTAAATGTTCCTGAGTTACCCAAAAAATAAGGGGGCAATGAATTGATTATAGTTGGTTTTGATTTCAAAAAGAACATGATCGTCATGGTTACACAAACACAAGAAGATTACGATGTACTACGTGCACAACGTGAACTCAGTAATATTGGCTGTTGCGAAATGCAGAAGTCGGTATTCGAGGTACCGGTAAAAAGTGTCTATTCTCTCAATACTATTCTGGGCGCAATAAAAGACAGAATTACTGTTGATAATAGCTTTAATATCTGGAAACAGAAGCAAAAAGTCGTCGCACCGGTTTTAATTCGGTGCGGCGTAATTTATAGTCGGGTTTATCCAGGGCAACTCCAATTACCGATAAAAGAAATTGAAGAAGCAACAAGGTTTTTCCTCAAAGCGGCTGTGAATATGAAAAAGTACAAAGAGGGGAAATGGGACGGATACGTTAATTTATACGATAGAAGAGAAAGAAAATTCCCGACCGGGTTGTTACCAAAAATACAGGAAGTACTTGATAAAAAGGAGATTCCGTATAATATAGAGATCGTTTATGAAGAGGCGCCAAAACCTGAGTTTAATTGGAGAGTGGAAGATGGCCTTACACCTGACCCCGATCAATACGATGCTATCGATGCAGGTATTAAAGGCAGGAGAGGCATTATTAAAGCTCCGACTGGATTTGGTAAAACGGCAATCCTGGCAAAGAGATTGACTGCTAATTTCAGTGTGCCAACTTTATTTGTTGCGAATAAAAAGACATTGCTTGATGATGCTGCCGAAGAGTTTAGGGATGGTATCAAGGGGCTGAAGAAGACTGATGTTATTCAGATTAAAGATGGTTGGTTTGGGAGTATTAAAATCGACGGTAACACAAAGGCGGAGGACATTAAGCCGTTAACCGCTCCGATTATCGTTGCAACGATACAATCGTTGCATGCAAGATTTATTGACCCTAGAACAAAACCATATTTACTTCATTGGTTACATAATGTCTGTAAGTTTGTTATGGTTGATGAAACACAGGCTGTCGGCACTCCGATATGGGATGAAGTACTTTCAGAATGCTATGCTCCGTATAGAATATTCTTATCTGCGACACCTAGAAGAACTGATGGAGCTACTATAAAAATAGAGGCTTATTCTGGATGTTGGTTATATTCCACTACTGCGGCAGAACAGATAGAAAAGGGTCGCTTATGTGAATTGGATATCCTCTATCAAACTTACGACCACCATCTATACAATGATGACGACGCTGACCTTGTGTACGCAGATATGTATCGCATGTGTATTGTGGAAAATGATGAGCGCAACAAAGAGTGTGTTGTTAAGCCTACGCTAGAAATGCTCGCTGAAGGCCGCCACGTCCTCGTACTCATTCAATCTATAGACCATGGCACAATTCTTCAAAGATTGTTTTACGAGGCTGGATTAGATGCAGAAGACGTTCGTTTTATATGGGGAGAAACTCCGGATAAAATTAGAACAGCAGCAATTAAAGAATTTCGTAAGGGTGAATTTAAAGTTATGATTGGCAGTACTATCTTTGACGCGGGTGTAAATATCCCTGTTATTTCTGGGGTGGTCCTTGCCGGTGCAGGTAATTCTGATATCACACTAATTCAGCGTATTGGTAGGGGTGCGAGAAATTCTGATTATGAAGAAATTCTTGGATACCTGCCAGAGTTTATGAAAAAGAACGACGGGAAAAAGATTACAAAGGTATACGACATTATTGACATGAATAGTAAGTTCTTTCACAAACAGAGTAAGAACCGGTATTACAACGCGCGTGAGGAATTTGGCGCAGACCGTGTGCACGTCGCGGGTGGAGACAACTCGGCTCTTCGGAAGACACCTAAACGAACTGTGGAAGTGCGGAAAGCAGTCGATCAATTTTCTGCCCAACTTGATATGTTGGACCAATTTGCAAGATAAACTAATTTAGAAGGTGGCGGTTGAAATGAATAGGAACAGACCCATTGTATCAAACGAAGAGTTACAGGATAGCTATGACTTGCTTAAAAGACAATTCGAGTATCTGCATGAGAGGTTAGTCTATTTAGAAAGGCGCAGGTGGTGGCAGTTCTGGAAACCAAAGACAGCATATGAGTACAGAAAAGAAGACGGTTATTATGGAAAATAAAAATTATTGCATTGTCGGGGATATGCTTTGCAGGTGTTTTGGAAGGTGCGAGTATTGTAAGAAGGACCCTGGATGCCCTAGCCGTAGAGGAAGTCATAGAAATTGCTTCGAATGTATATGCCAAGACAAAGAAACAAAACGTTGTGTAATTTGAAAGGAGATGGTCGTGTGAAAGAAATCTTAGGTGGAAAGTTAGATAATGCACTTCCCTTTTTAAAGATTAATGCTAATAAGACGTATCAATCAAAAGACAATGGATATCAGGTTTGGGAGTTGGCCGATGAAGAGTACGAAAAACTGTGCCAGGTTACTTATGAACAGTGGGGTGACCAAGAAGGTTGGTGGCGCTGTGCCGAAAGTTCTAATATGGGCGATGTATGTCGAAGATACAACGCAAATCATCACTACTTACTAGCTTGGGACGGCTATGGGCGAAAGGATAGAGAAGAAGAGAATAAAAGTTTGTCGCCTGACGATAGATATTCTGTGCCAAGAAAGTACTGCAATTTAACCGAATACTTTTCCGAAGAAATAGGAGTATGCATGGAGAAAAACATATGCGCTCTATCCATTGATTTGGCAAAACAAAATGGTATTACATTGAGTGAATTGTTTCGTAAGTATCAAGGATAAGGAGATTTAACTATGGAATTAATAATGAGCTATGAGTTAAATAACAAGCATCCGGATTTAAATACAATAATAGTTGGTGTATTGGATGACGACGGAACTATCTCTATTTTAAATTGCATGCAAGATAAGAAAGATAGTATCAACCTAAGCAAATTTCTTAATCTACATGGATATGAAATTGAAATCCGAAAAAGAGATTAGAAAAGAGGGCCTTCGGGCCCTCTTTATTTATATCGTTATTCCTCTAAAAACCATGCCCCTCAGATCACCATTGATTTCGCTAATCGTCTTCTCAGCATCGCTGATCATATCTGCGATTGTGCCGAGATACATATCAAAGATTACAGCTTGGCGTGTATAGCAATCCGCATAAAAACGTGATCCACAAATTAACGGGATTGTTTCCTCTAACCGTTTAATACGAGGTTCATACCACTTATTAAACTTTGCCATAACGGTGTCTAAAACCCTCTGTTCGTCTGCGGTATAATCACTTGTTTTATAGTACCGGTTAAGAGCCTCAACACCATTACGCAAACACTCTAAGTTTCGATTATAGAGTTTATTGCATTCATCTTCCCCTTCAACTAAACAATGCGACATGCATTGTTCAATTTCTTCTGCAAGCTCCATTAAAAGGTCATGCCGGATCTGAATTTCGTTTAGTAAAAGATTGCGAAACACTTCCTGTTTTCCTTTATTTTCTAAGAAAAATCCAGTCTTAATATAACTTTGATAGGCTTTTAATCTAGCGAACACCGGATGATGTTTTAATTTAACATGACTAGTTGCTAGTGCCTCTTCCTTCTTTTTCTTCTTTTTTTCTGAAAACCGGTACGTCAGGATAATTGGTAAAATAACAACTAAAACTGCAAATACCCCGGTAACAATCTCTTTTCCAATTTCAACATTTCCCACACCTCATTCCATCCCTTCTGTCAATTTATTAGCAATACAAGTATCGTTGAGCTTACAGTCATTGTGCTCTACATACACATTATAACTAAAATTAATTTGTATTTCTACTAAATGAATGCGATTAGGGAAAATTATGAAAAAAATGGAGCCATCTTACTGGCTCCATTTTAATTATTGTTCACTAGAATTAATATTTGCTTCCGGGAAACCTGCAGCTTTAACTTTCTTTAACAGGTTTTCTGCATAAGCATAATTTTCAAATGCCCCAACCTGTACGCGGTGAACCGTTTTTGTAGCCGGTTTCTCCGAGGTGTAATCTACTTTAAGGTACTCACAAACGCCCTTTGCAATTTCAATAGCGCATTCTCTCCAAAACAGCACATTGCCGACCATGTTGGTGGCTTCTGCCAGATTGGTCATGAAAGCAAGTTCGACAAGAATGGCTGCTTTTACTTGAAGCTTAGGGCAATTAACCATTGCAAGACCATCCGGTGTTACACCGCGATTTGTCTGCTTAGTCCCCTGAGCCAAATGTTTCATAACCATATCACCGAGTTTTTTAGAATCTCCGGCATACTGATCATGGATGTATATGCCAATGCCCTTGGCTGTGTTAAAGGTCTTTCCATCGCCAAATGCATTGAAGTGTACGCTAACAACTAAATCACAGTCTGCCTTCGCTATGGCACTCTGGCGAGCCGAGAGAGCGGTGTCTGCATCGTCGTCAGAGTCAGCGTCGTTCCATCCTGTCTTGAAGGTCTTTATGCCACAACGTTGTAGCTCTTCATTTAAGAATAATGCTACTCCTACGTTTGCGGTATGCTCTTTGATTGGTTGCCCCTTTTTAATATCAGTTTTTCCATTTTTGTCAAAATCGATATTGGTGGGCATTGGTGGTGTTCTTTTGCCGGCTGTATTGCTACCGTGACCGGCATCAATTGCAACTCTAAAACTCATAGGTATCCCTCCTTATTTCTTAAACCGCTTCCACAATTCATTAAAAGTATCCCAACCATGAGTTGTAATGTATGATATTGCAAGGCTTGCAACAAAGACAGCAAAAATATGGTACCATTCTATTGCGATTTTGGCATATGTCGCATAAGCAAAATACGCCGGGATGCAAAGAACGATAGAAACAATCATTGTCCACGTTTTCGTCGGGATCTTTTTAATAAGCCATACCTCTTTGGTTAGCTCTACAATAAAAGAAACAATGAAAGCAGCGATACCAAAAACTGTTGCGATAGCGGGTAGCAAGTTCGATAGTTCGTTTAACTGGTTCATAAATAAATCCTCCTTTTATAATTATTATAGTCTACAGAATATAGACTGTATCCAACGTAATTAAGTAGTGATACCCCATATGAGAGGTTCTCATATGGGGTAAATTATTACTGTTGCTGTAACGGATCTCCGTTACCGTCAAGTCCCATAGCTGTAAGATCTGCTAACACTGCTGTTCTTAAGTGTGCTGGAACCTGTTCGATGGTTCTTCTCTTATTCATGATAAGAGTTACGTAAACATCAATAATCGCCATAATATCTCCTCCTTTCAGTAAAGCTATAATAAGCTTTAATTTTAGCAAAAACATTAAACATCAACCTCCTTTAATTGGTAGGCTGTGTATTTGCTGCCACATCTGCATCTATCAACGCCTGTACATCAGCCCTTAAATTACTCGGCACCTGGTCGATTGTTCTACTCCCGGCCTTAACAAGTTCGTAGTATACTGTTGTTATTGCACTCATAATTTATTATCCTCCCTTATGGTTGAACTGGCAGCAACTCATATATCTCCGCTATTGCCTCAAATGCTGTTAAGTTACTAAGTTGTGCATCTGCTAGCTGAGCATTTAATTCTATGTTTTTAGCCTCCAACAAAACAACTTTTTCGTCAACTGTCGGAGTCCTTGGAACTAACTCCTCTTCATGAAGTACACCTTGTTCATCTGTGTAAGATGCAATGTAGAAAACTCCTCCTCTGTAGATATTCCCTATTGATAATGGGTACTGAGTGGTGTCTACAGCAAAGGCAAATTCGCCATAATTAAATTTAGCTATTTGATTAGCTACTTCATAATTATCACAAACAATGATATTTTGCACTACATTATCTGTCTCGCTAACAGGTGTAATTAAACTAAATATTTGATTTACCCACATAGTTATATCTCCTTTCTATTGTGCTGACCATCTAACGATAACGATACCAGAACCACCGGCACCGCCATTAGCGCTTTGGTTAGAACTCGAATATCTTCTAGATGCACCACCGCCACCGCCACCGCCTGTATTGGGCAAACCGTTAGTCCCTACTACAGGATAAGTAGCTGAATCTGTGTAACCACCAGCGCCACCGCCCCCTGCTCCACCAGAACCGCCAGTCCAAGTATACGGCGTAGCGGCCGAGTATGCCCAACCTGCACCGCCACCACCAGAATATAAGGTGTTTCCCGCTTCACCGAACGCTCTTGTGCTTGAACCCTGACCAATACCTGCCTGCCAATTACCACTGTACAGCGTACTAGCCAAACCAAATCCATTACCACCATCAGAACCACCATTAGCTTTTCCACTTGACTCTGTTATTGTTCCACAAGAGCCGCCAGAGCCACCGCTGCCACCAGTCATTGGTATTCCCATGTTATTTGTTCGCCCAGGACCACCTGACGCTGTCAATAGTGATCCAAATGAAGATGCCGTTCCTGCAGAAACAGATGCATAATTCCCGGCGCTTATTGTGGAGCCGCCAGCACCTATGGTGACGGAGTGTTGTGAACCTGGGGTAACTGTAACGCCCAGAGCTTTACTGGTATATCCTCCACCGCCTCCTGCGCCACCATAAGCGGTGCCGTACCCAGCCTGCGAGAACCCCGGTAGGCCGCCGCCACCACCGCCAACGCAAAATATATCGACTTTAGTCACGCCCTCAGGGACAGTCCATATTTGGGACGAGGTAAAGACAACTTGACCTGGCTCGACACTGGTCCAAACGAGTTTAGGCACCCCGTTAACACCAACATAAACCTTGGTTACTCTCCTCGGTACTCCATTAACTCCCACAAAAACCTTTACTACTCTTCTTGGCGTACCATTTACTCCTACATATATTCCTTTTGCCATTATCTACTCCTCCTATTCATACATCAACCATACCGCATTGTTTGCCAGTGTGGTGGGAGCAACTATATCTTTGTTTAATGTGTAGCCACCGACAGTGCCAGACATTGTAGCATAATCAGCATTGCCTCCATTGGCCGGAAGGGATGTGGGTGTGCCAGTAATCATACTGTAAGGGTGTGTGCCAGGATGAGTATAGACAGTATCCTGAGCGGGTATGCCCAACGCTGTAATGTCCGCCTTAGTGATAGCACCTGTTTTCCCATTGATGGTCGTAATGGTATCATTGTCCGTTCCCCAAACAGCAGTTCCATCAGCACTATATTTTAATACTTGACCGGATGCTCCACCGGAGGGGATATGCTTATTCCCTGAAGTAGTTGGATGAGCATAGTTATTCGCATTGGCTGCTACGCCATCTAATTTGGATTTGTCTGCTGCTGTCATAAAACCATTTACAGATGTAGTTACAACTCCGTGCGCAGTTCCAGTTGATCCAACATGAGAGGAAGGAGTCGCATCAGTAATTCCATACTCAGATAAAGTAGTAGGATTGGTCCCCGCTGTTACGTGTCCATTGGTGTTTACTGTTACACTCTTATAAGTTCCTGGAGTAGCTACTCCAGTTGGATGGGAATAGTTATTCGCATTGGCGGCTACGCCATCTAATTTAGATTTGTCTGTAGCTGTCATAAAACCGTTTACAGAAGAAGTTGCAACTCCATGCGCTGTTCCGGTTGATCCAACATGAGAGGAAGGAGCAAGTTCACTAACGGTTTTACCTCCAACATAGTTGGCATTTAAATTTGACACCATTGTACTTGACGCAATTTCGAACGGGGAAACTCCCGTCTCTAAGGAAGATTTTATCACATTATTGGTAAAAATACCATCGGTAAATGTTATTTCGTAATTAGAATATCCTGTTGGTATACTTCCTGTTGTTCCCGGTACGATCAAAGACCAACCAAGTAAATTAAGACCGCGAACAGTCACGGTAAGTGCCGCCGCACTTTTGTTATAAACTTCTAGGTAAGCGTAGTTTCCCGAAGCTGTTGTGTGATAAACTAACCGGGCTTTCGTCAATCCATTTGCATCATAATGAATATAATGCTCCTGATCTAAGGTCGGATCAGCACCATACATAATTCCTGCATTTAAACTAATTGCCCCGTAGTTATCCAAAAGGGTCCAATCAATATCAAATTGACCGACACACCGTAAAATTCCGGCTGTAGAGGTGGCAATTCTATACCACCCGATTGTTGCAGGTAAAGTCGCGCTTACAGTTAACATTGAGGCAGCGTCAGTAATTCCATATCCTGATAAAGTAGTAGGATTAGTCCCTGCTGTTACGTGTCCATTGGTGTTTACTGTCACACTCTTATAAGTTCCTGGAGTAGCTACTCCAGTTGGATGGGAATAGTTATTCGCATTGGCTGCTACGCCATCTAATTTAGATTTGTCTGCCGCTGTCATAAAACCATTTACAGAAGAAGTTGCAACTCCATGTGCAGCCCCAGTTGATCCAACATGAGAAGAAGGAGCCGCATCAGTAATTCCATACTCAGATAGAGTAGTAGGATTAGCCCCTGCCGTTACGTGTCCATTGGTATTTACTGTCACACTCTTATAAGTCCCCGGGGTTACTAACCCTGTAGGGTGAGCATAATTATTCGCATTGGCTGCTACGCCATCTAATTTGGATTTGTCTGCTGCTGTCATAAAACCATTTACAGAAGAAGTTGCAACTCCATGCGCTGTTCCAGTTGATCCAACATGAGAAGAAGGAGCCGCATCAGTAATTCCATATCCTAATAAAGTAGTGGGATTGGTCCCCGATGTTACGTGCCCATTAGTATTTACTGTTAAACTCCTATAAGTCCCCGGAGTTACTAACCCGGTAGGATGAGCGTAATTATTCGCATTAGCCGCTACGCCATCTAATTTAGATTTGTCTGCAGCTGTCATAAACTTCTTATCTGTCTCTTCAAGAACAACACTTGCCGTTGTCTCAGGCCACACAACATCAGTGTAGCCTGGTGGCACCATTTGCATTTTTATTCCGGCCATCTTAACAACCCCCTTAATTCTATATTATCGTCCATAAACTAATTATAAGATTATTTTTGTTATTCGTAAACATAGCATACCACGCCATTTGCTAAAGATGTAGGTATTGTTGTTTGTATTTGTTTTGCCCCTACTAGAGGGCTAAGTGCTTCGCCAGAGATAGTTCCCAAAGTAGGTGTAATCCCTACTGCCCAACCACTTTCCCAAGTTGCTAACGAACTAACATTAAAACCTAATAGCGCATCTTTTACTATTATCTGTGGATACGCCCAAGATGAGTCTGCATAACCAATGTATATTGCACATTTTGTGCCATCGTGACCAAATCTAACTGGAAGATTTGATGCTATTTCATTACTAATTATACTTGCATTGCAATTTGTCCAAACACCACCGGTATAATTGTAGCCACTCACTATGGCAGTAAAGTTCTTATTGAGAGCATAGTTAAATACATCAATAGTAATTTTCATCATTGTATCTGTCCAACTGACTGGTAATGTTATTTTTATATAACCAGTTTCTGGACTTGTATGGGAAGTACGATTACCGCCTGTTGGCGCAACAACATATGCACATGCCTCCCAATTTCCTATTCTACTTGCTCTTTCTGAATATACAGATGTGTCAGCTTTTCTAGCGCTATCTACTCTTAAGCCATAAGTCGCGCTGCCATTCCACCCCATCAATGATGGATATGTAGGTTCCCATGCTAATGCAGAGTCTTTGTTGTTTACTGCAACCCCAGTTGGTGATGTGCTATTAGATGCATCAAATATTGTGTGACCATTACCATAGTGCTTCCACCCTAATTGACCTATGACTGCATCAATAGAATTAAGTGTCTTCCAAATAGTTCTGTCACCAAAATGATACCCATCAACTGAATCCGCATTATTAGCTATTACATCCCCCCAAGCAGCAGTTCCATCAGCACTATATTTTAATACTTGATTAACTGCTCCTCCAGAGGGGATATGCTTATTTCCTGAAGTGGTTGGATGAGTGTAAACGGTATCTTGAGCTGGTATGCCTAATGCTGTAATGTCTGCTTTAGCAATCGCGCCTGTTTTTCCATTGATGGTTGTAACTGTATCATTATCCGTTCCCCAAACAGCAGTTCCATCAGCACTATATTTTAATACTTGGCCAGATGCTCCACCGGAAGGAATATGTTTATTCCCGGAAGTAGTTGGATGAGTATAGACGGTATCCGTAAACACTGCAGTACTGGGCACGCTTTTCCCCACCGTAAACCCGCTTACCATACTAGCATTTAAGTTCGGCACCACAGTTGTTGATGAAACCACTAGTGGAGCTGTACCCGTGGCTACCTTAGACACCAATTGTCTATTGGCTGTAACGTCTTCCATAGAAACCATTCCAGTATCAAACACAAGAGATTCATTTGTATATCCAGCAGGAACAGATCCCGCAGTTGATGGCGTAACTAATGTCCAACCAGTAGAATCTATCAAATCAACAGTATAGGTAATAGCCAGGGCTGTCGGGTTGTATACTTCAACATAAGCATAATTTGCGGTAGCTGTAGTATGGTAAACCACTCTCGCTTGCGTTAACCCTAATGTTCCATTTGTTGTCGTAAAGCCAAGTTGATTGATTGCAGACCCCGCCGCCACGCCATCATGACAACTCGCTATAAACAAACATCTGCCCTTTACACCCGCACCACTAAATTCGACTTTAAACAAACCACTGTTCGCCCCAATATTTACTGCAGACGTTGCAATACGATACCACTGCGCTGTTGCTGGGGTAGCTGCTGAAAGCGTAGCGAATGGAGCTTTTGCATTAAGTGTGTTCTGTAGATTATCTATATTTGAAATAACGTGATTATGACTATCGTCAACGACACTCACATTGCCACTTGCGTCAACAGTGATATCTGTTCCACTCTTCACACCACCAAGTGCTCCGGATGTTGCTACCGGAAGGGTGTAAGTAAAATAGTTCGCATTTGTTGCTCCCGTGTAACCAAGGTTTGCAAGTGTTAGTGTCCGTTTTGACGCGCTTAAAGATGTGATGTGTCCAAGTGCATCTGAAGCAATCGCTAGAACATCAATTACTTCAGCTCCACTTGCATCTAAGCTGACACTTTGAACTGTGTGAGCCGGGTGAGTATAGACAGTATCATTATCCGTTCCCCAAACAGCGGTTCCGTCGGCGCTATATTTTAATACTTGATTAGCGGCTCCTCCAGAGGGAATGTGCTTATTTCCCGGAGTAGTTGGATGAGTATAAACAGTATCGGTAAACACAGCATTGCTGGGTACACTTTTCCCAACTGTAAACCCGCTTACCATACTAGCATTTAAATTAGGTACTACAGTTGTAGATGAAACTACCAACGGCGCTGTGCCGGTTGCCACTTTGGAAATTAGTTGCCGATTAGCTGTAACATCCTCCATAGAGACCATGCCGGTATCAAGAACCAAGGATTCATTTGTGTAGCCTGTAGGAATAGAACCTAATGTTGATGGCACTGTTAATGCCCAGCCGGTAGAATCTATTAAATCAACAGTATAGGTAATAGCCAGGGCTGTTGGGTTATACACTTCAACATAGGCGTAGTTTGCGGTCGCGGTAGTATGATAAACCACCCTAATCTGTGTTAAGCCCAGTGTTCCAGACGTTGTTGTAAAACCTAGTTGGTTGATTGCAGACCCAGCAGCAACTCCATCGTGACAGCTTGCTACAAATAAACACCTACCCTTTACGCCAGTGCCACTAAACTCTACTTTAAATAGACCGCTGTTTGCCCCGATGTTCACAGCAGACGCAGCGATACGATACCACTGTGCTGTTGCTGGGGTAGTTGCTGAAAGCGTGGAGAAGGGGGTTTTTGCATCGAGCGCACTTTGCAGATTATCTATATTTGAAATAACATGATTGTGGCTGTCATCTGCGACAGTAGCGGATATACTTACATTGGAACTACCATCAAAATTTACATTGCCCGAAACGTCTCCAGATAATGCTATGTTTCTTGGGGTGATTAATTTTGTGGAAGTTAAAGCATTTCCGCTTAGTGCTGCACTTATTGTTCCGGCGCTAAAGTTTCCACTTGAGTCTCTTTGAACTACAGTATTACCAGTGTTTGTTATACTCGGCTCCATTCCTTCAAGCTTATCTGCGTTAAGGTTAGGAATTTTAGCACTGTCACCTATGGTCAAGGTATTAAAGTAACCATTTGACCATAGGTGAGAAGAGTCGCCCAGTGAATAAGCATTGTTGGTATGCGGGTATAAATTGCCATAAATGGAAGAGCCTCCTCTGGATATAAAAGTTTCTTTCAACCCCTCTGACCCATAGTTAATGACCCCGATTTGAGCAATTCTAAATATGGTTGCCGTTGCCCAACCACTAAATGTAAGCCTAATTTTATTGAATCCGGTTCCACCGTTATGACTAAATGTCAGGAAATATTCGCCTAATGAATTACTTGAGACAGTCGATTTATTTGTCCATTCTGTCTCGCCATTATTAGTATTCATTGCGTCAAAAATTATATTTGTTGACCTCCAACCAGCCGCCCCAAAAGCAACGTATAACGTATTAGTCCAACCGAATGTCTTATGCAATGTCAATTCAATAGATATTTCTGTCACGCCACTAGGATTGATTGCCCAGTAGGATGGAGAGCCATCGAATACATTACTTATATCTAAGCTTTGAAGAACACCATCATAGTATATTGATGCACTGCCGCCTTTTTTTAATAGAAATGCAATATCATTATTGATAAATGGTATGATTGTTCCCGCATTTTCTGGATGGGTATCAATATAAAATTTACTCTTCGTGTACCCACTTCCAATATAACCGGGATCAATGTTTGTTATAGGAATTGTAATATTACTAGAACCATCGAAAGAGGTTGCCGTTCCCGTAGCTCCACCGCTTAGCGCTATTGTTCTTGGAGTTTTAAGTTTGGTGGCTGTGTCAGAGTTGCCAGTAACATTACCAGTAACTCCGGCCGGCGCATTGATATTGCCTAAATGCTTCATAACATCCCTCCTATCCCACGATTGTTATGGTGTATTGACCAGCCGCAGGAGCAACAGCAAATTTTACTGTAATTGTATCCACGCTAGTCATTTCAACATCTGTGAATACAACCGCATATGGTGCATCCGTTTCTCTAAGTGTCACACTCAAATCTCTTGTGTTAAGATTATGGGTAAGGACGAATGATGTGGCTGTTCCGTCCCCAACAACCGAAGTTAGCTTATTTGCAACAATAGCCGTTACCATTGTTCCAGCAACGCTTCCTTGTGTACTCTTCCATCGATTTGCGCTTTCGCTATAACCTATCTTCGCATCAGCTCTTGTTACATTGTCAGCTTTTAATCTCTTGATTGTAAGCCCACCATCGGAATTTTGTGCAGAAGTAGCCACATCACTATTTAATTCAAGTTCACTATCCCCGATATTTACGGTATTTGAATCAATTTGAGTGGTGTCGCCCTCAATGTAAAGGTTTCTAACACGGATATCCGCGTAATCACTGTCAGCATTGTTTCTAACCTGTAATTCGGTACCGGCAGCATTTTTAATCTTCACGCCAGAAGAGCCAACGGTAAATGTTGCACTTGATGTTCCTGTATCTGTATTTTGACTATGCTTTTTGGTAACTGCATCTGCTATATTCGCATTTGTTTGGGTATAAGTATCGAGAAGTGCTTTGTTGGCATGGTCATGTTTCTTTGCCACAGCATCAGCTAAGTTCGCTTCTGTCTGAGTGTAGGTATCAAGAAGTGCTTTGTTGGCGTGAGAATGCATTGCCGTTACAGCTGCATCGATATTTGCGACCGTACTTGACGGTTTGCCTGAGATGTTCGCCCAAGCAACTGTGGGAGTTGCCCAGCTTAAGGATCCTGCAGTTCCACCCGCTGTTAAGACTTTGCCACTGTTCGTTGTTCCTGTAGCAGGAACATGCAAATTGCCATCTCCTGTGGGATGGCTATAATTATTATAGAGTGTATCCGTGTATGCTTTGAGAGCAACTTTTACATTTGCCCAAGTAACTTGACTTAGTACATTAGCTGCGGCGCTATTGATTATTGCAATGGTGTCTGTGTCAATAAACGATGTTTTCGCCGCTGACCCAGAAATTGAAGAACCAACGTTTGCTGCATCAGTAACATTCGCACCTGCTTCTATACCATCTAACTTAGTCTCGTCAGCGGTAGTAAAACTAGCTGTCGTTGCATTAAGAACCGCACTATTTGAATGTGAGTGCCTCTTTGCCACGGCATCGTTTACTGCTGCTGATAAATTATCATCATCTATCAGACCAGCCGATGAATTAATTGCGGCTACTATATTTACCCCGGTCATAGTAGCATCACCGGCATCAGAATTTACCCACACCGTTCCGTTAAAATACTTTTCCCGGTGCTGAACTGTATTGTAATACTTTTGGCCTTCTACTGCGTTTGCTGGGTCAGAAGCTAGGTGCTGTATAACCACATTTAAGAGCTGATTTTTATTTAAATCCAAGTTCGTTAAATACTTCATTTATTTTCTCCTTTCTAATTTAAATATGCTTTCCCTGAAAACTGTGCAGAGAAAGTTATAATCAGCTGACTGTCTGATAAGTATTCTACATCCCCAATAACTAAATTATCGCCAGAATCTACAACGGTGACGGAGGGATATTTTTTAAGTGTGTGCGTTACCGCCCAGCGCTTAGACGAAGCAATCTGATCATGAATATACCCAGATAACCTTAACTTATCAGCCAGTGATATAAATTGTTTTTCGCTAGTTTCATCTATTATCTCTGTAGAATGTTTAGCAGGATGAACATAGTTTATATTAGAGTTTAAGAAATCCTCTTCCGTTCCAGTGTGCCCTGCGGATAACCAGATTTCGTAAGCACTAAGACCCCTAGCTCCTCTTGGACCTTCACCTAAGATGGTAACATCAATGGCAGCCTTATTGTCAGATACGCTGATACTAACCTCGCTAACACCGTTGCCATTGATAATCTCTGCGCCAGGGAGTTCTAAGGTGTTTGAATTTTCAACCACCGGTTGCGTTTCACCGAGAGTGCTACTATCAATAACAACTGCATCCAAAGACTCCACGCTGAAGAAATTATCACTCATATGTTACCTCCCCGCAAATTACAAAATCAGAAGGGGTGATAAGTGTTGTGACGTTACCTGAACTTTTGGTAAGCTGAACATCATACACATATTTCCCATAAGGAAGGTTCTTCGTGTCGATAGGATCAATCTGCACAATCGCTTTCCCGTCTATAAAGGTTGTTATTATTTTTTGCAATTTCTTTTCAGTGTCCAAAATACTCTTTTTTACGGTAAAATATATCGTATCACCAGTAACTAAAGGAATATGATTGCCATCTGAATCTCTAAACATCACTGCGATGCTTTCTGAATCGCCCCTAGACATATGCATATTGGTTCCGACAATTTTCATACCGACACACCTCCCCTTTATTAATCAATTCGTTTGAACCACCATCCACTTTCTGGCTGAACCGTTCCAAACGCAATTCCATTACCTTCAAATTGCTCGATCATATTTGCTATTTGTACAGATACTTCTGCCATAGGCTTAAATATAGGCGCGAGCGTAATATTGCCGGCTACGACAACCTGTGTTTGATATGGCCTAAAAACCGTTGCCAGAACAAGTGTATTGTCCGCAAGTGCAACACTCTCCAGGGCAGATTTTAAAGTACATTGTGCCGCAACTCCTTCAGAACCGTGAGCATACTCTAAGTACACTGCATAAGTTGATCCGCCGACAACATTACTAGTTGGCAAAGTGATTGATCTAGTCTCTGTCTCTTCAACAATAAGGCATCCTTTTATGATGGCAGAACCAACTGACATAGTTACTGCGCCGCTCGTGCCGGGAGTTATCTGAAATCCAGACAAAAGTACATTCCCGCCTAACATCATGTGCACCTTATCGTTTAAATCTTTACTTTCGATTTTTCCTTTGTAACCTACATTGTATTTAAACGCCATTTTGCATCACCCTCTTCTTTAAAATTCTATAGTCCAAGTAATTTGCAGAGCAAAATCGGTTCCGGTTTCTAGAGGGACGGTCTTAAATGTGTGTCTTGCAAAAATGGTTGCGTTATCGTCGAACAAAAGGCCACATTCGTTAACGAGTGAATTAATGACGTCACAGTCAAATAATGCGACAAAAGTTACTTTAGGATTGGTTACAGCAGTATCCACTGTTGTTGACGAAATTGCAACTATGCCCATCTGTGCATATAACCCAGCATCACTGTCTACTGGAGCTACCGGAGAAAATGGCGATGTGGCTAAGTTTGCGCCGCCTTTTCCGATTGCCATTTTGGTCACACCTTTGGTACTCTGTTTTGCAAGAAGTTTAACCAGTTCCGAACGTCCGACCTTTACGATAAGATTATGATCTGTGTAGTCACCAATAACCTCTCCGTCGGATTTGCGTAATAAGCAAACATTTACTGTGCCTTTTCCTCTTAATCCATCAGTAAACTTACTGCTGAATTTATTCTTTAAACTATCCCCTACTTTTTTTATAAGGCTATCTTTAAATCTAGGCATAATCAAAATCCTCCTTTTATTTTATAATGCTGATTTCCGTATCAATGATACCACGACATTATCGTGGTATGAGCCATCATCAATGTCCACTTGAATTCCATCAAAATAAATAACATCTGTGTTTGAATCGCATACGTGGCCATCATCGTAAAAATATAAATTTCCGATATTGTGTCTGTTATCCGAAAATTCTGTTTTGACACTTTTCTTTGCCTTCTCGTTTATGTTTATTTTATCAAATTTTTGAGAAGCATTCAATACACCTAAGCTAACTATGGATTTTCTTTTGGATGAAGCTGTAATTTTATCTTTTACTTTCTTCGAATTTTTCAAAGCAATGTCGTCCAGATGCTTTAAAACATCCCTAACCAATGGACTTTCCCCATATTCAGGAGGGTATTTTGCGCCTGGCCAAATTTTTTCATTTGCAATTCTTAATTTTTGAAAGAATTTTCTTTTCTCTGTAGCATTTAGCTTCTCACCGTGAGTACCTTTTACAAAGTGGTCATATGAGTGAGGAAGTTGATTTACTCTGTACCTCTCAATCAAATCAAGATAAGGGGAGATAAAGAAATCTGTGTATGCAAGCTTAATCATCTTGAGGTAGTTTGTTACCATATCTAACACATTGGTATCATTTGTAATGTCTGGAGGAGCCATGATTAAAAAATCAAAGCGACTAAGTGCTTTATCTCCACGTATCGTTTCATCCCAAAACGTTTTATAGTGCCCTCTTGCAGAAGGGTAATCGATTACTTTAAATTGCCCAAAACCAACAAGGGTGTTCAACGTCTCATTTAGATTTTTTAAAGTAGGGCCGCCGAGACCTATATATAAAAGCGTTTGGACGATATCTCGGTATTCGTTTTTCGTGATAGTGTCTACGTAAGGGGTAAATACCCTGTTGCCAATAATTTTTTCTGGTGCTTTGTAATCGATTGCTATGTCCTTCGCAATTAATTTGCTGCCTTCTTTATAATAGCTAGCTAGATTTTTTACCAGATAAATTTTATTATCTTTGTAGGCATAATCTACGTTTTTAATTAAGCTTTCACCGGATATTGTTTGTAGTATAAAGTCAACGATTTCATAATTCCTTTGATCCGGATTGCCTTCTCGGATTGTTGTTAAGTAGATATATTTTTTCTTACTGTCTAAGATATCTACTTTATCGGTAATCGGCATTACGTTATTCCAATGATTAATTCTATCGAGTAGTGTCATATTGGCTAATCCGTATGTGTCAACCACCGCTTTTTCAATTAATAGGCTACTGACATCATAGACTGCTTCAGCAACCGGAATAATTTGCATTGGAATATAATGATAGACGCCCACGCTCGGCACTGTCATATTATCGATTATTTGGTCTGCGTTCTGATACATTATTTCGAATAAGCCCTCATAAAAATCCATGAGGAATTCAAACTTATCAGAACCATAAGAAAATTCCTGATAAAAATTACTGAGATCGCTTGTCGCCATAAGACACCACCTTGCTTTATATTTGTGAAATATTAACCTTGTTTAATACTGGGTAGGATATTTCCGGTATTGCTAAACTTGTTGAGGATCGTGTTGTTGTCATCGGGTCACTGGCATTTGCCGGTATATAAAAACTATCTAATGGGAGTGCGATGTATTCTATATAGTCTTTAATATCGTCATCTGCAGACAACCATGTAGCGATGTCAGATTCGTCAATACTTTCGCCCATTCCCTTGGATGCAAAGAAAGCAACGAGAGAAGATTGAATCTTTGCGAGCTTAATTTTATCCAAGGTGTATCCCGCCTTGGCCTTTATTTTCAACGCAATGTTTATATAGGCTATAGTTGCTTCTCTTGCAAGAATATCCGCTGTAACTAATCGATACTCTTCTTTATCTAAAACAGCTCCTATGCTTTTGAGTGTAAAATTAACTACGTATTTTACAGTAATAACAGACCCGTTTGGCCGATCATCAAAGTTAATTAGTTTGATTTGGCAGACTTCTTGAGTAGTTCCAACAACACCTGTTTTAATTAATTGATAATGGGTAGCCGGATCTGCAATAGCTACTCCTGCACTATCATCTAGGGATATAATTTCTTTAACAGGGATACCCAGTTCTGCGATTGTATCCCCAACAATAAAACTATCAACTTGATTTTGAGTTACCCCGTTTGCATCGGTATAATCGTAGGCGATATATATTTTGCTATCTGACCCCGGAGTAAAACTTTGATTTCCTGTGTTGTTTAGGATTACAGCCATCTTTTGCTGGCCATTAAGAGTGTACGCTGTTTTTGATAATATTACTGGTGTTTTAGTCGAATCTGTATCGTTGATTGCTGACACACTCGCAGAAATTATTGATGCGTAACTCTGGCCAAGTAAAAAGAAATTGGTTAACAAAGGGATTTCTGCGGTTTCTGTGGTGTAAGTATACCCTTTAACATAGATATCAACCATGCCACCTATGTGCTTGTCGACATACAATCCCGTTATTTGGTTATACACCTGAATAATATCTCTTGTCATAAATTTATTTTTATATCCAGCGATGTAAGCATCTTCCGTTTCTTCGAAATTTTCCAGAATAAATGCCTTGTATCCTGGCTCAGTGCCTAGTTGCCTTGATATATAGAAATCTCCGATATACTTTGCATATTCGGCATTCGTTTGCTTGTCGGTTCCATTATTAACTTCAGCTTCATTTGTAACATTCGCCAGATTTGTGTTAAACAATACTGTGCTGGCTACAATCGTATTTACCCCAACGTTATAACCAGATCCGATCTCCGTAGCTTCTACTGAGACCGGAAGATCATAATTTGAAGTGGACGAATTATAAAAAGGCAACAGCTCTTCGTACGCAAAAGTTGTACGTGTCACGGTTTGAAATTGTAAGCCCTCATCTGTTTTGAATGTGATCCCGGCAGGTATAATAATAGTTTCTCCTTCTAAAACGTTTGCAAAGGAAAGGGTCAACGATGTCGTTGCTTTGACTCCTTGCTTTCTTTTTATGAAGTAGTTACCTTCGCCAATTCTGTCGAGTTCTTCTTCCGTCATATATTCTGCGTTTTCTAAATTCTGCATCATTTCCGCTGTGTTGAATTTTTCAACAAATGGGATAAAAAGTTCAATTACTGGTTTTAAAAATACATCGTCAAACGAAGAATCCTCTGTTATATCGAGATTGGGATATTTCTGTTGTATCCGGCTTATTGCATATGCTCTTACTAAACCGCTAATATCTGTTACGTTTACCGCCATTATCGGTCACGCTCCTATTCTATCTAGATTCCTATACCTACTTCACTCTCTAAGCCACTTCTACTGCGAAGAGAAACTTCCGCATAAATACTTCCTGTGCCTTCGTCATATTCGATAGAGTTGATGATTATGCTTTCTAATATTTCGTCATCCGTTAGTTGATTTCCATCTAGTATGGATGACATTTGAAGTTCTTTGTAATAATTCGCAGCGACATAGAAAATTGACGCAACCTCGGAACAGGTTTGATTTATGTCGTATACTGCTTTGCCCGCATAATCAGAAATCTTAGTGCCATAAGAACTACCTTCAACCTGATAAGTAAAGATCATTTTTATAAAATCTTGCACTATCTTATTTGATCCAGTTATTGTCGTTATGTTCGTTTCCGATTGAGGCATTAGATCTACATACCATCCATTCCCAAGACACCGGGGACAATCGTCCGATTCATATTCTGCAATATCCGGCTGAATGTAGTAGCACTCCACACAATAAGTTGTTCCCGGTACCGGTTTATTCGTTCCTGTCCACCGAATATATTTTGAATTAATAACATTATAGTCTGCGTCCTTATAATAAAAATGATAATTCAGGGCATCTTCATCGATGATAGTGTAAACGCTATAGATTTGTTGTAGCGTTGCCCCTGACAGGATCTCGTCATCGCTTGAAGTTGTATTCCTTGTAATCTCTAAAACACTCATGTTCTTTTTATAAGTTTCTATGATATGGTCGCAAACATGAACAATTTGTGGTGCTAGTGACAATGGGTTTACCCCCTTTCAACTAATAGTTGATGCATCTCATTTTCAATATCTTTCGACTGGTTACTTAATAAATCTAAGAATTGTGCTTCGTTACAGTCACAATATTCTCTCCATGTTAATAAAACAATAGCCATTACATCCATTAAAAAATCAGTAGCTTGTAGCATACTTTTTAGCTTCATCGCTTCATTTATCATATGTTGCAATGTAAATTCATATTTATCAATGAATGTAATACCGGATGATTTTGTAAGTTCTGCCACGTGGCTATGATTTTTAGTGACACCGGAAAAAACTTCTGTGAAGCTTGAGTTAATATGCTCCTCATAATTATATAGTGAGATTTCTTGGACCAATTCTTTTGATTTTTGTCCGCTTGTTTTAAAATTCTCCCCATATTTACTTGAGAGTATTAATTTAAGTTCTTGCATCTTCTCATTGCTTTCTCCAAAAGTACATTGAGCATTTGTAAAAATATCATCATTGATGATACTGCTTGCTTGACCGCCTCTTTGGGATAGCATATAAACAAAGGTGTTTAGTCCCACACTGGACGATAGGTGTAGTGCCGTTTCCATTTCGTCTGTTATGCGCGACAGATTAAAAAGTGTTTCCTTACACACACTATCGAGAAAATCTGCCATATTTTCAGCGTCAGCTATATCAATTAAATATAACATTGCAACTGCATGTGAAACGCATTTTTTTGTGTAGCTTTTTCCCTGACTTTTTATGTCCTTAATAGACCCCATTTACTGCACCACCCATCACATAAGATTTGCATCTTTCCGCATTTGATTAAATTTATCGATAACTTTTCCTGCCTCGTAATAAGTTATTCCGTTGTCGATAGAAGCACTATATAAACTAGCCGCTTTTTTTCCTTTAAATTCGCCTAGGCCATAGTAGCTACGAATAAATCTCCTCTCTTGCTTTGGTAATTTATTAATGATCTCTTCTAACTGTTGGTTTCGGAGTCCTATCTCATATGCCTCTTCCGGAGTTTCGTCATTTACATTTGTAATATCTTGCCATGTGATGAAGTCAGCGCCACTAGTATTATCTGTTCCGCCAACCTGGACATTTCCACTGAGCTCTTTTCGATCTAATACATCTATTCGCTTAATTTTCTCAGGAGTTAAAGACTTTCCTGTTCCTAACTGTGTCTTTACAAAATTATCGATCTCATCAATAGTGGGCTGTCTACCATACTCTTTTACAAGGAAGTTCCTTGCTGTTGCTACAACCTCAGAGTGCATTGATAACTCTTCGGACTTCCTTGCCACAAAGTCTCTATTGTTATACTTGATTTTTCTTAAGACATTTGGCAATGTATCGAAGATATAAGTGCTCGGCTGAACCGGTTTTGTAAGATCAAAGTTCTTCGTGATCAATTCTTTAAAGGCTCTATTTGATTCCTGTAAAGCAGTATTATAGTCCATGACTGAAGTAAGTCCAGATTTACTGATAGAAGAGTTGATTATGTTACGGTATTTCATTTGAAGTTCTTTGAACGCCATAAAGTCGTTGTTCTGCTGCACTTTACGGATTAATTCTCGCTCTTGGATTGCTTCTGGCTTCATTCCGTTTTCCATGTTACCGAAATCACTTTTCTTTCTGGCTGCATACTTTTGTAAAATTTCTTCTGCAAAGAGCATAATTACACCTCACTCCATAATTTATTTTAAAGTTCATTCATTGCTATTTATTATACAGTAAAAAAAGTCATTCTTCTACTGCTTTGCCATAATCTGTTTTACCATTTCTTCCAGCTTCTTAGGAGAACTACTTAACTCAGCATAAAATTTATCGTCATTTGTCATGGTTATCTCAAATGACGAACCGTTACAGGTAATAGTCTTTACAACGCCGTATTTCCGCTTCAGAGAGATCTTTACAGTATATCTATCCATATATGCCACCTCGCAATTTACAGCCTTTAAGCAAGACCTAGAGGTATCAGCTTTCATCAATGAAACTACAGGGTAGTCGTCTAAGTTATGTTTTAAAATTATTTCTTCTGACTTCTCCCAAAAATCTGTGATGCCGGATTCGGAAACGGAAAATGAAGAGGTTACGTCCCCACTCTCGTTAAAAGTTCGAACCCGGTAAATAATAGCTATTTGGTCAGAAGCATAAACAATGTTGCTTGAAGTGAGCTGTTCTAATTCGGACTGATCGATAACTTCCTTGTTTACGGCGCTTCCCTCTTCCACAATTATGCAAAGCTTTCTCTGATACCGGTAGCTTTCATGAACGCTTTTTTTAAAAAGAGCTATATTATCTTCTGAGAAATCTTCTTTTAGATTCTGAATACCTACGAGATAATCAAGTATCTTGTTGGTTGCATTCTCGTTTCTTTGGATTATTGTTGATTGTGTCTTTTTTGAAATGCTTTTCCCGTTGTACTTGGGGGTGGTGAGTTTCTGGCTGTATATCCTTTTTATTTTTATTAACCGTGAGGTTTGATCATCCATTAAAATGGTTCCGGAGAATTCCTCGGTGTTTTTATCGTCATAATACTTCCCATTAGAATAAGATTGATTTAAGCCATCTTCTCCATATATCTCTGTAGAGCATAATCTTGATAAAAATATATGGTTCCCCAGAACATCCTGTTTATAACTGGAGTTTTTTACATATCGCTCCGCTTCGCCCGGTAGAATGTTCCGCACAATATAATTCTCAGACAGAGATAGTCCACCATAGACAAATCTGTGCCCGTCTGAAGATGATATAAACAGTGACATAGAGTTTTCTTCTGGCATAGTGATATTCCCTTGCTCTTCACTAAAACTGTCAAAAATCAGAGGAAGAGATTCCATGATGGTTGAAGTGTATGGAATATAAATATCTACCCGGAGATTATTATATATTTTTTGAATTATGCACGGATATATCGCGACATTGCTTTTAGCACCTGACCCTGCATATTTTTGAATATTGTTATGAACTAATGACGATGGATTAAAATATGGATTCATCATATAAACAAACACCCTCCTCGTGTATAAATAAACTTAGGCCTTTTCTAAAGCTGCTCTTGTCTTTGGCCCAACAATACCATCTATTTTTAATTTGTAGTCTTTCTGGAAAGCAAGCACAGCTGCCTTCGTTTTTGGTCCAAAATGGCCATCTACTCTGCCCAGCTTATATCCGAGGTCGGTTAATAGTTTTTGCAGTTGCTCTACGTAACTTCCGTTATCTCCGTATTTTATATTTCTTGGCCAACGATCCATGTTGGGTTTTTTAACAACTTTGTTTATGGCGGCGCTCGTCTTTGTCTTTGCTGAAGGATGCGTAACTTTTGAGGAACTCTTCTTATGAACTGACGGTAGCGCTTCTGTTATATACATTTCCCTCATTTTTTCAATAGAACTATCAACCAAACTTTGTACTCTGATTGCCCTTGCTTTAATTAATGCCGGAGCTTTTTTATATGCGGTGTTTAATGTATTTTGAATTTCACTTAAGGTGTATTCTCCGGTAAACAATACTGTTTTCCCGATAGGAACAGTATCCCCTAAATCTCCGGGAGCGAATAATTCGCTCCCGGTATCGGAGCTTGTAGAAGTGTTATTTGATCCGGATGAAGATGTTTGGCTTGATGCCGGTGTACTGCTCTTTATAGTTTTTGAGGTAGTAACAACCGGATTGCTCACCTTAAACCTTGCATACTCTGTGTTCAAAATTGACATCGTAAACTGATTAACAGTACCAGTTACATTTAAATAATGTTTTGCTTGGAAAGCACGAACCGCTGAAGCAGTTTTTTCACCGTAAATACCGTCAACGGCGCCACACTTAAAACCAAGGGCATTAAGCATTGTCTGGACTAATTGGACTGTGTCGCCATCGTGACTTCCTTTTTTTAGTTCTGTATTTGTTATTCGCTTCGAAGTATTTGTTCCTTCCTCATAAACAACCATATAAGTACATCTCCTTTATGACAATAATTCTGCTCTTGTTTTAGGGCCCACAATTCCATCGGCCTGAAGTTTCCGAACTTTCTGGAAATTAGTTACCGCAATTTCTGTCTTAGAATCAAATTTTCCTGTTGCTGATCCGGTATAAAAACCTAGTTGGGTTAAAAGGCTCTGAACCTCTTTAACATATTTGCCTGTATTCCCTTTCCGCAAGATGGAAGTACATTCACTTAAGATAGAGTATTTTGCTAGTTTCTTTTGAGATAAAACAGCTTTGGTTTTTGGCCCAACTTTTCCATCCGGGGCAAGTCCATTTGCTTTCTGAAATCTAATAACTGCTGCCCTTGTTTCTAAGCCAAACTTTCCATCTGCCCCACTATCTCCGACGTCATACCCTAAATTTTTTAGTAATTGCTGAAGCTCAGACACATCATTTCCGCTACTCCCGCGCTGCAATGTTCCTGACCATTTATTAGGTTCTATTTTGGTGTCTGACGTATCCGATGTTTTAGTTGCTGTTTTTGTAACAGCCTTTTTCTTAACCACCTTTTTACCATATAAATCTTGATAGTATTTTGAGGATGCAGAATTAATTAGTCCGGTGACCTCAGTTGTATCAACACCCATATGAAACTTTAATACTTTCGTTTCAAAATCAGTATAGTTAGACGCTTTCTTGCCAACGATTGGACCGAAGTTTCCATCAGTCACTTTATATCCATCGTGCATTTGGTTTACGAAGAGGTTCCCAGATTCCCCCGGTTTTAATGTTCCTATCTCAGACTTACCATCAATAAAGTCAGAGAGTGTTCGACCCATCGTTAACCCAAGATTCGTATACACTCCACCACTAGCTGAGCCTTGAAAAGAAATAGAAGACAGATAGTAAATTCTATTGATCCCCAGAGGATCCACCCATATATTAAATCCTACACGAAGCCAAGGCATCGCAATGGTCTGTAGTGTTGCAATATTCACAGTGGAATTTAAATATGACAGCATAAACTTTGCATAGTTTTTAAGCATATCATACATTGATTGCCGATTTGTTGTTGTCGTAGAAGCAGTCGAAAATTTAATCATTGGCTGATCCACATTAAATATAGCTGGACCGAATTTTTTTTCATACTCCGTTGGCACCAACAAAGAGTCATCGCCTATTGAAATTTGATAGTTACCGAGCGATTTAGGGCTACTTGTTTCTGTTAAGTAATAAATGGGGTCGATATATCCTTTGCCACCATCTCTTACTCCGACATGTAAATGAGGACCGGTTGAATTACCAGTGTTTCCAGAATACCCCAAGAGAGCACCTTCTTCTACTGTCTGCCCAGCGGTAACTGCCCAGTTGGAAAGATGTGCATAAATTACAGTATATCCTGCGTAAGGGCCCTCAATAATTTCTATTCCAACATACCTACCAAATCCTTCATCACCTTGGTCCCCTCTCGTAACCGTACCCTTGGCTCCAATGTGATAAACCTTTGTGCCTGTGCTCATCGCCCAATCAATACCTTTGTGGATATCATTAGCGCCACGAAGCATTCTTGGTCCGTATCCAGAGGATACGGTGTATCGGTCTAACCATGTTCCGGTATTTGCACCGGTTAAATCGCTTGGCGTCGAATATCCTACTCCTCCTCCTGCAGAGCCGGAAGCGGAAGTTGAAAAGGTTCCGTCTGTACGATAAACTGCGGTCGGAGTAATATACGACTTTGTAGATTCGCTCATATTCTCTTCATACCATTCTAACCCGCCGGTTGCGATTACTCTGGAGTATTCGGCATCCCAATTAGTCGACTCCGTGAAATTTATAATTAGAGCTGGGTCAATAACATTGCTCTTTAAAATTGGTTCTGACCAAAATGGCGCTTTAATTCTAATCTGCCCATCGCGGTCTTGAAAGAACTCCAAAAGAACAGATTTAATTAAGTCATTCATCATCGTATAGATTGAGTTCATCATTGTAGCAGACGCGGTTACTATAAAATCTAATGCGCTTTGATCCTTGGTGTACTTAGGGTCGATGTCTGCCATATGCACAACTCTGCCGACCGGATTATCCCATGCCGCAGCTTCCGATTGAGCGTAGAGCATATTCGCTGACATGGTGCGGTCAACAACTTCTTTCCACATCTCTTCGATATTTTTGCCTCTAAAATGAATGTCTCTCCACTGAGTAACAAAAGGTATTTCCTCTAAATTAATTCCCTGTGCCTTCCAGCGCATTCTGTCAGGAAAATTTAATCTACTCTCTCCTGGAATGGCGAGCGGAACTATCGTTTTATTAAACCATGTTAAGTAATCGCTAGCAGAAAAAGTGATATGCTTTTCGCCACCACTTTTTGACAGTGTTTTTGACTTGATATTCCCGTCAAAAACACTGCAGTATTTTTCAGTAAACATATTCTTTACAAAAATTCTTAGGTTGGTCATATTTTCAAGACCATCACCAACCTCGCTAGTGTCTTGGATTGTTTGGCTCCCAACCTTTATATTCTTATTTGTGCTGTGCAAGCGGTATAAGTCTGGAAGATATATCATTTCTACAGAGGCAGATCCAATTCCACCATCCACTGCACCCTGAGTAGACCAATTGGTTACGAATTGGTCTACTCTAACGTTGTCAAAGAAAATTGCATATCCGGATGTGCCGGTTAAAGTTTTGTCGTAAATTTTCCCAGTCATTATTACCCTCCCTCTTTATTTACACAAGTCCTAGTAATTCGCCTGTTGTATTACCAAGTGTATTTGTAATTTCGCTGTTGTTTTCCGCAACTGAATAAGCTGGAGGAGTCATCGTCCTTTTGTTTTCTAATGCGTGCGCCGATCTATAAATGAGAAAGTCGTTTACCGAAGCATAAGTAATATTGTATTGGTATAAAAATGGCTGAATGGATGATTTTTGTATACCAAGGGATTGCACAAACCCGATATATTTTCTGCCCTCAATAATCAAACTTACAGACCACTCATTAGTGTACTCATTACTCGCATTCTTGCTATCCTCAATATACTCTTTATAGTTTTCAAGAAAATCATGCCTTTCTTGGCAATATCTTGTATCAAGCATATACCCTGTCAAATTTGTTTGCTGTATGTTTTTACCAGTCCTCATAATATACCAACCAGCCATGGTCTTATTAATCTGTTGTGAGGTGGAATAAGAATGGCCAACGCTATTCGGAGAAATCATAAAGCCGATAACTTTAATGTCTCCTGTATTTATATTTATAAATTCGAAGTATGCATTTTGATAACCCGGTAACTCTGCATTATACAGAGTATCTTCGCTATAAGGACGAAGAGAATCGTAATACCCTGCAGTTAACCCTTGTGCTTTTTTCTTTGTCTTTGACGCGCTCAAAGACTTAACAGAGGTGTCCAGTAATGCAGCATCGTCCGCAGTAATCACAAGGGATGCGTCGCTCAATAGCAACTCTAAGTCAGAATAGTACTTGACTTTCGATTTTGCGAGCGCCAACTTATTTCCTGCAACGGTAACAGCATACCCTTTATTCGTGTAGCTTATGGTTATTGTTTGACCCGGTTTAAAGGTAGTCGCCAAAATAATCCCTCCTTTATAGCAAATGTTCGTTCTGTTGTAAAAGAACGCTTTGTGGTATTCCTGTCAGTTCTGACAATTCTTTTATTGTCATTTCAGAATTTAAAGAAATAAACTCTGCTTTTTCTGAAGCCATATTTGTTGCTTCGGCTTCTCTTAAAAATGAGTTTCTTACGATATTGATTGGATTTTTTTGCTCCAGCACATTCATTACCAGAAGTTGAATGTTATTCTTTTGCTCCTCTGCCGAAGTATCATTTAAAATGTCATATGGAAAAAAGTTAATCTCTCTTGGCCCGATAGCATATTTTTGGCACAAGAAGGAGCATACTTTAACTAAGGCATTCTTTTGATCGTCTGAATACTTTTTAAAACTACCCTCTGTATAAATAATGAGATCGTTCTCATGAGACGAAAACAAATTAACTTTTGTGCTAACAAAGTCTGCTTTTGCGGAAAACAATGCCCCATCAGAGGTTATTACATAATGGTAGGGCAACATTTCATTATGTAATTCAACGTATCTGAAGTTTAACCATTTAACATACGATTGGCTATCATACCCTCTTGGTCTTACTTCTTCCGTATCCGTGATTAGTATTTTTCTCTTTTGAGAAGCATCAATTGGGTTGATCATGATGTTTTCTGAAGCTAAGTTTAGTTTGTACATGAAAAACCTCCTTTAATTTGTGATATAGAGAGAATAATTATACTTGCGCTCGAAATCATATGTTCCGTTCGTCATATAAATATCAACACTGTAAGCACCACCATCCCCGAGACCTGGTATCTGGACAGAGAATAATTTCTCCTGTCCTAATAATATTTCGTCCGATGGAGACAGTGTGAAAATATAAGTTTCATCAAAGAAAGAATCGTTTTTTACAACATGGACTTCAAGATGCGCGTTGGTACTGTTCCATGAACTAAACCCAACATTGCGCTGTGTTACTTGCCATCCAATAGAGACATTGGGTCCCGAAGACTTGGGAATTGTATTTCTTGTAATCTCCGATCTGAATTTAACCATGTTCACATCGTCAGCGAAGTCAGCTTCTTCATATTCAATTTTTTCTGAAATAGATGCAATGCTCGATACACACTCCTTAATTTTTTTATTAAGTATGTGGAGCGCGCGTTGTCTTGTTGTAAATTCCTTATAATTAACAAAATTACCTGTATTGTATAAGTCGCGCTTTTCTCTAATTTCTGCGGTAATTCCATCCATCTCTACCAAATATTTATCTATGTTACTTAACAATTTTGTAACTTGATTATCATACATTTTTGAAGTTTCATCCATTTAAAGATACCCCCTTATTCATAATAAAGCTAGGTATTTTTGGTACCTAGCTTTATTTTAAAACAAATTTTAAGAATAGACAAATATGAATTAATGATTGAGGAACGGGTTGATTATTTTGATTTGCTTTACTTCGGCGGCAACTGTATCTACCTTTTCGTTAATGACCCTCATGGTATCAGCTATTTTTGTTGCAGCATTTTCGGCTTCATCCATACCATCGTTGATTGCGCCCGTAAGGGTTTCATTCGAATCTTTGACAGCTGCACCTATTTCTTCACCGCCAAATGTTGAGCCAGAAGCAGAGATTACATTAAGTATTGCCCCCGCAATCTCTTCATAATTTTCCGTCTTAAGTGTAAAGGCTCCGTCTTCGCCCACAGATAGGTAATCTTTTAGATATGTGCTTGTAACCTCTTCGGGAATGTACTGTGCCCAGCTTTTTGAAAATGCTTCGAGGTTTGTTTTCAGTTCGTCGCTGATTGTTTCTATAACTTCGGCATAACCACTTTGAAAAGCATCCTGAACAGCCCCGACATCTTCTTTTCTAAGTTTTTCGGAGCCTTGTGACAAGAAGTCGTATCTCATATCTTCGCGGAACTCTTTGGCTTTTGATTTATCCATGCCGAGCACTCCAACAACTGCATCGCCCAAAGTTGCCAAATCACCACTCTTATCAATCTGTTCATAAATTGCAGCAATTTGAGCATCTAAGCCACTTATATTACCTGGGTCACCTATTTTATCAGGGTTGCGTAACATATAATTTGATTGCTGATTGATATCGTATGGATTATATCCGCTAACCTGTGATTGCATGATTTTCTTTTTCTCGGCTTTTAGCATCGTCTCGGCTTCTTCTGCGGTGCTGTTCATAATTCCAGACATTGTTACTTTGTCCGCTATAAAATATTCGCCATCCACGGATCCATTTTTCTGAATCCATTTCTTCACATTTTCATAACCTTTTTCATAACCATCAACTTGATAATTATAATTTCTGTCTCCGTAATAATTGCCATTATTACCTATTTTGTTCATAGTGTTAAGGTCATTCGCATTAAACGCACCGGCGTAACCTTTTCCGGTGAGGGATAAAACATCTTTTAATTCAAGAGTTACTCCGTCTTGTGAGCCAAAAGTAGAGTTTATTAATAGGTTCATTGTCTCTAAGTTCTGGGTTTTTTCTTCCATGCTTAGACTATCCCATGTATTAACTTCACCCTTTGTGAACCGTTCAATATCCCTGTACTGAGCATCATACCAGTTTTTTGTAGCTTTGTACGCACTTACTCTCTTGTCAGGGTTTGTTAAATCGGTCACACTTGTAACATCGAGTCCAGCAGATTGAGCAAACTTAAATAAGATTTCATCTTCCATTTTAGAAGTAAGATAAGTTTTCTTTATCGCATTGGTACCGTAAGCTCCAATCCCTTTAATGCCAGGATCATCAGCTCTAAGATATGCGTCCACTTCTTTTTCGTAGTCGGTCCATGTTTTCTTACTCCCAAACCTTCCCATACTTAAAGATTCATTCTTTGTGAGTTTTGTGGCGGCGTCATATTGATTTTGTATACTAGTTATACTGTCCAAATCAATGATTGCTTTATTTGTCTGGTCTGTCACACTAAATTTCTTAGCGAGTTCACTAGCATTTACAGAAGCGTTTGTAATAGCATCTTTTATTTGTTTTTCTAATGTTATATCGTATTCAGTTTCAACAGCATCGACAACGGAACTTGTTGGTTTAATCTGATCATCTCGGAGATTTCTGCCGAAATTAGTATTAGCTCTTCCTTTCCCTACAACATCTGCCGCAGAAAGGCCCTTAACTGGTATCGATCCAGCATACTTAGATGACAGCGTATTAATATCGCTGTCTGTCAATTTGTTGAAATCTACGCCTTCAGCTGAAGCAGCCTTTTCTAAGAAGTCGACATATCCCTGACCGCCGTTAAATCCGGCATAGGCCAGATATGGATTTTGACTTCCGTCATTGGTTGCATTTTTTAAATGACTGTTGTATATCTTTCCGCCAACGTACAGATTAACTTCTTCTTTTGCGAGCTCGTGTTTGAAAGCGCTCTCAGAATCCATACCATCTAAAGCGGGATCACTTCCGATGGTATACGTCTTTCCATCGTTTAAAGTAATGGTCTGGCCCTTAAACTCTTCATAACGACTAGCATAGGGCATAATTTGCGTTAATCCGATTTCTCCAGATCCACCTACTTTAATATTTCCGTTCTTATCAAAATTATAGCCCGAACTTTCAGTTATCATAAGGGTAGCTAGTGCATTTGGAGAAAGTCCCATTTGGCTTGCAACCTGATGAACAATATCGTAATATTTATCTTCGCCTTTTTGGTTGTCTTTTGAACCGCGCAAATAATCGTATTCTGGTAAATACTGATAATCTTTGCCAAGATCCACGGGAGAGCCTTTCACATGAAAAGAGACTCCTGGATTTGACGCATCAAATCCGTCAGCGCCCATACTACCCATTGCGCCAGAAAAGTTACTATAATTACTACTGTTAATGACCACTTGGTTTGCGTTTGCGTTGGATAGAATACCTTGGTTGCCGAGATTTCTAAGTTTATCTACATCATAACCCATCGCCTTAAGCTGATCATCCACCGTCTGTTGCCCGCCATAAAAAGCTTTCATAGCAAGGTCTTCATTGCCACCGTACAATCCGACTAGCTTTGAGATTTCTCCTGCCGCAACTTCTAATTTCTGCTCTAAGGTTGATGTTGAGCTGCCGGAGACCTTTGCTGAATTTTCACGAGATAGCTTTTCAATAATGCTAGCATCCGCCCCGAAAAGAGTTTTTGCCTCAGACCTACCAGTAAACTTAACCAGTGCTGCTAATATTGTTTCAGATAAATCGGAATTTTCACCAACTTTCTGTATCGTGCCGTAATTCTCACCAACAATGCCACCGAGAGAACTACCGTTTGCAATAATCTCTCGCATATATTGATATGTCTTTTGATTTGGATTTGTGACGTTAAATAAACCGATTGTGTCGTCATTGATGTCATACCCTTGCGACTTAAACTTCTTTAAATTGTCTTTTGTTTGAGACATTGCATCGTAGAAGTCGTTACTGTAGTATTCCATACCGGTAGTAGACCAATCAGTCTTGGTTTTAAAATCGAGTGAGGTATAGTGCTTCCCATAGAGGGCTTCATTAATACCGGTATACATATTGCTCATAGTATCACTAAAGTCCGCGCCCCATTCCCCAAGGTCTTCTTTAACACCTTCCCAACCATACTTGATACTTCTCCACAAAGTAGGATTGTTAGCCTGCATTGAAGCATTGATATTTTGAAATGAAGCCATGTTCTTTTGTTGAAGAATTAAGCCATCTCCTTGGGAGTTAACAGTTTCCATGTAATTAGCATACAATGCTCTTTCATCTGCGGACATATTCTGCATCATAAAGGAAAGGCCTGAACTTAAGTCATTAGGGTTTGCACCTACTTCATTACTATAAGCCATTGTTAACGACCTAGAGAAATTTGAAATTTGGCTTTCCTCTAACTCATTACCCATATAAATATGATAATTATCTTGCCAATCCTTTATCGCCAAATCACCATATTTCTCTAAGTTAGAAACGCCTAAATCATTTAGGGCATTCAGATCGTACAATCCTTTTTCTGCCCCAGAAATTATGGTGTTGTACTTATCTTGATTAAAGCCCCAGGTATTATTGGATTTATTATAATCAAAAAATGCAGCCGCAACGTCTTTGTTTTTATCGAGGATACTGTCTTGTATCTGATTGATCATTCCCGAGACAGCTTCAACACCGCCGTTATTATTAATATAGTTTTTAGCGGCAGCTTCTTTCGCATTCAAACTGGGCTGACCTTTTAAAGCCTCATACATATAATTTGTATATGTTACAGTATCAGCTAATCTTCCAACATACTGTTCATTGCTTAATCCGGTTCCCTGTGTAAGACCACCGGCCATACCTAATAGACTTCTTGTTGTTTCGCTTCCAGATTTTCCAAGTTCGGCGCCTACTATTTTCCCCATGCTCATAATATTCGTATAACTGCCTTCGCTGATGCCCATCTTTTTCATCTCAGACATAAGACTAGTAATGCTCTGGTAAGTTTCATTTAACATCAGCGCACCGCTTTTTACATTCTTCGTAAGCTCCTTGATTTTATCTCTGAAGCCCTCCAAATCTTTTACATCCCTTAACATTCCACTTTCCGTATACTGTTGGGTTAAATTCATCATTTCCCTGTCACTAATAAAAAAGTCTTTATTAGCACCGCGAAGGAAACTTGCTGCTTGCTGGCTCTCGTTTTGTGAAAAACCGCTATAGCCCCTGTCATTATTTGATTCTCTCGAATTAATAAATCGGTAGGATTCTCTTTGCAGGTATTTTGAATAAGCTCCTTGTATTTCTGCTTGTTCTTGGCCATTATTAAAATATGCTCCAACAATAGGTGCGCCAACCATACCAAGTGCTGTGCCCCCAATAAGACCAAGCCCAGCAGCATATCCACCAAAACTAAGCCCTGCGCTTGCTACTGTGCCCATTCCAGAAATTGCTGCGTTTGTCATTCTTCCTGCATGGTCCTGAAGCATCATATTTTTAGTTTCGGGGGAAATATTTGAGCTTGGGAAAAAGGTATCCATAAACCC